CTGGCGGCGCGATAAGGGAAGAGCCGGGGATGGTGATATGGGTCTGTATCTACGTCCCACGCTCTACGATTGACCTGATTGGGCTGATGGACGAGCGTTTTACTGGCTACGGCTTTGACGATGATGATTATTGTCTTCGGATTCGCAAGGCCGGACTGAAGATAGGCATCGATGATTCCTGCTTTGTCGACCATCTTGCGCTGCCTTCGTTCTGGCGTAAGCGGGACGTATCGGCGGACATGGAATCGAACCGTGTCATCTTCGAAGAGAAGTGGAGAACATGATTCCGGTCTATATCCCGACGTTCAACAACCCGACGTATGTGCGCAGCATGCTGCGCCAGCTGCGCGGACTGGGCTTCGATAGCATCACACTTGTCGATAGTGCTTCGACGTATGGGCCGATGCTGGCGCTGCTCGACGGTGCGCGCAGCGACGGTTGCTTAATTATCCGGCAAGCCGTGAATTGCGGTCCGCATTTATACTGTGGCGACTCGTTGTTCAACTCGTTTCCCGAGTTGTTCGTGCTGACCGACCCGGACTTGGAGTTCAATGCAAAGCTCCCGGCCGATTTTATCGAGTGCCTTGTTGACTTGACCGAGCGATTTACGATTGGCAAGGCAGGGTTCGCGCTCGACATTTCAGACCCCGGCAGCATGCGGCAAGAAGACTTTGTTCTGCCACGCGGGCGTGAGAAAATCTGGACGTGGGAGTCGCAGTTCTGGAAGTCGCAGGTTGGTGATGTGAACGGCAATCCGGTGTACCGCGCTGTGATTGACACGACGTTCGCTGTCTACAACAAGAAGTTCTTTACGCTGTTGAATCACGAGGATGCGCTGCGCGTCGGCGGCGAGTACACGTGCAGGCACTTGCCGTGGTACCAAGAGAGCATCGTGCCTGCCGAGGAGATGGATTTCTACCGAGAGCACGCGACGGTTTCGTACTACGGACTGTCATGACAAAACAAGGAGAATCGCAATGGCGAACATCGAACTGATTGCGGAACTACAAGCTGTACACGATGCCGGGGCTGCTGCTTGGAAGGGCTTGTCTTCGGTGTCGCCCAAGGTGCGCATCATGCTACGTAAGGCGGAGTACATCAGCTATCCGTCGGTGCCGAGACTGGGCATTGATAATAACATCGTGGCCCTGTCGCAGACCGCCATCAACCAGCTGACTGCGAACAACTGGTGACAAAGGAAATGCCACCGATATTACCGTCGGTGGCCAGCGGAACCCTTGGCAGGTCAATTTCGCTTATAGCACAAAGGCACTATTAGATGCAAGCAAAAAGGTAAGACTCTTCGATTAGGAGCAACGCGATGGACTTGACTGCGACCATGCAACTGAACACCCGCGAGCCGCTGCAGACGCCCGCGATAAAGCAAACCACGGCGACGGCGCGCACCCTGCTGCGCCATTTGCCGGACGACAAGCGGCTGCGCGAGGGCTTCGCATCGCGTGACTTCACTCTGTGCGAGGTCGCCATCGGCAGGCTGGCGGTGGTGGAGAAGCGCGACTTGCTGGCATCTACCGAGCGGGCGACAGCGCCCATCGTGGTCGACGTCAACAAGCGGCGCGTGGGCCGCGCTCCCACTGGCTTTGTGCCCAAGGTGGTCGTTATCGAGGGTACGTCGCGGCTGGCGGCAGCACGCAAGAGTGGGGCACTGACTGTGCTGGCGTGGGTAGGCGCGTCGGCATTGCTGGAACTGGGCAAGCACGCGAAGGTGGTGCGGCAGAAGGCAGAGGTGTCACCACCGAGCAAGCGGGGTGGCGAACTGGAGAGCGCGATGCTCTACTCGGCTGGAGGCGGCATGGGCTCGACCGGGACTGGTGGGCTGGGCAGCGCGTCGTTGCAGTACGGTGGCACGATGGACAAGATGGGCATGAAGGCGGCGGTGAAGCGACCGGCGGGGCTGCCGAAGAATCCGGCGGATGATCTTAAGTCTGCTGGAACGAGTGAAGGTGCGAAGAAAGCGTGGGATACGCGAGGTCGTGGCAGGACGAGTCAGACCGGTCATCCGGCGATTGAAAACTACAATCGTGTTCGGCAGTCGGAATCTGAAGAGCATCTGAAGACGCCGCAGGGAAATGCTGAGCGGTTGCAGCGAAATGCTGATCGTATTGACCCTCGTGTTGACCCTCGTGGGAAAGATTACGGTTACAAGGAAACGCATCCTTCGTGGGGAGGGCCAGGCAAAGATCCGCAGTATGGTAAGAAGATTGGAATGAAGGCAGGCATCAAGGTGCCGAAGAACCCCGCCGACGATCTGAAGGCACTGGGTGGCTTCGGGCTGCCACCGGGAGTCAAGAACGTGAAGCGGGTGCCCAAGTTCGGTAACCCGATGAACACGCCGAAGATTCCAGCGAGGGTAAGCGCACCGGGAGCAGGCGGGATGCGGGCTGCGATGCCGAACGCGATTCCGAATCCGTCAGTGGGCTCGGGCGCAGGCCCTCGAGTGCTGGACGCCGAGGCCAAGCGGGTGGCCAGGATAGTCACCAAGTACAAGCGCGACCTGAAGGCGGGCAAGGTCTGCACCCTGAGCGACGACATGATGGGCTCCGCGCCTCCGGGCATGGAGCACACGGTCATGGGACTCAAGAAGCACTTTCCAAGCGGGAGCAGTTCGCCGTTCGCGCTTGCGTGGCACATTCACAACCAGCAGAAAGGCATGAAGGCGTGCAGCCAGACTGACGCGGTGGTGAAGTAATGCCGTACTCGAAGCCGGGAATCCAGAGGACGAGGCTGCCCAAGCCGGTGAAGCACGTCAAGTCGGCGCTGGAGCATGTGCATGCGCGTGCGCTGCAAGAGAACACGCCGGTACCGCAGGGACGTCCAGCGGTAACCGAGCGCTTCCGCAGCATTATGGGCAGTGGAATCCAGACCGAGGTGCAGCACGCCAAGGGCACGACGTTGGTAAGAACTTACGAAGATCGGACGTCAGAGGTGTTTGCATACGGCACCAGCGAGGGCGTGAAGAAAGAGTGGGACGAGCGAGGTCGTGGTGAGCACAGTGAGCCACCGAAGTATAAGCCTCCGAAGGGGCCGAGAATGACTCGACCAGGAGCCAATCGAGATTACAAGAGTCACGGCAACAAGGTGACCTACAACCTCAAGTGGCATTTTGACCGGATGACGCAGCTTATGAAAGAGGGACTGACGAAGGACGAAGCATCTTCACAAGCGATGCGCGAAATGAAAATAACACCTCGTACACTATGAAGAAGAAAGTCTAGTAGCAAAATTTGTATCATGTATTGAGAGGGCAAACTATGGCCACGCTACGCGGTTACATCGACGGAACAGGAATCATCGCTGCGACTTCCAAGGACGAGCGGGACGACAAGGACGACAGCGTGGTTCATCACCTCAAGAAAGCTGCGGTCGCTAAGGTCAAGTACGACGTGGCCAAGGCCAACTTGGCGTCGAAGATGGCTCCCATGCAGCACATGACTCAGTTGGTGCAGCAGATGCACGGGCCGAACCCGCAAGACCCCAACGACCCGTTCCAGAACCCGTACCAGCAGCAGGGTGAAGATGGGCCGGGTGGAGTAGGGCAGGGCATGGAGAACCAGGACGACCTGTCGCGCACCGGCGCGATGAAGAAGCCAATGCCGGGAGGCGTCGACAACTACATGAAGAAGGGGCCGATGGGCAACCAGCCGGGCAAGCCGCAGGATGACGGCAACAAGCGGCTGCAGACGCCTGACAGCCGCATGGCGCAGGGCAAGCCGCAGCAGCGCTCGACGTCGGGCAACAAGCCGCCAGGCAAGCAGACGCAGCCGACCGAGGGCAAGCCTGTGAAGAAAGCTAAGAAAATCAAGCTGGAGATTTCCGACGACAAGATGTCGGCTGAGGCAATCAAGAACGGGATGAAGCGGTGCAAGACCTGCAAGAACTTCTTCAACCCAGTGCATCCCAAGGCTGGCAAGAGGCACTGCCCGGATTGCAAGCAGGGTTCAATGCAAGCCTATGGCACGAGTGATAGCGTGAAGAAGGCGTGGGATACTCGTGGACGTCGTGGGCCATCGCCTCGACCCGCGCAAGGGTCTCGTGAAGTAGAGCGCGCATATGGCAAGACTCCTGTGGGCCGCAACAGGCCAATGGACGAACTGCGGCGACTTTCAACAACCGTGACTGATAAAGGTGCGATGGGATTTCTGAAGCGGAACCAGAAGGCGTTTGAATCATCGCGACCTTATCAGCGTGATGCTGACCCAGTGGGTTTGATTAAGCGTGGGGTGAAAGCATTGGCAGAGACCACTCGACGCGGTAAGAAGGTTAAGACCACCGGCGACTACCACGACAACGCCGGAGTCTCGATGCCGACCGTGGGCATCGGGCTGTCGGCCACTCGAAAGAAGATGAAGGCGTTCGGCAGGAATGAGCACCAGGAGATTGGCAAGCGGAACTTCCCGCCGCGAGGGTTCTGATGAAGGTGCTGTGCACATTCAGCGGGCGCTATGGTGACATACTCTGGTCATTGCCAGCAGTGCGCGAGATAGCCAAGCGCGAGGGCGGCCCGGTCGACTTCGCCATGATGCCGCAGTATGCCAGTCTCGTTCCACTGCTGGAAGCACAGAGCTACATCGCTAGGGCGTTCCCCATTGCTGAGTGGAAGTTGGAAGGTGAATCATTTGGGTGCCAGCCGTGGAAGAGCCCGGATTTCGAGGGGCGGGGCAAGTACGACAAGGTGATCGACTTGACGTACCGGCAGCACCCGCACGGCAGGCACCTTGCACAGTGGATAGCCCGCGACGCCGGGGTCAGGCTGCCCGAGCGTCCGTCGCCGTTTATCGAGATAGTGAATGCCAACTTCGTGCCGTCGGAGCATTGTCGAGCCATCGCGTGGGGATTCAATCCTTACGAGCACGAGCGGAAGATGAAGTTTCTCACTGAACTTGTAGGAGCATTGGATGGCTTCCTCTTTATAGAGACCACGAACATAGCGTGGTCGTCGGCAGCCGAAATCATCAAGCGGTCAGTGTGCTTCGTAGGCTGCCGCAGCAGTAACTATGCGCTGGCACATGGCATCGGCCAGAAGGTCGTCACGTTTGAGCCACACCCGGCGCGGACGGGCTGGACATTTGCATGGCCCTACGGAACTGAGTTTGACGCGACCACAGCGTCGCCGGAAGATTCAGCTGAGCTTGCAGCGGGGATGATTAACGTATGGCAGGAAGGACAGGGAAAATGGGACTCTTATCACCAGCGCCGGGAGAATGCTACGACCGGCTTGCAATTGTAAGGTTGAAGATTGCATTTTGCACCGAGAAGAAAGAGTTCAAGTTGCAGTTGCAGTTCGAAGCCGAGATGCTGGAGTTGCTCGACTGCCTGAACCGCAGGTGGCAAGCACTCGACTTCGAAGCTGCACCTTTGCTGACTGCTTCGAAGCTGAACAAACAGTTTGTGCAGTTCGCAGCGCTGGAGAAAATCCACAAGCAGCTTTGGGACTTGGAGTCGGAGCGGCGGAAGCTGATGCGGATTCCGACCGAGGGTGGCGCAAAAGATTGGTATTATCAGATGATCGGACGCAACGCCGAGAAGACGACGCTGCTCAACGACGAGCGGCAGAGGCTCATCACCGAAGTGAACGCAGCCTTTGGCGTTAACGGTACCGAGAAGCTTTATGCGCTGGAGTGCGATGGGCAGTTGTGCGCAGGCTGTGGCAAGCGGACGGGGTGGATATGTCCCTTCTGCACGCTTAAGAAAGTTTGGCTGTGCGAGAGCGAGGAGTGCCGCGAGAAGCACGAGGCTGAAGGTTGCGCCCGCAAAAGTGTGAATGTATGAGAGAGGAGGAACACCATATCGCAATTCCGGTAATCGATGTCAGGGAAGGTAATGTGCTGCTGCAGATTCTCGCCGAGTTGCGAAAGCAGACGGTCGAGATGAATGAGCAGACGAAAATTTTTCAGCGCATTTGGGGTCAGATAGACCTTAAGTTGGCTGGTTTCAAATTCACAATTACACCGATTGACAAGGAGACAAGCATGGCAAATCTTCAGATTATCCGTGGCGGCAAGGGAGTAAAAGTTGTAGCTTCCCCCGTCAATCCCGAGGGTGGAATAATCCCTCTTCCGGCAGGCGAGACATTGGCCTGGACTTCGAGCGACACAGCCAATTCCCCCATCACCCAGGACTTGACCAACGACCCGACCGGTTTGACCGGAATCGGTGAAGCAGTCGGTGACGCGGTTGGAGTCGTGTTCACGTTGACTGGCACCGGAACTGATGGCTCGGTCATCAGCGACCCGGCCCCGCCGATTGACATCATCGAGGACACCAAGCTCGGTGGTTTCAAGTTCGACGAGACCTCGCTGTAGGGCCAGTAAGAAGATGTCGAAAATCTAAAGGCTGGGGATGGCTCCAGCCTTTTTCAAACAAAGGAGTGTGTATGACATTAGCAGCGCTGATTACGTTTGTCATCGGGCTGTTCTTGTTTGCGATTGTCGCGTTCGTTCTGTGGTGGATTATCTTCTCTTTGGCTGCGCCGCTGTGGGCGAAGTTGCCAGCGAACGCAATCGTGGCTGCCAAGGTGATTTTTGCCTTGGTTCTACTGCTGATTTTTGTGATGTGGGTTTATGGTGGTATGCAGTTACCATTCCATCGATAACTTAAGGAGGCTAGAGTGAAAGCCAAGAAGAAGAAAAAGTCTGTACGCAAAGCCAAGATCACGACGACTGCTGCCGATATGGTCAAGAAGGCAAACGTCATCGTGCTCAAGAAGAAGCCTGCAGCGGGGGAGGTGCCTCCGCAAGTTGAGAAGATCGTCGAAATTTTGGAGCAGAGGGGTGGGGAGTTGCCGGAACACGAGTTGCTTCCGTTGTTGGGGGAGGAACTTCCCTCCAGCGACATTCCATACTCACACACTGCTCGCAGCGAGCCGACGCTGTGGGAGTACTGGCGTGGCAAGTTGGAGGACATGGGAATCTTGTCGGTCAAGACAAATGAACGAACGGATGAATGAGATCGACCGCTGTATGGCGGAGCTTGAGTGGATACGCGTGAATCGGCACGCGTATCCCGAGGAGCAGCCGGGGCTGCAGATAGGTGAGTGCGACTGGCTGGCCGAGTTGCACAGTTTGCTCTACGAGGATGCATGAGAATCTGCCTTCTAACTTCGAGCGACGAGCGTTGCGGTGTGGCTGTCTACGGGCAGCATCTGATGGTCGCTCTGCCCGAAGTCAAGTGGACGGTGATTGGGCACCGCGAATGGCTGGGCGTGCTGCTTGATGAGTTTGATTTGGTGGTTGTCAATTATGAGCCGGGGTTGTTCCCAGCGCTCATGCCAAGGCGGGCTTTCGTAAAAGGCCAGAAAACAATCCTCATCATGCACACTTCACATGCCGGTGACAATCATAACTGGTTGACCCATCAGTTCAACCGGGTGGTGGTGCATGAGCCGACGACCGAGGGTTTTGACTTCATTCCGATGGCGACGCCTGCGCCGTTGACCAATGATGAGCTTGTGGAGACAGCCGATATGCGGCGTATCGGATTCAGCTTTAAGCTGGGCACAGTCGGCTTCCCATTTCCGTGGAAGGGCTTCGATGAAGTTGCAGACGCCGCGAAGATGATGGGTGGGCATGCGTTGGTCATCGCGCCGAAGTCGGAGCACAAGGGCGCAGACTGGCTGGGCAACGCCGAGCGGCTGCGGGCCAAGGGTGCGTTCGTAGCGACTAAGTGGATGGATGAGCGTTATGTGCTGAAGATGCTGAATTGCTGCGACTGCATCGTGTTTGCTTACCACGGGTGCAACCCTGGCATCAGCGGCGCGGTTAGGTTGGGGCTGGCGTGCGGCAGGCCGGTGGTGGTAACCAAGTGCCGGATGTTCCGCGACCTCGAAGCCTACGCTGACGAGATCGGGGTTGCAGAGTCACCATCAGCACAAGATATCTACAATGCAGTTGAGAAGATGGTGACAGAAGAGTGGAAGCTGCCCAAGCGGGTGCTGGCCGAGACGAACTGGGAAGTAGTTGGAAGGAAGTATCTGGAGTTGTTCAATGGATGCATACAAGGAGATTCACGAATGCCGAGTCTGCCGGTCGCGTGACCTGCAGTCGGTGCTGTCGCTCGGCTTGCAGAAGGTCGCCGACTTCGTGCTGAACCCCGGCGACCCCAAGAAGCCGAGTGCACCGCTGGAGCTTGTGCTTTGCCCGCAGTGCCGCCTGCTGCAACTGCGCCATACCGTAGACGCCGGGACGCTGTTTACTCAGAACTGGCATCGCTGCATATCTGACACCCACAAAGCAGCGCTGCAAGGCGTCGTCGATGCGGTTGGACAGCACGTCGATGTGCTGCCGGGAGATGCAGTGCTGGACGTGGGCACTAGCGATGCTACTCTGCTTGGTCTGTACCACAAGCACATTATTACCTGTGGCATTGACCCATCGCAGCAGATCATGTCTGAGGCTGCGCTGAAACATGCTAGCTATGCTGCTCGTTCTTTCTACAGTCGTCAGGTTATCGAAGGATTGGTCAAGCGAGCAGGCAAGCCGTTCAAGGCCATCACCGTGGTCGACGCCTTCGACTGCCTCGAAGACCCCATCGCCTTTCTGCAGGACATGAAGGCGATGCTACCCGACGACGGCGTGTTGCTCATCCAGGTCAACTACCTCGCGACTATGCTAAAGAACAACGCCGCCGATGCTATTTACCACGAGCGGCTGGCCTACTACTCGTTCAAGTCGCTGGAGTGGGCATTGAGCCGGGTAGGTTTTGCAGTGGTGGATGCTGAGGTCGACCCGACGTGGTTGCGACTGGTGGTGAAGAAGGCCCCGGCGCAGCGCGACGATTACCTTGATGGCGCGGTCGAGCGTATCCGCGAGGTGTTGGAGGTCGAGCAGAAGCTGCTGCTGGAGAACGTGGCGACCTATTTGCAGTTCGGGCGGCGGGTGAAGCAACTGCTGGAGAAGGTGTCCATCTATGTGGTGCAGCAGACATTGAAAGGCAAGAAGTGCTATACGCTGGGGGCATCGAGTCGTGGTGGTACGCTGCTGCAGTCGGTGCCTATTCCGTTATCGGGCATTGCCGAGCGTGACGATGCCAAGGTTGACCATTGGTTCACGGCGACGTGGTTGCGAGTGCATGATGAGGAGTACGTGCGCGGGCGGGCCGACATCATGCTGGCGCTGCCTTGGTACCTGCGCGACGAGATTGTGGCCCGCGAGCATGAGTGGCTGGCGAAGGGAGGCACACTGCTGTTCCCACTGCCGAAGCCAGTGCTGGTGGACAAGGACGGCGAGCACGAGGTGGTGAACGAACCTTTGAAGATGCTGCGCAAGCAGAGCCTGGTGGCGGTGAGGCACGCATGAAGGAGAGAAAGATTATGAAACGTCAGAAGGATTTCACATACAACCGGCATCCGCCGAGCCCGACAGAGAGGCTGCAGAGGACGGTGGTCGACTTTTCCAAGCTGCTTTACAGCGACGAGATTGGGAATGACAAGCCTGCCCTTATCGGCGAACACGTGGTGATGGGGCTGTACGAAGCGAGCATAGGGCTGCACGAGCTTCGCAAGGTGCTGATTCACTTTGAGGAGACGTATGTGAAGCAGAGCAAGGATGCATCTCAGCAGCAGAGAGAGATGTTTCAGGTGTTAACTGCTGCTCTTAAGCCACCAGTGCCGATGCCGAAAGTTGGGTTGTGGGGCCGTATCAAGTGTTGGTATTTGCGGAGAAGGAAGCTGGTGCGTGTCTGAATGCTGCGTAGAATGGCCGAATTTCGCGCCACGTTTAGCTACAAACGCTTTTCGGGTCGTAAACGCGCTATGGTGCAACCATGAATATTCAATCGCTTACAGCGCAAAGGAAGCTCCATGAAGCAGGACTCGAAGAAATTCAGTAAGCATATGTCATCAGTGGTAAGAAATGGCTGGCAAGACCCTGCAGTACGTGCTCGTCGTATCGCTGGGATAAAGAAAAGCTGGGCTTCTGGGAAACGGAACGCTTCACGAAAGTCGGTTGAGAAAAAGATTGCTGCATATTGGACGGAAGCGCAGCGAGCCAAGCATTCCGAACGGGCGAAGAAGGTTTTGGCATCTTCAGAGGTTAGACGTAATATGCGGCGCGGTCAGCAGCAGCGTTGGTTACGTGAGTCGGAGCATACTAAGTATCGCAAGAACATGAAGGTCGTCATGTCAGACCCGAAGCTTCGAAGACGCATTTCATTGACAGAGCGCAAGCAGTTTGCTGCTGGAGAACGTAAAGTGCCTGTTATGACAGGAGCACGTTTTCATTCGGGCTGGATGAAGAGCAAGAAGGGTGGAGTATTCTTCGCAAGGTCAGGGTGGGAAAAGATCTTTACTATGCTTCTGGACTCCAGTCGTCTTGTTGAATGCTTCAAGTATGAACCGTTTGTTGTTCAGTACAGGTACGACGGTGTAATGCGTTCGTACTTTCCCGATTTCTGGGTGCGCTTCCGTAATGGTAAGGAGTTTGTATTCGAACTGAAAGGCTACGAGTGGGGCGGAAGAAGAGAGCAGTGCAAGGCAAAGGCGTGTGAGAGGTATTGCGGCACTAACGGGATGGAGTTCGTGCGTTTGGCTGGAGAAGACTGCAATAAACTTTTGCGTCGAGGGTCGTTGGCGCTTACGGAGTTGGTGCAATGAATCTCCAATCATTGACGGCTAATCGGAAGCTACATGGCAAAACCAATTTTCGTGGTCTTCCAATCAGCATCGAAAATCGTAAAGGCTCTTTGCGTCAGGGTACTGCTAAGAATGGTAAGCGTTGGCAAACTTTTATCAGAAGTCCGTACGGTTATTTGCGTGGTACGGAAGGGGTGGATGGGGACGCTGTTGATGTTTTTGTTGGCCCCAACTTGGATGCACCAAATGTTTATATTGTGCATACGCAGGAACCAACTACTGGGATTTACTCAGAGGACAAGTGCATGCTGGGATTCATGACCGCGCCGGAAGCCAAGCTGGAGTTCCTGCGCAACTACGACTCACCCGGCCATTTCCAGTCAATGGACACCATCCCGTTCGAGGAGTTCCGCGAGCGCGTGCTGGACGGCGAGATGAAGCGGAAGAAGATCGAGGCGTTCGGAACCAGTGAAGGCGTGAAGAAAGAATGGGACACTCGTGGTCGGGGTCGCAAGACGTGGGATGAAAAACTTTTGCCACCGAAGATTAACTGGAAGGTGCCTGCCAAGACGCAGAAGGTGTTTGATAAGTACGGAGTCAAGGTTCAGCAAGTGGATGTTCATAAACTTGTCCCATCCGAATACAGGAAATGGGGAGACGTATACTACGGTAGGGCGGACAAGAAGTACATCAATACGATTCGTCAGGCCATGCGTCAAGGAAAAGAAATCTATCCTGTTGAGGTGCAGCCAAGTAAGCGCGGTGGTGGGTTGTTCGATGTCGGGGATGGGCACCATCGAGTGTTAGCCGCGATGCTTAATGGCAATAAGTCAGTTACAGTCATGATTCCTCCTAAGAAGTTTTCGGATGCGGCGTTTGAAGAGATGTTAGTGGCGACTCCGAAGAGCAAGTACAAGTTCATTAAGGCAGCGGCAGGTATCTCCATCGGCGACGAAGTAGTCGTGAACGGCATCAACTACCGCTGGGTGGTGAAGGGCTTCCGGGGCAAATTGCTGGTGCTGGAGAAGAAGGGCCAGTTCAACGAGCAGCAGCCAAGGACTATTTTGCGGACAGCGCGACAACTGACGAAAATATAAGAAGGAGGCACTATGGTAAGCGTTCGATTCAGCCGGGGAAATATGGCAGATGAGGTTTTGGTTACTTGGAGAAAGGTACGATGGAGCATTCGGAGGATACGATGCTTCTGGCCTTATTTTCAACTTGTTAACTGGAACAAAAGGCAGAGAGGAGAATTACTATGCAGCTCCTGATTCTGGTTTTGATTCTTCTGCAGAGATTCGGCCTGCACATCAAGCCGATTGTTGGTTAAGTTGAATCGTGGGCGACGATTTACGCGTCGCCCCATTCTTAGCTTGAACTTTTAGGGAGACTCCATGAAGATGCACCACCTTGTAGCTGTGGACTGGGTGCGTGAGCCGTCGCGCAACCACGGGCGACGGCCGAAGGCGAGCCCGCCGATGCCAGAGCCGGGCTTCATAAGCGCGAAGTGTGGTCGCAACAAGTGCTGCGAGTGCTACGCGCTGAAGTGCTCGCATGAGTGCCATAAGAGGGGAGGATGAAACGAGTACTGACAATCCGTGCCGACTTCGCGGTGGTGCCTCCGGTGGGCAGCGCACATATGGATGTCGTGCCAATTTTCCATCCACCAAGCCTGCGCAATCCGATACCAGTGCCTGTAGACGACCCGAGAGAAACGTGCGACCGTTTCTTCGACGTGTTCCAGCGCACCAGCCTGCGCACCTGGCGCTACCGCATGGAGCTGCTGCGGCATGCACAGCCGAGCGAGCCTCCGTGGGCGGTCAAGACGTTGGTCGAGCATCCGATGAGCTACATGAATTTGTGGGGCAGCGCGGACGGTATTGCCAAGGCGGTGCACCGGGTCTACGTGAAGCGCACCGGCAAGCAGCGAGGGCTGTTCAGTATCGAGCAGGACTTGCGCGAGGCAGTGGAGTCGAGATTCTTGCGGTATGGGGACTGGAGTAAGGAGGTGGGTGAGCGCATCGACGACTACATCGACGAGCGCATGGGCTACATTGGTAAGAGTTTCAAGGGGCTGAACAGTCCGATGTTCGACGGATCCGATGAGCGTGCTGAGTCTATCGGCGACTATGAAGATCGTTCAGCACGTAACTTCGGGAGTGCCTTGGGCTGGGAGTTCAGCGATCAGCAGGTTAGCAAGATATGGGTTGCCGAAGAGGATGCATGCGACGATTGTTTGGACAATGCAGACGAGGGGCCGATACCCGTAGGTGAGGATTTTCCTTCTGGTGATTATGCTCCTCCAGCACATCCCAACTGCCGATGTACTGTCGAGTATGTCGATGATGAGGAAGAGGAATGAAGCCACAACGAGTTGCTAACATCACACTGAACGCGAGCATCGCGGTGCTGTCCAAAGACCCGCTGGCGGTGCTGCGCAGCTTCGTGCAGGCACATGGAACATCAGAAGGTGTTCGCAAAGCTTGGGATACTCGTGGGCGTGGCAGGAAGCAGGAGCCCAAGGTCTACGCAACCCACAAAGACATTCGCCAGAGCAGCAACTGGGGCGAGATACAGCACCAGTGGCTTGGCAAAGCCGGGCAGGGCGAGGGCTCGCTGGTCAAGGGCATCCCCATGACCAAGGAGGAAGTGGTCGCCAAGTATCCGACGCTCTACCACGTGACTACTCATGGTGCGGAAATTCAGGATTCGGGTTTGCTGCTGGCCGGTTCCGCCGACAACAAGGGGGGACTGGGTAGTTCGAATCAGGCGCGAGCCGTCAGTTTTACCACGAGCCTTGCGGATGCGCACGATATCCAGAGTGACATTACGCAGATGATCGAGCTGGCCAAGAATCCCGAGTTTTCTACTCTTGAGAAGCTGGCGCATGATGATGAGAAGCGTAGCGGGCTGAAAGATGGGGCTCTGGATGCAGCGGTTGCGCAGGCGAGGCGGAACTTTGAAGTGAACTGGGAACAAACAGTAAACAATGGGAAGGCGTCGCCAGAGCGCAAGGAGTCAGGCCTGAAGGATGCGTACAACATGTACCTGTGGGGCCGTGATAGTGCAGGCGGAGGACAGAACACAATCATCTTCGGCGACCTGAAGGACTTCAGGAACCTGGATGCTGGTAAGGTGTCGGTGCTCGCGGTGCCGTCGAAGAACATTCCCGACGGTGCGCTGTGCCGCGACGAGGTGAGCAATAAGTTTCTGCACGAGTTGCAGGTTGATGCTGATGTGCCAGTGGATGGTGTGAAGATACAAGCCTACGGTACCAGTGAGGGAGTTAAGAAAGCTTGGGACACCCGAGGACGAAGTACCTATCCGAAGGCATCGGATACAGTAGATGGCCTGCATGTTGGAAAGGACATTCCAAACACGGATTCAATTGCTGCGACTCTTAGTGATAACCATGAGATTCAACAGGGCATCCGTGAAGTGCCGATGTCGGAGTTTAACTCGAAGCCGACAGAGATGTTCTACGCGGCAGACGACATACAGCGGACGAAAGACTTGGCCGAGCGTATCAAGCAGTCCGGCGAGATAAATCCGCTGATTGTGGTTGTGGACAAGGATGGCCCTTATATCTTGGAAGGGGGTCATCGACTTGGGGCGTTGAATATACTCAGCAAGCAGAAGTTTCCTGCGCTGGTTGTGCACGACACGTCATCGGACATGGGCATTCAAGCCTACGGGACATCCGAAGGCGTCAAGAAGGCGTGGGACACCCGTGGCCGGGGCAGACACGAGCAGGCAGCGACCCCGCAGCTGCACGGCCTGGGCAAGATCGGCGACGTGAAGTCGCCGCAGGAAATCTACAAGGCGTACGGGCAGTGGCGCTCGTACTGGAGCAAGACCGACAACGAGCACGTGCAGGCGACGCACGCCGTGGGCATCATGCGCGACATCGCCAGCTCCTACGAGAACATGGAGAAGAAGGGCGACAACGACGGCGGCTTCGTGAAGAGCGAGGCCATGCGCGACCAGAAGGGCAACATCGTCGCCGCCGTCGCGCTGTCCGCCATCGGCAAGGACAACCTGATGCTGGACTACCTGACGGTGCACCCGGCGGTGCTGATGGGCAAGGTCGACGCCAAGGGCGTGGGCACCCGCATGATGGTCGAGGCTGCGAAGTACGCGCAGTCCGTGGGCAAGGGCATCAAGCTGTTCGCGCTGGAGGGGGCGGAGGGCTTCTACCGCAAGTGCGGCATGAAGGAGGACGGCGGGGTGTACTCGTTCGATAAGCAGCAGGTGAAGGACTTCGTGGAGAGGGTGGGCAAATGAGCTTTCTGGACGAACTCGAAGCTGAGGAATTGGAGTCGCCACCGCTGGCGCGCAGGCCGAAGGATATTGAAGCCTACGGTACCTCTGAGGGCGTGAAGAAGGAGTGGGACGAAAGAGGGCGTGGACGACATGACATGGAATTGATTAAGACCATTACGATTCCTGCTACTTCCAAGAAGGTCAAGCTTTTTCGGGTTGCGCATGGTGGGAACATTGATACTCATAAGTTTAGTGAGGCCACACGCGACGACTTTTTAACTGTTGCATTTTTGCCGGACAGTAATGAAATGGTGTTTCCTAATTTAGGCCGGAGCTATGGTGTTGCACATGCAGACTTTATACCGGAGGTTCTGCCAAACCTTGACAATCCTTATTTGAATGTGGTGCGTGGAATTATCAGTCCATCGTCGCATGAAGCTACGTGGTACGATGAGCGCAGTCAGGTTGACGCTATCTCGGGGGGCGACCCCATTCGCGAGCGAACCACCAGCAATACAATGGAGCGCAATCTTGACTTAGCACAAGCCTTTAAGTTTACGATTGACGGTAAGAAGCCGAAGATAGATGTCAAGGATATCGAAGAGGGGCAGATGGCAGCCGCTGCCGAGCTTCCCGACATCGTTGGCTTCGACAAGGACGAGGCGCAGGAGATACGCGAGTATCTAATCAAATTTCCCCGCAAGCTGCTGCACCACACCGAGCGGGTGGAGGCCAACCCTGACCTTGGCGCGTTGCATGGCAAGTGTCTGCCCGACATAAAGACGGTGCAGATCAACCCCGCCAACTTCACGTCGAAGATGAAGTTCGGTACCCACGACCCCGCCGATATCGATGAGCATGTACTTGCTCATGAGTTATGTCATGCTCTCTACACGTCGTTATCGGGAGATGAGCAGAAGCGGTGGATGGCGCTGAGTGGCTGGATGAAGGGGACGAAGAAGGGGCAGGCGCTGCCCTATGTCGAGATACGCCCTGGCTGGCCACACGAGGTGTCGTCGTGGACGCATTCCCCGGATGCCAAGTTCGCACGACGTTACCAGAAGAAGAGTCCTAGCGAGGACTTCGCAGATAGTTGTGCATACTACTGCACCGGGAACGGCGACGACTTGCCCAAGGAGAAGAAAGATTTTATTGCCACGCTGCTGTGAAAATGGCGGCGCGGGTTTTGTATCATGTAGTAGGCTGAGGTATATAGCTCAACCCTAGAGCTTATCTTCTAGCGATGATCTTTGCATTTGAATTCGGGTTCTATGCTAGGCGTGATGCCGATGTAAATGCAGAGTGTGCCTCAGCCCTTAAGTTTTGTATCATGATAGTGAGAGAGTAAATCATCAACCAAGAGGAGATAAAATGCAGATTACCATCAGCCCAACAACCGCCAACGTCAAGTTCGGTGGCAAGCAGAAGTTCACAGCGTCCGAGCCGGGAGTGTTTTCCATTCAGACTGAGATCGGGTCGACCATCGACCAGAACGGCAACTACGTCGCAGGTCAGCCGCAACCAGTGGATGCATCTGGTCAACGAGTGAATGACGCCGGGCAAGCACTGAACACTGCCGGTCAACCGGTAAATGCTGCTGGTCAGCCAGTGGATGCTGCTGGTCAACCAATAGTTGGACGAGTGAATGCTGCCGGTCAACAAGTGGATGCAGCTGGCCAACCAATCGCTGGTCAATCAGTAGCTGGTCAACCAGTACCTGCTGGTCAACGAGTGGATGCAGCTGGTAAACCAGTACCTGCTGGTCAACCAGTGAAAACCGGCGACCCGAATTACAACTCGAATCGCAACCCGAATCGCAATCCGAACGACCCGAATTACAACCAGAACAATCCGAAACCTGGCGACCCGAACAATCCGAATCGCAACCCGAATCCGACAATGACGTCAGCGAGTGATACCGTGACCGTTACCAGCAGCAAGGAAGGCGGGATCACGAAGGCGAGTGCTGGCATTAACGTAAGTAACTTACAGCCAAACCAGCAACCCAACCAGCAACCCAACCAGCAACCCAACCAGCAATCCAAGGGGGCAAGAATGATTACCATCAATCCGACAAGTGCCAACCTCAAGTTCGGTGGCACCCAGAAGTTCACGGCGTCCGAAGGTGCGGTTTTCTCAGTCCAGTCGCAGAACCGCTCGACCATTGATCTGGACGGCAACTACACTGCAGGCCAGCCGTCGAATGCGACGCAGACGTCGGCGACCGATACGGTGGTTGCCACGAGCAAGGCGAATGCGAGCGAGAAGGTGAACGCCACCGTTAGCCTCAGCAAGTAACGACAATCGGAGGGGTGGTGACCCCCTCCGCTTTGTAGACCGCTCTGCTCGTTCACATGGCCTACTGATGCCGATACGAGGGTAATCCCACGCCGTCCGAATTAAGAGTGGTCTACAAAGCGAATCCGAAGGAGAGCAAGAATGGTTATGATTGTTGCAATTGTTGCCATCGCAGCAATGTTTATCGTCTCGTGGGTAATCCAACATAATGAGCAAATGCGGGAGTACGACTTGCTCGAAAAAGGTATAACACCAGCGCAAATACGTGGCACGTGGCCGTCCGCCGCGAAGCTTGCTAAACTTGGAGATTTCAAATGATTCTGACCGGAGCGGACATACGGCAGTACATCAAGCACGGTGGCCTGCGCTTCGAGCCCGAGCTGGACGACGAGCAGTTCCAGCAGAACGGCGTCGACCTGGTGCTGGCCGCTGCGGACATACTGAGGCTCGGACACGGGCGTTTCACCTTGGGCGTTACCCGCGAGCGCGTCGAGGTGCCGAACGACCTGATGGCGTTCGTGCAGCTGCGCTCGACCTGGGCGCGGCACGGCATCATGCTGCCACCGACCATCGTGGACGCGGGATTTCAAGGCACCCTGACATTGGAGATAGCGTCGTTTGCCGACCCAGCGGAGATGCTGCCCATCGGCGAGCGTTTCGTGCACTTGATATTCGCTAAGTTGTGTACGCCGACCGCACCTTACGCAGGCAAGTACCAAGGGCAGAGTGGCATCACGGGAGCGAGGTAAGTTATGGATGAATCAAGAAGGCTATTAGAAAAGGGATTCAATGTCGTTCAGCGGGCTGCAGTAATGCTGCCAGGTGACGCAGGCGTGGGGGATGTTTTTCATGCAGTCATGGACTGGTTGAAAGAAACTGAAGACTACTTGAAAATGCCGGTGCCTAGTGGCAGCTGAACTCGTCTACATTGTTATTCCCGTTCATTCGCGTGCTCCATTTGACACTCGTGAGCATCTGCGGCGCTGCGTCGGGACGCTGTGCAACAACACCGACAACTTTCGCGTTGTGTTTGTGGATGATTATTGTGACTGCGAAGGCAGCGAGTGTATTGCTGAGTTGGCGACACAGTTTCGAGAAAGCTATGTGGTGCGCACCATGAAGCAGCGGTGGTTTACGAGGGCTGTCAACCTTGGGTTGCGACTGGTGCGCACTCCGTGGGCGGTCGAGGCCAACAGCGACGTGGTGTTCCACCCCGGCTGGCTGGAAGAGTTGTTTGCAGTGCGCGACGATGCTGTGGCGCAGGGCAAGAAGGTCGGGTTGGTGGGCAGCGTGTACTCGGCTGACGAGCAGCGGCGCTGGGCAGAGATGCACAAGCCAGATTTTGTCACTGGACATACGTGGCTGCTGAACATGCAAGCGTTGGAAGAGTGTGCAGCTAAAAGGGGAACGAGTGGCTGGTACCTCGACGAAGTGTCGCCACGCTCGATTCACATTTTTTCCGACAATTTCATTTGCTACGAAATGAACGACTTGGGCTGGTCGCCGATTGCATCATTCAAGTCGGCAGTAGGTCACGATGCGGCAGGGGCTTCTTGGGGGCACCAGCTTGGAGCAATACCATTGCGTCTTACGGATGTGAACGACTAGGAGGAAAGTATGTCGTTGGGTAATGTGATATCGCTGGTAAGCAAGCCGGAACCATACTTCAAGACGATGTACCGCTGCCTGACTTGCGGGTCGATACGGCAGTACGGTAACGCGCCGGTGCCGGACAAGGAGTATAAGCCACTGATTAAGTGCGCAGGCTCTTGTGAGAATGCAGAGCGCCATGAGTTCGTCGAGCTGGAGAAGGTGAACTGATGGCGAACAAGAACTTACCGTGGCAGGGCGGTGCAGCAGGCTTCGCCAAGGAAGACCCCAATCATAAGCCGGTCGAGTCGCAGCCGGTGCGCGAGGGCTCGCTGGCGTCGTACCTCGATGGTGGCAAGCCACTGGCGCTGCCACCAGTCAACCCGGAAGATATTGTTGCGGTCAATGAAGATGAGAAGGAGGCTTTGAAAGAAGCCATACCAGCGGAAGTGATGGAGCGGGCACTGGCTAAGCGAGAGCGGCGGGAGAAGGTGCCTCGCATGTCCGATATCCAACGTGCCGTCGACAAGGTGAAGCTGCTGCCTCCCAAGGAGCCGAAGCGACGCATCGTGCGCGGCGACGTGCTGCTGCACGTGCCCACCAAGCGGCAGGTGACCGTGGTCAAGCCCGACGTGGGGGTGAGCAGCAAGGGCGAGATCAAGCACCGGGTGATGACTCGTGGGCTGGCACGCAAGTTCGAAGTGCCGGAGTCGGCGTTGGAGGAACTGCCATGATGCTGTTTGGAAAAGGTGAGCTGTATGTGAAAGTAAGTAAGTTGGGAGAGTCGTTTCGGAAATTTGGTGACGTGTTGGGTGTAAGTTTGTCAGTCTCTGCTGGAAAAGATGTTGCAATGACCAGCATGCCATCAGTCTCTGGTGATCCCGGTTATGGTTACGGTGGGTCAGCGATGCTAATGACCCCTGAAGATAGACTTATTGAGTTGATGAAAGAGTCGCAACGAACACAAAATTTTATGTCTATCAATGAGTTGCGTCATCAGGCTGGATTGGAGCCAATACCAGGAGGATACGGTGACGTGACTCCTTTCAGCGTAACAGATAATCAGAAATTACCTGAGATTCCAGTAATCAGTAATCGCAAGCGGGCGGTGGCGGTCAGGAAGGTGCTGCCGTGAGTCTGTGCGACGATGAATACGGATGTCTTGCGATAGGGGGTAGCATGGCTTGGAAAGACAAAGCGCAGCAGCACTTGGAGACCAAGAAGCCGAAGTCGAAGTTGTTGTCAGTTTCGATGCGCGTGCTTATCGCAGACCTCAAGGACTACGAGACCAAGTGGTCGCAGTGGGAGCAAGGCTTCATTGCCAGCATTGAGGAGCGGCTGGATGATGCGAAGTTCATTACTGATGACCAGTGTGACAAATTGCAAGAACTGTGGGAAAGGCACGTGCGATGAGGAAGCACGCCAGTGTGAAGGACGGCAGGCTGTGGCGCACCTACGGAATACGCGAGGCTGAGCGTGAGCGGAAAGAGAAGGAGCAGCACGGTAAGTGTGAGGTCTGCGGTAAGTCACTCAATGTCAAAGGTGAGAAGCTGACGTTGTGCGTCGATCACGATCACAAGGCGCGATACATTAAGTGCGGAACTCGCTATGCATATCCACAGGCTGGGGAGCCAGTGGGCTGGGTCGCTGCCGCTAAGTATCGAAGCCATATATTTGTTGGGTATGGCAAGACGAAGTCAGCGGCACTGAAAGACGTGCGGCATCAGTTAAAGCGGCGCTCAGTGCGTGGGCTGATTTGCTGGCCATGCAACCGGGCGATTCGTGCGTTCAGCGACGACCCAGTGAAGCTGAGGTCAGCGGCGAAGTATTTGGAGAAGCATCTGAGGGAGGCAAGCATATGAAACTGTTAGCGTTCAAACGTAATTTGATTCTCGACGAACTCTGGATAGCTGGGTTGTGGAGCATCCGGCGAATCCATGGATGGCCACCTCACTTCCAGTTATTGAATTGGAAGTACAGGTAGAAAGGGGGACGAATGCTGCTTCTCATTCTGCTTTTGGAAGTTGGCATTTACGTGGCAAAGATCATCCACGTTGGAAGCGGGTAGGAAAATCCGAGTGGTGCATCCGCCTGTGTCAGGTAGGTTCACCACTCGCCAAGCAAGGGAGAAGTGACTATGATGACGGCGCAGGAGTTCTGTGAAGAATTGCAGGACGTACCAGTCGATGACTGGCTGAATGAACTGCGCTGCTGCTTCGCTCCGAACGCGGTTGTGTTTCTAGGAGGCAAGTTTAGCGTTACGATAAAGCAACAGGCGCGTGAGATTCAGAGTGGCTATCGTAACGTGGTGCGTGCATATGTGGTTGGGCGGGATACTGTCGAAGTCAGCGATGGCGAGTTCAAGCAGTTGTTGGAGTTCTGTGAATGCAACCCCGGCAAGAAAGTGGTTGTGGTCGCCAACAAGCCACACCAGATGGTGGGACTTTACAGTGTGCTAGCGCGGTGCCTTCCCTATGCAGAGCGCTCGGAGTTTATGCTGAGGTTGGAGAATGGTGTAACAGTGAAGTTTGATTTGCGAGAGAATGGAATCCCGTTTGCGGGTTGCTGCTTCGATGCAGTCTATTTTTGTGAGGATGACGAATGTCCGGCGCCCGAATAGCGTTCCTGCCAGCTAACGCGCATGATGGTTGCGCGATGTGGAGGCTCTGGATGCCGCATTTGCGGACGTCGGAGTCGCGCTACTTCTCGCAGGCCCCGGTGCCCTTCAAGGCGCTGGCCGGGTGCAACGTGGTGGTGGTGCAGCGCTTGGCGTCGTATGAGAACTATGCGACCTTGGAGAAGTTCAAGAAGATTGGGTTGGGCATTATCTATGACCTTGATGATGACATGTGGGCGGTCGCAGCGTCGAATCCTGCAGCTCCCATCATCAAGCGGCTGCGCGGCGAGATGGCGGGCTTCGACGAGTGCTCGAAGTTGGCCGACGTGGTGACCGTCTCGACCGGACGGCTGGAGTCGTCGGTGAAGACTAACATGAAGCACGGGGTGCCGACGCGGGTGGTGATGAACGCGGTCGAGATGGCACTGTTCCGGCCTTCGGTGTTGCCCAAGAATCCAGACCGCGTGGTTATAGGTTGGGGTGGTTCAGCTACACACGCTGAAGACTTGCGCGAGATGGGCGACGCCCCGCTGGCGCTGCTGCGCGTTGAACCGAAGGCGTTCCTGCACTTCGTCGGTATGATTCCCGACAAGCGGTATATTGGCAACCCACGCATCCTGGCCCACGGCTGGGTGCCAGTGCACGAGTACGCGGTGCGCCTGAGCACGTGGAACTGGGACGTGTACCTTGCTCCCTTGACTGATAGTCGTTTCAATCGAGCCAAGAGTGGAATCAAGGCATATGAGGCCGGGGCCATGAAGATACCCTGCCTGATGTCGGACGTGCAGCCGTTCCGCGAGTTCGTTTGCCACGACAAGGAGCTGGAGTGGCTGCTGTGTCGTTCGCCGAAAGATTGGTTGGATAAGCTGCGCGAGCTGGTGAATGATAAGCAATTGCGCGAGCATCTTGGGGAGCGGTGCTACGAGGTGGTGCGGGAGCACTTCTCAATGGAGAAGCGGGCTCCGGTGTGGAAGCAAATCTACGATTCAGTGGTGCACTCATGAATGAGATTGTAGCGTTGACCAATGCAAGATTTGTTCTTATTGTGTTGTCCGTCGGTGCTTTTTCTATCGCTGCATTGTTGGCTATCTATGTCGCCAGCGTGAAGGTGCAAGCACGGCTGGAGGTCAAGTCGCAGCCACGCGCTCCCTTCTTCGAATGTGATAAGCATGGGGTCTTTCAGAAGAAGCATCTTATCCACCACCTTGGCCAGTCCATATGTCCTTACTGCTTCAATGAGCGCGTCAAGACTAAGCTTGATGGGACGATGCGATAAGGAGAGAGAGAATGCTTGGTAAGCTACTTTGTGTACTTGGAATTCACGACTTGATGCCTATGCGAGATGCACATCCTGAAAAGGCGACGAACTCTAGAGTCGATGAGTGCCGTGCTTGCAAGAGATGTGATGCATGGTTTTGGTTTGCAGGATCGTCATTCAGCAGGATAAAGATTAATTAAATGAACCCTCAGTTCCAGCGCCTGTTGTTCGTGATGCCCGACGATGAGGAGACCTACATCGCAGCGATGGCTGCCGTCTCTGCCTACGTGGGCAAGCTGAACGCTGCCGGGGTGCGCACCGAGGTGAGCCTGGTGGGGCACGAGACTTGGCTGAGCGGCTTGCTTGTGCCTCCTGCCTTCAGGATGTTCGAGACGGTGGACGCGGCGGGCGGCGGTTATGACTTGGCAGTTGAGCTTACGCAGGAGCGAGCTGCGCAGCTGGCGAACGCGACCAGCCAGTCGTGCGCGACCGGGTTCGGTACGCTGCTGGGCTTCGAGGGCGTCAGCGAGTTGGTGCGCATCAATTCGCTGCCCGAGCCGCAGTACGACATCGGCGTGGTGTGGTGGAATAATGGTGGTACTTGCGCGAAGTTTTCTGAGGCGCTCAGTCGCATGGATGGCAACATTAAAATGCGTGCTGTGGCTGAAGCGTCGCTTGAGTTGAAGCCGAGAAGTGACGGTATATCTACATTGTGCGAAGCGATACGAAGAGAAGGTGAGTACAAGGTGGCACTCGACTGTTCATTGCTTATCGGGATGCGCTCGCCTTTGACCTACCTTGCGGCGTGCGCTGGGCGAGCGGTTATCGAGTTGTACCCGGTCGACGAGTACGAGAAGTCGTTCTTCGCCAAGTGGTCGTCGAACAACTACTGGATGATGCTGCTGGATAATCGGCAGGCGATAGAGCAGAACTACGGAACGCTGTGGCGCTCATTCGAGCGGATATGGGGGCAACTTGACAGAGCGCGACGAAGAAGAGTTCTTCAACCAGCCGCTGCTGACGCGACGCCGTAGGACGAACCCCGACGGCTCGAACAACATCGCCTGCAGGAAGTGCGGGCGCATCATCGCCAGTGGAGCACGGGAGCGCATGGTGACCGCCACCTGCCACGAGTGCTACACCGGCGGGGTCGAGCCCAAGCAGGTGCCGGTGGTGCAGGGCGTGCCGAGGCCCGACTTGGTGGTCGAGTCGCAGGACGAGCTGCTGGAGGCTATCTGGAAGGGCGAGCATGGGGCGGAGGTGGGCACCATTGAGCGTCAGACGCGACGCCGCTGGTCGCCGCTCGACCTGGTGGCCGGAGGCTTCAAGGCGCTGGGCTTCTCACAGCACAAGAAGGCGGAGCCACCGAAGGATGTGGTGTACGACACGATGGATCAGGAGACCTCGAAGCAGGTGGCCAAGAGAAAACAGAGAATCCCCATATTCAAGAAGGAGGAAGGGCAATGAGTGACATAGCGACGCCAGCCGAGCGTCCGACAGTGAAGCCAGGCGACGTGTTCGAGATGCCGTGTGCCAACCCGCAGTGCGCCAAGCAGATGCAGTTGGACATACCACGCATTGAGGTGGTCAACCAGCGCAGCTACTCGGCGTACCACTTCGGGCACGAGAACCTGCAGACCTGCGAGCATTGTGGTCTGTCCTACGTGTTCTGCCTGCTGCCGTGGGGTTCAGGCTTCACCTTCCGCCCGGTGCAGGTGGAGAAGGAGAGTCGTATCATCGCGGCGCAGGGCAACGCGTGGACTGACCGTGAACTGAAGAAGAAGGAAAACTGAAATGCCGCCTTTGGATGGTGAGTTGCGTCCATGCAAGATGCTGGTGCGTAAGGATGCTGATGGTCACATTATAGAAGTAACTACAGCATTAAATCCTGATGGTTCACCTGCAGATGCACCTCCCGGATTTGAGTGGATAGATGCTACTTCTGAAAGCTGGGAATGGAGACGAGAATGAAGGCAAGCAAACAAGTAGTTCCTGATTACCGCGAGAAGCTCCGCAAACTGGCGCAGCAGTATTTCGAGTCGTTCTGCCCGCGAGTCAAGCCGCTGTTCCCGTGGGTGCTGCTTTACGTGTTGCCCAAGGAGCAAAAGACCGATGGAGGCTTGTGGATGCCCGACCTTGACGGTCAGAAGAAGCAGCACAAAGCAACGCTGGAAGGCATCGTGCTGCGTACTTGGGACGATGGTGGTTTTGTGCGACACCTTCTTAATGCCGATGGTAAGAGTAAATCCTTTGTTATTGCAACGGAATTTAGTCCTGGCGACGTGGTCGCTTTCCCGCACTGGGCAGGCTGGCCTCCTGACCCCGAGCACAGTCGAGACTTTCGTATGGTGAAGGAGTATGAGACTGAGACCTCGAAGCAGTTCCCCGGAGGCGACACCATCTTCGGCATCATGGAGCACGATGCCAAGTCGTCGTACCGGCAGATCGAGGAAGCAGTCGCGCCCATCCTGCGCGAGTGGCAGATGTTGGCAGTGAAAGAATGAATGCTGGCCGGTATGACCACTTCAGAAGTTCAGGTCGTTATGAATGCCGATAACTCTACTGCAGGGCCGGAAAGTTTATAACCAGCCAGACACCGGCCTCGTCCGCGACCAACTGCAATGGCTGCAGGATACATTCAACAAGTATGGAGCCGCCTACTGGGTACGCTCCATGCTGTGGATTCTGAAGAAGAATCCTGAGCCTGATACTAAGCAATTCGTCCCATCAGCACAGTGGATGCGTCGCCTTGTTCCCTTCCGCTACAACCGCATCCAGCACGATCTAGAGCGCACTATGGGGAAGCGCAATATCTGCTGCAAGCCTCGGCAGGCCGGGTATTGCGTGGATGGCGACGTCGAGGTTGTGCTGCCTAATGGCCGCATTATTAAGTACCGCAAGCTGACCAAGAGTAGTCATGTGCTCGACGAGTTTGGGAAGCCTATACCCATCAAGAATACTTACATCATCCCTGACTTCGCTCATGAATACAAAGGCGCAGCTACTACGGTGTTCAGCACTGCGCAGGCCAACGGCGTCACCGTGGCTCCTAATCATCCGTGGCTGACCCAGCGTGGTATGGTCGAGGCGCAACATCTGACTACCAGCGACTATCTGGCGCAGCCCATGTGCAAGCTGGAAGCCAGCACCATGCTGAAGCCTCGCGAGACTGGAGTGGTGGCTGGGCTGAAGTTCGGCGGAGTGAGTATCAAAGATTGCAGCATCACAGTGCGTAAGTCGTCGCCGGAGAAGCGCAGCTACGTCGAGGTGCACACCTTGCCACGAGTGCGAGCGGTGCTGCATGGGCAGCCGCTGCAAGGAAGCGCAATGATCAAGTGGGTCAAGACCGCATTGGGCGAGAAGCGCATGACTGACGCGGTGTTTAAGTATGGTCGTGAGTTTCTAGTCGGATTGCTTGAAGGCTGGTTGGTGGGGCGTGGGCATTGGCTGCGGCGGTCGATTACAGTAACGACATCGCGGGTGGTGGAGATGAACCTTATCCGGCAGGTATGCTTGGCGCTGGGTGTTGGCCTGCCCTACTTAGACGGTGAGACCCTGCGATTCCAAGGTGACTGCTACGACCGGCTGCATGACCTGCTGTACGGTGGCAAGCGACTGGACGACGGTAAGCGGCGCGATCAGTATGTTGATGGGGATTACACTTATGTTCGGGTACGCAAGACAGCCAAGACGAAGTGTGCTGAGTTTTTCGACATCGAGGTAGACAGCGACTCCCACTTGTACTGGCTGCCCATCGGCCTGACCCACAACACTACATTCTTTATCAACCGTCGCCTGTTCCTGCCCGCTATCCTGGAGCCGGGCTCTGGCGGTTTGCTCATCTCGCAGACCCACGGCTATGCGGCGCAGCACTTTCGCATCCTGCAGCGCGCCTACCGTTATGTCGGGGTGGTTGACCCTATCGACTATGAGAAGAATCTGCTGAGCCGCCAGCTTAAAGAAAACCTGTTGCATCTGCGGTACTCGAACCGCAAGGAACTGATCTTCGATCAGATTGATTCGTCGATTCTGGTGGAATCGGCGGAGGTGGAGGAAGCCGGTCAGGGCATTACCCTGTCGCATCTTCACGGTACCGAGGTCAGCCGCTGGCCGGGCAACCCCGAGGAGACGCTGGCTAACCTGAAGGAGGCGGTATCGGCTGGCGGAACTGTTGACCTTGAGGCGACCCCGAACGGGCAAGGCGGATACTTCTTCGAGGAGTATAACCGGGCCAAGCGCGGCGGCAAGGATGTGGAGTTTGTCGCCCACTTCCATGAGTGGTTCTGGCACGATGAGTACCGGCTGGAACCTGCTATGGAAGAAGGCGAGTTGGATGAGGAAGAGCGGCGCAAGAAGATGCTCTTCGACTTGGACATGGAGCAGATGACGTGGCGGCGCAAGAAGATCGTGCAGCTGCGGCACAACTTCAAGGAGAAGTACCCAGAGAACGATGTCGATTGTTTCTTGAGCAACTCTCGCATGTTCTTCGACTCGGAGATTGCGTCTGCCCGCACCGACGAGCTATCGGTGTACAAGCCACTCAGTGTGGAGCGCAACGGTGAGGTCGTCTTCTTCCAGAAGCCGATTCGGGGGAGGAAGTACGTGCTGGGTGGTGACCCGGCTGAGGGCAAGCAGATCAACAATGAGGAGTCGGACTGGAGCGCGGCCAAGGTTATCGACGAGGAGACCGGCGAGGACTGCTGCGCGTTGCGGGTCAAGGAGCCGCCGGAGGACTTCGGTGCAGACTGTGTGGAGCTGGGTGAGTACTACAACAATGCAATGGCGGTGATCGAGAGGAACAACCACGGCGGCACCGTCATCCTGGCGATGCGCGAGCTCGGTTATGGAAATATCTATAAGCACCGCGAATGGACGAAGCGCGACCGCAGGCGCATGGGCAAGAACCAGAACCAGGGCGATGCCAAGCAGTGGCAGGAGTTCGAGGGCTGGCCGGAGAACGTTAAGACCCGTAAGCTGCTGCTGAACAAGGCAGCGGAGTTCATGCGGCATTATCCTGAGTACGTGTGGGACTACGACATGATGTCGGAGATCAAGACCTTCATCTACGACGAGAAGGGCGTGCCCAAGGCGATGGAGAACTACCACGATGATCGAGTGTTCGCTTGGGCGCTGGCGCACATCGGTCGGCTGGTGAACTTAGGTTATATAGACCCTCTGACTTGGAAAACACGCCGTTACGGGGAGACAGAAGATGAGACGGAATCAGAGGCTGCTTGATGAACAAAAAGGCGCATGAACACTAACTAGAATAGTTCTTGACACCTTCTCCAGTTCATTTATAATAATAGCGACGCCGAAGAAGCGCCAAGGCCACTATCCGGTGGCCTTAATCTTTTGAAGGAGCAAGACAATGTTTACTGGCTACCAGAGGTTAATCAGCGACGCAACGGGCGTCGTCGACACAGTGACGCTTGAGCAGATTGAAAGCATTATGCGCCACGACATTTTCCATTCAACATTGGATTGGCAGACGGCTGTGCAGTTACTCAAGGCCGCGAAGCAAGCGTATGAAATGTTTAAGGTCATGCGCGATGCAGCGGCTGACCTTGACCCATTGGTGAACGAGCCCGGATACCGCGAGTGGACTCGTTAGTTCAACCATCAACCTTAACCTTTTTGATGGAGAAGAAAAATGTTAGCTGGCAAATGTACCATTTGCAGTAAGCCTGCGAAGTTCGAGGCTTGCACCACTTGCTCGAACCGCGCCGAGGACTTGGCCTTCGAGAAAGCCATCACCATCGCCGCCGCGCTCGACTTCCTTGCGCGTGACCGCAGCCAACAAATCCAACGCTCCATGAACAGCGACCTGCGCGACATGAAGTACGTGGCGCGCCACAGCCACCCCATCGTCAGCCGCGAGCTGGTGTTCGCCCCCAACAAGACCGTATCCGACTGGCAACTGAGACTGAGGGGGGTGCAATGAAAAAGTTCGCTGTGTACTACAAAGCTTATGGGTTGAATGTAGAAACTTACATTCACGTTTTTGCTCGCGATGCAGATGATGCAAAATCATTTGTCAATCTTGACGGAGTGGGTTTTGAAGGTTCTAAGGTTGTATATCCCGATGAAATTACTCACGTCGAAGAGGTAAAACCCCTACTTAGGAGTTAGCTCGCGTTGAAGAGGAGAAGCAAATGGACAACATTAAGGTCGCGGCGATGCGGGCGACTATTGACGGCGCTGATCGCATTATTTTGCAGGCCGTCACGGTGTACGGGAGGCAATGGGTGCGTGCTCGTGAGGATATCTTGCAGGAAACGGCGCAGCGCATACACAACTCCAACGTCATTTGGCTGGGTTGGTTCGACGAAGTCGACCGTCCCAGCAAAACCCTTAACGTAAAGCCCAATTGAAGGAGCAAGCCATGAAGAACGACGACAAGCCCGGATTCCAACGGGCGCAGCGGTTCGTGAAGCGCGACGCGCACCAGTTCAACGCGCAGCGCGAGCACCAGAAGCGGCTGAAGGCGAAGCGGCTGGATAATGCGCTTTTGGTTATCAGCAGATTTTTGCTGGCTGCTGACTGTGATATTTCCATAACTAACAAAACGTTTGCTGCTGTAGAGTATGCACGCAGTTTTGGATTCAACATATTGAAGGAGAAAGACAATGGCTAAGACAAAGATGCTGGAGCAGTTCGAAGCGGCGCGCTACGCGTCGACCCCTCTCATCGCTGTGCTCAGCGCCGACCCGCAGGCCACCATCGACTCGATTTGCGGGCTGCCCAAGCTCGAAGTCGATGAGCTGAAGAACCTCAGTGAGACCCCCATTGTGCAGTGGGACAGGATGCGTGGCGTCAGCGCATTGACCACCGAGGGCAGCAGGGGAATTGCGGCTGCTGGAATCAAGCCCAACGATGCCAAGCAGATCGTGAACCCTGCCGATGCCCTGATATTGGCAGCGCAGATGCCAGCCGGTACCATCTTCTTCATGCACGCCATGCACCTGTTCATCAAGGAGCCGGACGTGCAGCAGGGTTTGTGGAATCTGCGTGACCAGTGCAAGGGAGACTTTCGCTCTATCGTGTCGCTGGCCCCCTCGCTCGACCTGCCCGAATTGCTGCGTTCGGATATGACCGTGTTCAACGAGCCGCTGCCGACCAGCGACGACCTGCGCACTCTGGTGAATGGCATCTCCCACGCCGCCCACGACCGTGACAAGTCGATCAAGCTGCCGACGCCGCAGGAGATGGAGCGTGCGCTGGAGGCGCTGTGCGGACTGGCCGCGTTTCCCGCCGAGCAGGTCACCACCATGTGCATGACCGACAAAGGGCTCGACTTCGAGATGATGTGGGAGCGCAAGCGGCAGGCTATCAACGCGACCCACGGCCTGAGCGTGTGGAAGGGCGACAAGGTCAATATCGGTGGGCTGGTGAACTCGCGGTCGTTTCTGTCGTCTATCATTGGTAACTTCTCCTGCATTGTGCTGCTCGACGAGTTGGAGAAGCTGACCGCAGGCGCGGGCACCGACACCAGTGGCAGCACCACCAAGCAGGTTGGCTCGTTCCTGACCTGGTCGTCCGACCGCAAGATGAGCGGAGTGATGGCGATGGGCGTGCGCGGCGCTGGCAAGACCATCCTCGCCAAGTGGCTGGCCTCGCAGACCGGCAAGATGCTCATCGTCATGAATATCGCGGCGATGGAGGGCTCGCTGGTCGGTGAGTCGGTTGCCAATCTGGAGGCGTCGTTCAAGGTTATCGACGCGGTGGCAATGGTGAAGCCTCCGCTGTTCATCGGCACCACCAACAACGTGGAGGCGCTGTCGCCGGAGCTGCGCCGCCGCTTCAACCTGTGTACCTTCTTCTTCGACCTGCCGGATGGCGATGAGCGCAAGGAAATCTGGCCCATCCACCTGAAGGCTTATGATGTGGCTGACCGGGCGCTGCCGGAAGACCACGGTTGGACGGGTGCGGAGATCGAGTCCTGCTGCCAGCTGGCGAAGCTGACTGGCAAGCCGCTGAAGCACGCGGCGCAGTTCATCGTGCCGGTGCTGCGCAGCTCGCCGGAGAGCGTGGACTACATGCGTTCGATGGCGCATCAGCGCTATGTGTCGGCGTCGCACGAGGGGCTGTACGAGTACAGCAGGATGAAGGAAGAGGAGACCCAGATAGCCAAGAAGCTGGTGCGTGCGATTGCTACCATGCCCAGCAAGCCAGCGGAGGCATGAGATGGCAACCTATAAGTACTGGTCGAGAGACTGGACTGATGATGAGGATGATGGCCCTGATTCTGATAACGACGCCGAGTGGACGGTGTGCGTCAGAGATGACCTCAGGAGTGAACGGTATACAGTCGCAATCAATGAGTGGGATGACGACCTGCGTGGTCCCGGTTGGGGTTGGACGTGCTCCTGTCCCGCTTGGCGTCGAGCGAATCGCTTGGTGCGAAGCAAGATTGTAGATTGTAAACACATCCGCATGATAAAGCGGACTGAAGATGAGGTGCACGTTAACGCTATGCTGGCACATACCGAGTCTCTGGCCGAGGGTGCTGCAATTGCTATGGAAAATGCTGGATTCTTCGTATGCGATGACTGCACTACGATACTGACACGAATGGGTGCGGCACATCCCTGCATGAATTTCTCAGGTGATTCTGTGAATATTCCAGCACAGAGCATCAAGTTCCGGTTGGTTTCACGCAAGAAGAAAGGAGAAGTGAAAGCGGTGCCGGTAGTCGAGCATGTGCTGCTGGTGCAGCCGGTCAAGCGGGTGTTTGCTCTCCGGCCCAGAAGCGGGGTGCCACATGGCTGACCGAGTGTTTGCTGACATTCAGCCTGATAGCTGGTGCAGACAATCGCATCCCGAGAAGCAACCGGACGAGGAGTGGGAGAGCAACACAATTCTTCCATCGAATTACTCAGAACCAAAGTACCGGATAGGAGTACAAGCCTACGATATCGCAGGTAGACCATGTTCTGGCGTACCAGTGTTCCGAAAGAAGGTAGAGATGGCTACTAAGAACAACGAGTACAGCTACGTGCGCTTGAGCGGCCAGAAGGAGTGGGTGTTGCGCTGGCAGGTGACCAAGTTGGTCACTGACAAGCTGAGGCGGTACGTGGTAGCGATGAAGGCGGACGGGACATGGGGCTGTGCCTGCCCAGCGTGGACGATGGCCAGCAAGCAGTTCAAGTTCGCGACTAACGGAGTGCGTCCCGATTGCAAGCACATTAAGATGATTCAAGGGTCGGAGTCACAGTCGTACATCAACGACAGGATAACAGCAGTGTGGAAGCTGAAGGGTCAGATGTTCGGCAGTTCGAGTTCAATTGCCAGTCGGTGGGCAGCCGACCCGAACGAAATGAAGGCGGAACTGAATCAGGCTATCGGCAAGGGCTTTTCACCAGGGAGTAAGACGATTCATAATTCATTTTTCAATCAAGAAAAACTGCAAAGGGCGCAGCAAGAGGTGAAAGCGGAGCAGCAGCGAGAGTACGGAACCTGCCCCGATTGCGGTAAGCGATTTCCGAAGCATTTACTGCTGGAAACATTGAGTGCTGGGCGTTGCTTCTCCTGCTATGACATGGAGATGCGGCGCATCAACGAAATGAATGCTCTGGCCGATAAGGTGAAGGCGCAGCAGCGGACGGAGCAGGCCGAACTCGACTCGATGATCGTGCAGACGAAGAAGCGGGTCGTTCACATACGAAAGAGAGGGTAACTATACGTCACATGTAGCCAGTATCGAATTGGAGATCAAGGACTTGGACGCGCTGGAGGAAGCCTGCGAGACGCTGGGCTTGCAGTTGGTGCGCGGCCAGAAGACGTACAAATGGTGGGGCCACAGCGTTGGCGACTACCCTTTACCACATGGCTTCAAAGCCAGCGACTTGGGCAATAGTGAGCATGCCATCCGCATACCCGGCGACAAGAACGCCTACGAGATTGGCGTGGTGCCTCGGCGCGACGGCAAGCCGGGCTATACCCTACTGTGGGACTTCTACGCCGGGGGCTACGGCATGGAAGCGAAGGTCGGCAAGGACGCGTGCAAGCTGAAGCAGGCGTACAGCGCAGCCGTTGCCACCCGCCACTACCGCAAGCTGGGCTACCGCGTTAGCGTCGAGAAGAAGGAAGGAGAAAGGCTGGTGGTCAAATGCCGCAAGTAAATCAAATCACAACGACGGAATTGTGGAAGCGTCAGTTGTTATGTATTGCTGATGACCATCGCAAGAAGTGCGACGGGGCAACCTGCAATATTATGCTGTCGACGCTGTTGTTTGTGGGTCTGGCTGCTGGTTTGCAGTTTACCGATGAAGAAAGATTGAGGTTTTCGTAATGGCACAAGAAATCACCATCGACATTCCATTGCACGGCGAGATCAGCGTGAGCGTCGCCGGAGTCAAGGGCAAATCTTGCAAGGACGTTACCAAGGCGCTGGAAGCTGCGCTGGGCACCACAACCAAGGACGAATTGACGAGGGAGGCATATGAACAGCCCGAGCGAGTTCTCAATAGCAATCGACGTTGATGGTGTTGCGTCGATGATCTACTCGGATGAGCACGCTGAGTTCCTGCGCACGGGTACGACGACCGTGCGCCGCGCTTCTCACGTTGAGCCTGCGCCGCAGGGTGGCTGGACGGCGGATATGTCGCCAGTCGGAGGTCCACTACTTGGGCCGTTCGATTTGCGGCAGCAAGCGCTCGACGCCGAAGTCGAGTACCTCAAACAACTGTTGTTCTAACCGATGAAGGAGAGCAAGATGGCGAAAAAGAAAAGCAGGCTAATCTCCAAGGTGACAGGCGAGGAGATATCAGTCAAATCGGTAACCGCAAATCTCGCTTCCAGTGGTTTGTTCGATAAGCGAGTGATGAATGCACAGATTGCAAACAACAAGCATCTTCGCAGTATCGTTCCTACGGCGACGATGCTGAATGTGGATACAGAGGAGCAAAGCTTTTTGCTTAAATGCGAGCTTGGTTCCTACATTATTGAACTCATCAGCCAGTATCACGAAAAGGCGAAGATGACCGGCCCAGCAGTAGCGAAATGCTTGTTGGATTGCATTATCACCGTGTTGGAGAAGTAATCACGCATTGAAGGAGATCAAGATGGCAAGCGCAAAAGAAAACGTGGTAACCATGCCGACCAAGGCCAGCAACATCTTCGAGGAAGCGGTCGCGATGGTTGTTGACCTGGGCAAGCTGGGCCGCACCCGCAAGCTGAAGGGCGGGGCCTACGAGGTCGAGGGCACCGACAAGGAGCGCACCCAGGCCAGCAAGAAGCTGCTGCAGTGCGACGAGTTCGAGGACATCGTGCGCTTCGACAACCGCACCCGCTTCAAGATGGCAACCTTGAGCGTCAGCGCCAGCGAGTTCCGCGAGGGCGTATGGATGGTCAAGCTGTGCAATTACAACAAGGTCGTTAAGATGCTCAAGGAGCGCCGCGCCGAGCGGTTGGAGCTGGTGGACGCACTGATGAAGAAGTACAAGCAGGCGCAGCAGGACGACGCGGAAGCGCTGGGGCCGAACTTCAATCCCGCCGACTACCCGTCGGAGGACGAGGCCCGTGCCCGCTTCCGCATGGACTGGTACAGCATCCAGTTTTCGACGCCCAGTTCGGTGAAGAGCATCTCGCGGCAGGCGTGGGAGGAGGAGAGCAACAGCATGAAGGAGATGGTGCGCGACATGACCACCGACTTCCAGAAGACGCTGTGCGTCGAGATGCAGGCGGTGGTTGACCACATGCTGGAGTGCGTGCAGGGCAACCTGAACGGCAAGAAGCGGAAGTTCAACTCCGACTTGGTGGACAAGGCGGTCGAGTTCTTCGACAACCTGCCTGGCCGGAACATCACCAACGTCGCCGAGCTGGATAAGCTGGCCAAGCAAGCCGCGAGCATCCTGGTGGGCGTGGAGTCGCAGGACATCCGTGACCGCAGTGCGGTGCGCAAGGAAGTGGCGGCGGGCTTTACCGAGATCAAGGCGACGCTGGAGACGCTGGTGGTCGACAAGCCGAGGCGGGCCGTGGCCATCAGGAAGAAGGAGGCATGATGACACTTTTAGATAGGTGTTGGATTGGGATACTTCTTTTGTTGTTACTAGAGCCAAGAATAAAAGACATGAGCTGGTTTGATGCTGTAGTTTTTTTCTTGGCCATGTTGTTTTGCTTGTGGTCAACTTGGGAAAGTAGAAAAAAGGAGTATAGCGATGGCAAGGAAAAGCGTTAATCCGAACGACCGTAAGAAGTCGCAGTGCGTAGAGGCAAAACAAATGCGTCGTGCGGTCATTGAGATCCCCGAGCGTCGCGAGCATCGGCAGGTGCTGCGCGAGCAGACTGGCATCGAGTCGCGCAAGCCGAGAAAGGAATCGTAATGCCAAAACTGAAAGAAAGTAAGTTCAAGTTGAACCTCAAACGGAAGTTGCCAAAACGGTGTCCGTCGAAGTGCCCATTCTGCGGTATGCAATGCTTGGGTGCGATGGCTCACATTGGAACCGTAGAGCACCAGTGCAACGAACACTTCTGGATTGTTGGCTCGCTCAAGGCCTTGTTCGTTCGGAATGTCTACCGGGCGATTCTGGAGCTTGCGCATCAGGTTGATGATATAACGAAGAACGACCAACTCGTTGCGGAAAAGACAGGCTTCGAGTCCGGCTACGAAGCAGGCTTCAAAGATGGAAGGAGAGTGAGATGAGAGGTTTCGAAGCGGTGCGCTTGCAGGTGCAGGAGTATCAGCAGGCGCACTCTAAGCCCCCGGATGCGAGGGATGCTCGCAAGCTGGCGAAGCAGTTCACCAGTAACTTGCGGGGTCGCTCTGACGAGAACTACTGGTTCGTGTGGGCCGCTTGTGCGCTGCTAAACCATGAGCCGTTCTGCCGCTATTGGAGACGGCCCAAGGCGACGGCGGAAGACCAGCGCAAGCGCATGGCAGCGCGGGCTAAGGCGGTGGTGTCTGCAATGGAGGCCAAACGTGGGCTACCATAGCGCCATAAAACGGCAACTGTTGCGTCCACGTTGCGCCGTGGCGCATCGAACCATGCGGTATGGCAGTGGTAGGCTGGCATTCCGCCGGGGCGACGCCGTGGCGATTGTGACCCCCGACTTGGGGCCGTTCTACGTGTTCAAGGCGGGCGCGACGGCGGATGACTTCGAGCACGGCAAAGGGTTGCTCTACACTTACGATTCTCAACAAGAGTTAAGACGGTACGTGGTGGAGGAGGAAGCATGAAGAGTTTAGTAGGGAAAGTATGTGTCGATGACCAGATGGTCGATGTAAATGCACCGATTGAAGTCGAGGTCGCGATTAGTGTAAACGGTAAAACGCTGTGGGTAAACGTCGACGGTATTTGTCGCTTGCGATGCTGCCAGATGAAGCCGAAGGTAATTCGGTTTGACGACAGACGAAAGAGAGGCAAGCTGTGAAGCTGAAACACACGAGTACGACTTTCCGGCACTCGCGCAAGCCGGTGCCGCAAGAAGACCCGACGGTGCAGAGTCCCGACCGTCGCAAGCTGAAGGGCATCTACCGCAGCATCACCAGCGCGACCGACGAGGTGCGCGCCGAGGGGTTGGCCAAGGCGCTGCACTGGTACGACGGCGCGTGGGCGTGGTTGCAGCAGGACAAGAAGAAAAAGCCGCTGCTGACGATGGAGTCTCTTAAGCTGGTCAACGACGCCAACAAGCACCGCCAGCACGCGCATGAGCATTACGACGACTTGGGCATCCGCGAGCAGTCATTGCGCCATGCCATCGCCTGCTACGAGTTAGCAGTTCGCAAGCCACTGCCTACCAAGAAGGTGGCCGACCTGTACGACATGCTGGACAAGCGCAAGGTGCGGTTAGACAAGCGCGAGGAGAGGCTGTCGCACATCTACAAGAAGGTGCTCGATGAGCTGTTCGACGCGTTCAAGCCCAAGAACGGGCGCGGCGAGGCGATAAAGTACCGGGTTTGTGATGATCCGAGGGGTGATGGTAATCCCGAGAGACGACCACGGTGGACAACGCAGGCCATTCGCATAATGAACTACACGCATGAGCACGCTAAGTGGATGACCCGCACGGTGCGCAGCGAGGGCTGGCTCGGCGTGCTGAACGAGGAGGTGCAGTGGCTGGCCCACTTGTCGCTGGCCAAGTGGGACATGGATAAGGGGAAGCTGAAGGTGGTCAACCCCGACTTGGGCAACGCCATCAAGAAGCTGATGGAGAACGTGCGCCGGTACGCCGTCGCCAACCCGAAGTTCGCGCTGCGGCTGGTCAAGGGGCGGCGCAGAAAGAAGGTGGTTGTATGAGTGAAAGCGTGAAGCAAAATGATGTGGGTACGAAAAATCATCTGGATGCTTTGCATGCGTGGATGGAGTTGCAGGATACCGAGGCCTTCATGGTACTGGGAGCGGCACGGCAGATCGATGGGTTTAACGTCGAGCATGTGAAGTCGCTGAGCAAGCAATTGCTACAGACTCCAGAAGAAGGGAAATTTACCACAGTGGAGGTTGCGCTTGCATTTCAGTATGCGTTATCTTTTCTGTGCAATCAGATGATCAGGAAGACGGATTATCTGCTCGAATTGCTACACCAGAAGGGTGGAAAGGTGGACGCATGATGTGCGTAATTGCTGTGCTTAGTGCAATTGCTGCTGCTGCGATTGTGTATTTTCTAAGAAATGAAGGGGGTGATTTCTGATGTGGCTGACCATCGTGCTCCTGCTGCTGTTCTGCTGGTTGGTATACCGCAGGCAGCGGCGCATCGAGCGGCGACGGGCGAAGCAGTGGCAGCAAGAAGATGACTGGCTGAAGTTGTCGCAACCTGACCGTGAGGCGCTGGCTCGCATTGAGAAGCGGCTCGACGAGTTGCTCAGGCAGCAGGAAGAGGACTGGGTGAAGCTGTCGGCAGCCGCTGCGATGGACAAGAAAACAGATGCACCTAACTGAGACTGGAGCAGAACATGCAGAACATGACAGAGGTTGAGGCGCTGCGCAAGTACTTAGCATTAACTGGCGATTGGACTATTGCGGTGTCTGATGGCCACCCACAACCGTGTTCCTGCCCAATTTGTGAAGCAAGCATTATTGTAGTTGGTCTGGGGCATAAAGCGGTAAAAAAGGAGAAGTGATGAAAGCACTGGTGGTATCACAAAACTTATGCGGGGACTCGCTCTACATTCAGCCTGCGGTCAAGAAGTGGCAGGCCGAACACCCCGACTGGCAGCTCGACCTGCTGACCCACAAGAACTACATTGCAGTGCTGTATTGCGGCATGGGCATCGACTGGCACTACGTGTTCTTCGATGACTGCGATGCTACCGACGCGTCGCAGTACGACTCGAAGTTTCTGCTGGGCGCAGGCGACGCGGGCAAGCTTGCGGAGCAGCGCAAGTGCCATATCGCCGAGGCGTATGCCGAGATGATGGGGGTGAAGCTGGACGAGCCGATCATCGAGACGCCGTTCGGGAAGTTCCGCGCCATCAGGCCGCACTTTGACCCGATTGAGGCTCGCTCAGGAACGAGCTTGGAAGTTTTGACTCGAGCAATGGAACGACAGCGATTGCATAACGATTGTGTGCTGTGGTCGCCGTTCAGCGCCAGCTGCACCTCGCAGGAGAAAGACAGGGATGGCAGGCTACTGGGCAAGCCACCGAACAAGATGTTGACGACGAAGTCGTGGATGGATGCTATCCGCTACATGCGCTCGCTGGGGCCGTTGCGATTGCTGGGTGGGCTGGACGAGGAGGTGCCTGCGACGTGGCAACTGACGCTGGAAGAGATGGAGACGCTGGGCCTTCCATTGGCCGAGACCGCTCTGCTGATGCGGCAGTCGCGTCTGGTGGTGACCGTGGACAATGGCATGGGCCATCTCGCGGCGTCGCAGGATGCGAATTGCGTCGTGTTTTATCCCATGGTGCTCAGCCTCGGTTTTATATTTCCTTGGGGCTGTCCGTATTCGGTGCCAATCCACATGCGTCCGCAGGACATCACCAGCGCGTCGGCGCTGTACTATGTCGAGCGGTCGGTCAAGTGGCTCGACAAGCAGCGGGGCCTGCGCAGCCGCGCCAGTAGCGGGCAAAGTAGTACTTGACCTTTGAGTCGTTTCATTTATAATAATAGAGACGCCGAAGAAGCGTTTGGAGGTTGTATGGCGAAGTCAAAGTTTACCAAATTTGCTGCCAAGGTCGCTGCTGCCGAGCTTGTTGCTAAACGGCAAACTGAAAACAAAAAGTTGAACAAGGTACGTGGCTGCAAGGACTGCGGTGTGGTGCGTGCCTACGATCAGAAGAAGTGCGGATGTGGTTCTAAGCGCAGTCGCGTGTTCGACGACAACGAGTGAAGGAGAGAAACATGGCAAGTGAGAACGGCAACAACTACGACGCGATGCTGGAGAAGGTGAAGCGCGGGCACCGCGTCACGACCGAGGTCATCAACTTTTTCTGCGGGCTGTACGCGCAGGCGAAGGAGCTGGCCAAGCAGCAGTCCGAGCTGGGCATCGAGATCAAGGTCGCCCTGCTGCGCGACAAGGAGATGGTCGCGGCCCCGCCCGACTGCCCCTACATGCTGAAGCTGACGGTCACCGACCCCAAGCCGTTTATTTCGACCACGGTGAACTGGAAAGGCATTGCTCGCGAGCTGGCTACAGCTACGTTCGGCAAGAACTACGAGCAGAAGCCATCGTGGAAGCATGCGGTGAAGCAGGGGACGACGACCACGACCACGACGGCGGAGTCGCAGGTGCGGCTGAACCCGCCTATGCTGAACCCCGAGTACAAGAAGCTCTAAGGAGGGCAAGATGGCACAGCGAGAGATTTCGTTCTTGCGGGCATCCAGCAACTTGTCGTGCGCGGTCTACGACGAGGAGACGCAGGAACTGAATGTTGTATTCCTGAACGGCAGCCAGTACCGCTACAAAAAGGTGCCCAAGGACGTCGCCGATGGCTTCAGCACCGCGAAGTCGGCTGGCGGGTACCTGAACGCGTGCATCAAGGGGAAGTACGAGTTCGAACGGCTGTAACTACCGATGAAAGCAGGCGGCTATGAAGAAGACATGGGCGGAGCAGAACAGCGGTCGCATCGAAGCAGCGCTGCAGTCTATCGGGGGTAAGGTGCCCCGCGAGCGCTGCCCCAAGGGGGTCACCACCGACGAGTTCGCGCTGCCGGAGAAGCGGCTCGACAAGTGCTCGGGGGGAGACCGCTTCCTGACGTTCTTCCAGATGGACGGCAAGACGCACTGCCTGTTCCGGGGTACGGTGCTGCGCCCTGGCTCGTGCTCGGTGACCGTCATGGTCGACGGCGACGGCAAGCGCCGCCAGATGACGGTGCATCGCGGTGGGAAGGACGAGCAGCTTGTCGAGTTCGATGGTTCAGCACGCCCGATTCATTGGGCGGGAGAAGTGCCGGTGCGGGTGATTGGCAAGGTCGCGCTGAGCGATTACTGGCGCAGCATGAACAATCTGCCACCCCTGAACGGCGAGGCAAAAACGAAGTCTAAACCGAAAGTACAACAAGGAGATGAGGATATGCCTGATTACATGAAGCGTGCGAAGAAGCTTGCGGAAGAGATGGAAGGCGACGAGCCCGAGACCGACGAAGTCGAGACCGCTGATAAGACTGCCAGCAAGAAGAAGGTTAAGGCGGTCGCCAAGACCGGAAAGAAGTCTGCGGCTACCAAGGCCGGTCACGATGCTCCCAAGCGGAAGTCGAGCGGCCATGCGACCCCCAAGGTTGGTGCGACCTTCGAGGCGAATGCCAAGGGCAAGACCTACACCATGAAGGTGGTTAAGGGCAAGGACGGCGAGGTCGGCTTCCAGGTCGGTAAGACCGTCTACACCAGCGTGTCCTCGGCGGGCAGCGCGGTGACCAAGGGAGCCTGCAACGGCTGGAAGTTTTGGAAGATCGACTAATTCCAGAAGGCCAGCATTTCGAAGCAGTGAATACGGAGGGCTGGCGGCAGAGATGCTGACCAGCCCTTGTTTTGCTTGCGAAAGGAAGTGGTGAATGAAAAGGAAAGTCTGGAAGTTGTCATTGCAGGTGCTCGTCGAGTGTGAAACACAGCAAGAAGCGGATGCACATTTGGTGGAAGCTGTTGATGCCATGAAGTCAGAAGGCTTCGGCGAACTGGAAAGTTCGGCTGAGTTTTGGGGAACTGTAGTTAAGAAGGGATACTGACATGGCTAATCTGGCATTCTTCGAATTGTCGAAGGCCGACCAAGCGTACGCGCTGGACAAGGCACTGAAGCTAACTACCGGCAAGAAGGCGGTGGCGTTCGTGACCAATGAAGTAATGCAAGTTGAAAAGCCCAGCTACTGGTCGTATAAGGTGCTTGATAAGCTGGGCGATTGCATCGTAGTGCATTATCGGGGAGTCCCCATTCGGTTGCTCTACAAGCGACTGGTGGCTGAGTTTTGCATTGACGAGCTGGCCCCGGTGCCTGACATGCCGAGGGCCGACCCCGACGATGCATGGGTGTACCTCGACCTGACCGGCAACTCGGCCCGCCAGCAGCACGCACCGACGCTGGCCCGCATCAAGGAGCTGGAGCAGCAGGTGGTGTCGCTGAAGAAGCGCATCGCGGCGCAGGACGACGTGCTCATCGAGAGCGAGCGCAGCGCCTACGCCAAGGCGGTGGCCGAGATGCGTAAGGAGGACGATGCGGTCGCGGCGCTGCTGGCCAAGGTGGAGGAGAAGCAGGCCAAGATTCCCAAGTGGGTTATCTCATTGATGAAGCGGATGGAGAGGGGGACGACCGTGCAAGAGAATCCATCGCTGTACGGCGTGGCCATGCGGGTCTGCCACGAAGTTGGAATTGACTGGACTGATCCGCGAACTGGCAAGACTTACAAACCGCCTGCGCCGGAGAAGGTAGTGGTCACTCCGGTCGATGCCGAGGGCATGCCACTGGGCAAGAGTACCGAAGTCGTGGTCTCGCAGGGCAAGCAGCACAGGCTGAAAGGAGAAAACCATGAAGGCAACGGTAAAGCGCGGAAGGGGAAGGCCAAGGGCAGCGCCCGGAACCGTAAGGATACTGGCCAACGGGGTCGCAAGGCTGTCGCCTGATCTTGCACAGGTGGGTAACAGTTTTGTTGCTGAGTGGGATAATGTTGACCGAGTTCTGACGTTATATGATGCTGATGCGTTTCCTGATGAAAAGCCTGTCTTGCGAACGTGGAATTCAGGTGCAAAGGGAACGAGCATCTATGTATCACTACTTGGCACATTGCATCGCATAGGGCCGAAGAAGCTTCCTCGATTTGCTGGAGTATACCGGGCGAGGAATCGTAGTAAGAATCCCAGAGTTCCCTGGATTGCAATTTATCTGAAGGAGAAAGTGGGGTAAGAGAAATGGTCAGTCCGAATCGAATGTCACCACTGCAGGAGACCATCAACGACATCTTCCAAGGACTGGGGCTTGTGTTCTTGGTCGCAGTATTTGCACTTGCGCTGTGGCTGCTGAGCAGTGACCAGTTCACTGTGCTGACCCTGCCGTTCAAGTAGACTAAACCTTAACCCGAAAGAGAGAAGTCTGGAAAGGAAGTGAAGAATGGAAAATCTAATCATGGAGCCGGTGACCCGGCTCACGAAAGACCTCGCTGTGGCAGCGGCTACGTTGAGCGTGCGTGAAGCGCGCTACCTTGTCGATGCCTACTACACGATTCAGGACTACCGCATAGCGTCGGACGCGCAAATCAGGGAGATGACCAAGTCCGGTGAGCCTCATGACGTCCTGAAGTGGGCGGCGAAGCAGTACATCACTCTTGAATCGCAATTGAAGCGGTCGCTGGACAAGTGGACGGACAACCAGTACATGGGCCGTTGGGCGAAAGCGATTTGTGGTATCGGCCCGGTTATCTCCGCCGGTCTGCTGGCGCACATCGACATCGAGAAGGCCCCGACAGTTGGCCACATCTGGCGCTTCGCTGGGCTCGACCCGACTAATAAGTGGCTGGGCCGTGAGAAGTCCAAAGCTCTGGTCATGTCGGTTTGCGGTTCCGCCAATGTTGTTACCGAAGAGCAAATTACACAGATTGCCACTCTTGCCTTTTACCGAACGGAGCAGCTTCACACAATGGTTGGGGAAGGTTCGGTTACGCGTAAGAAGTTGGTGACTGCATTGACCAAGCGGCCCTACAACGCCGACTTGAAGACGCTGTGCGCTTTCAAGCTGGGCGAGAGCTTCGTGATGGTGCAGAACAACAAGAACGATATCTACGGCAAGGTCTTCGCCGCGCGCAAGCGCGAGGAGGAGGCGAAGAACGATGTGCTGGCATTCAAGGCGCAGGCCGAGCAGATACTCGTCACCAAGAACTTCGACAAGACGACAGACGCGTACAAGGCGCTGATTCAGGGGCGTTTGCCGCAAGCGCAAATCCACGCAAGGGCACGGCGCTATGCGGTGAAGCTGTTTTTATCGCACTACCACGCTGAGGCATACCGGCAGCGCTTTGGTAAGGAGCCACCGTTGCCGTATCCGATTGCGTTCCTTGGGCATGCACACATGATTGATGGGCCGAAGATAACCAGTATAACCGAGTGAACCGTTGTGTATGAGTGAGCCAACTGCGAAGAAATAGAACCATGAGTAGTGAGCGAGTCAACTAGTAAGAGAGAACCATTGAAAGCGAACGAGTCAGGGAAGTCGAATAGTACCAGTGTCTTCGAGCGAGTCAGCATGAGCGAGAGTACCAAATGTATCGAACGAGTCGTAACAGTAGAGGGAACCGGGTCTAGTGAACGAGTCGTGTTGGACGAGAGCACCATGATTCAAGAACGAGTCACGTGAAATGAGAGAGCCTGAGTACGCGAACGAGTCAAGCACCGCGTGAGAACCAGAATTTACGAACGAGTCATTGGTCTCGAGAGTACCACGAAACCAGAACGAGTCACGAGAAACGAGGGTACCAAACGAAGCGAGCGAGTCAGATTGCAAGAGAGCACCATGTGAGAGGAACGATCCATTGAACCCGATAGTACCAACACTTGTGAGTGAGCCGTGGATTCTGATAGAACCATCCTGCTGGAAGCGAGTCATGTTGTCTGAGAGTACCAAAAAGAGAGAACGAGCCTTGGGCATTGAGAGTACCATGCGCCCCGAGAGCGAGTCAGCGATCCGAGAGAGCACCATACGAAAGGAACGAATCATCAGATTAGAGGGAACCACTAGATGTGAATGAGTCAGGGCCTTCGAGGGAACCACAAAACACGAGCGAGTCGAATCGAATGAGAGCACCGGATCAAGCGAACGAGTCAGTTGAGTCAGGTACAATGAGAGAACCATCTAGACCGAACGAGCTATCACCTCGAAGAGTACCAGTAGATAGGAGCGAGTCATGCGACGCGAGGGCACCAGTTGACTTGAGCGAGTCACTAGTTTTGAGAGAACCATCAAAGGAGAACGAACCAATACATACGAGAGCACCAGTACGTATGAGTGGGGCCATAGCATTTGAGAGCACCAGATGTGCGGAGCGAGTCGTCGGCTTTGAGAGAACCGTTGATGTAGGTTGATGTAGAACGAGTCACCGCAAAAGAGCGAACCACTGAAGAAGAACGAGTCAACGGATAGGAGAGTACCAGGTTCCTGGAACGAGTCATCAGCTTAGAGAGAACCGGTGATGTGGAACGAGTCACAACGCCTGAGAGAGCCAGCGGAAGGGGAACGAGTCAATGTCATAGAGGGCACCAATATCGGAGAACGAATCCTAATGCAGGCGCTAACTCAACAGCGCCTGCATCCTTTCTAGCCAGACGCCAGTTTGGTAGGTTGTGCCAACCCCGCAAGAAATCTGCCAGTAGCTTGTAGACACTCATGCCACGATTTACTACGATTCCAAACAGAACATGCGAATCGTTCCCAAGTTCGTCGCCACCATTTTTGCGTCCATCTTTTCCTCCGTCCACCGACTCCACCAAGAGTACCTGGCCAGCGAGATCAAGAAGCAGCGCATGGGCGAGATCGTGCGAGTCATGAAGGTGGCGCACGCGCAGGAACTGACCGAGCTGGACGTCGCGCAGTGGCCGATGAAGGTGCAGGAACAGAAAGAGCGTATCGCTGCGGTCGCAGCGGGCAACCTCGACGCTATGATTGTCGACCGTCGCTCCTGGTCATATCCGTACTTGCCAGAGTCGCTGCACCGCCTGAACCAACCCATTCTGAAAAATACGCCATCCAATTTGCGGCGATTCAGCGAGACGCCCATTCCCCGTCGAGCCATCAATCTCATCAGGAATCAGATTCTGGCCAAGCGCTGGGAAGTCCGCGTTGCCGGAGAGCAGGGCAGCAGCGAGCCTACGCCGAAGCAGAAGAAGCGCATCGACATTGCTACCGCCTGCCTGCAGCAGCCCAATGACGAGGGTGGCGGATGGCGGGCCTTCGCCGAGGCGGTGCTGGAGGACGACATTATTGGAGGCTACGGTTGCATTGAGCCTCGCGTTACTCCCAACTACAAAAGGCCCCTCAAGCTGTGGCCGGTGGATGGTTCGACCGTCCGCATATTCGCCGACTGGACGGAGTCGACTCCCGACCGCCCGCGCTATGCGCAGATGACTGGACTCAAGGGTGAGCGTGGCATTGTGGCCTTCCGCGACGACGAGCTGATCTACATCAAGTCGAACAACCGTAGCAACACTCCCTTCGGACTGGGCAAGCTGGAAGTGGCATTCAATTCTGTCAACTCTTTCCTCGGCATCCAGGATATGTCGGGTAAGGCTGGCTCCGATCAGGTGCACAAGACGATGCTGTGGTGGCAGGCGTCGCAGCTTTCCGCTAACCTTTCCAATGTGCGTCGCTACTTGACCAACGAGCTGGAGCAGCAGTCGAAAATCTCGCTCATTAGTGGCATGCCGCAGCCGCAGGTTATCGATATCAAGGCGACCACCCCGGAAGACCTGCTGCTTGACTGGCAAAAGTTTCTTATCATCATAATCGCCGATGCATTCGACTTGTCGCCTCCAGCTTTCGGAATTACTGACAACGTGAATAAGGCGGTTGGGCAGGTGCTCAGCGATCAGGACTTCTTCGGTGCGGTGGTGCCGTTAGCAGCGTCATTCGAAGGTGAGATGACGTTGCGGGTCATCCATCAGCATTTCGGCTGGCGTGACCTGGAGTTTCACATCATCGGACTCGAAGACCCTGATCCACTCACCAAGAAGACCCTCCAGCAGCGTGACTACATGATGAACGCCATCACCCCCGACGAGATTCGCAAGGATGGAGGCAAGCCTCCGTTGCCCGGAGGCTGGGGCCGATTGACGCAGGGGCAGTGGCAGATCATCATCGCGCAGGCTATGGCGCAGTCGCGCACTGCTGGTGCTGGTGGCGGCGGAGGTTACGGTGGCGGCATGGGCAGCGGCGGAGGCTTCGGTAGCGGTGCTGGGATGCCATCAGCTACCTCGGGAACAACCATGGGCCTGCCCAGCAGCGGTGGCATGGGGCGCGGCAGTATCGGCGCAGGCGCGTTCTCGGCTGACGACGTCGCTCAGATGACACCGGAAGACATTCAGTACTTACAGGAGTCGGGGCTGCTCCCAACCGATAATTCGGAGCTTGGCAACCAGATGGAGCAGGAGCAGCCCGGCATTTTACAGACGCTGACCGAACAGTTGCGCTCGTTCTTCGAGATTGAAGATCAGTACAAGCACGACAATCAAGTCGAGCCAGAGGAGATCACCTCGGAAGACCAGAAGGAGCAGAAGAAGCGCTTTGCGCAAGACCAGCACGTGCAGACTTGGCGTGAGTCAGTAGTGAATGACCGTGGGCTGGCGCGGGTGCCTCCACGTCCCAACCTCGACCAGACGCAGCCCGACTATCCGCTGATGCGCAATGCGGTTAGTCAGAAGGTTAAGGACAGCATCGCCAAGCGGAAGGGAAAGTATCCACGCAGCGGTGGTGAGCGGAGTGATTACCGATGAACCTGACCCTTAGCTCGATGCAGATGCAGTCCGAGGAGTGTGGGCACTTCTGCGACATGGATGCCGAGGAGCAGCACCCTAACGCTTCACCATTCAAGGGCGTGCTCCTGATGGTCGATGAGGCATCGACCCGCCCGCCGAACGGGGCCGAGGGGCACCGCATCATGGTGCCTAAGAAGGTCGCCAAGAGCCGCCTCGCGTCGCTCATCGGCATGGGGCTGAATCATTCCAGTGGGCTCGACCGGCACAATCCGACGCAGAAGGTTGGGGTCATCGAGCGGGCCTGGATTAAGGGTAAGGAGGTCTGGTGCTCAGGCGTGATCTGGGCCAAGGACTTTCCCAATGCGGTAGGCCGCTTGCGTACTGGTGGCATGGGTATGTCGATGGAGTTGGCCGACGTGCTTGTCGAGGACAAGGATTCGGACGTATGGAAGCTGATTGATTTTGATTTCACCGGGGCGACCGCGCTGAAGAAGCACGCCGCCGCGTACGAACGTACGACCCTCGCAGCGTCAGCTTGCGAGAAAACCACAAAAGGAGAAGTAGCCGCTATGTCAGTTAAGAAACCGAGCAAGTCCAGCGGCAACGGCGATCTTGCAAAGCTGATTGCTAATGCCGTAACGACCGGGGTGGTATTGGCTATGAAGCCGATGTCGGTTGCCCTTGGGGAAGTTAACGCAAGTTTACTGACGCAGAATGAAACCATCGGAGCGCTAGCCGCAGCCACCCTGAATGCTGCAAAGGACTCCGACGACGCCGCTGCAGCCAAAGACAGCGATGACGCTGCTGCAGCCAAAGACAGCGATGATGCTGCTGCTGCAAAGGACTCGGATGATGCTTCCGCTGCTGCCGCTAAGGGCAAGGATGCTGCCGACAGTTCCAGCACCACCAGCGAAGATCAAGAAGACGACACCGACGACGAGGACGAGTTGAAGGCGGAGCTGGCCAAGCTGGGCAAGAGCACGAAGAACTCATTGGCCACCGACGAGTCTGGCGATTCCGACCCCGAGTTCGGAAGGCTGAACGACAACGTGAAAGAGGGTGTCTTGCACTATCCGAAGGGTCACAAGACAACGGTCAGCGCTGCCGCCCAGCGCAACAGCGGACGTTTGTTCCAGCTGGCGGCTTCCGCCATCCAGACGGCGGAGAAGGTGCGCAAGGGTCAGCAGAAGATCGTCAAAGCGCTGCGAGCCGAGAAGGACAAGCGGCATGAGTTGGAGGAGCAGGTCGAGGACATGCAGGCGCAGGCCGACGAGTTTGCGTCCAGCATCCACCGCAAGACTCTACCCGGCAACTACTACATGCTGCTGGAGAAGTCCGGCTACACGGTCGGCGACATCAGTGCGTCGGGCCAGAAGTTGACCATTGAGCAGCAGGATTCCATCGTCCGCACCGCCCGCGAGTCGGGAGTGCAGATGAGCATCCTGGACGCCATGACCTTCAAGACCAAGTTGGTCGAGGCCGGGCTGGCGGAGTAGTTGCGCCATCAAGATTATCAAGACTGAGCGATTTCCGGTACGACCATAAACTTTTCGAGGAGAAACAAGACAATGGCAAAAAGGGCAGTGATGACAGGAGCCCGTACCGGAGACATTTCCGCTGCCGCCGACTTTATGGGCCCTGGAGCAATCGAGGTCAACCGTTATCAGACCGAGATCTTCGACTTGGTGCGCCGTCGTTTCGTATTTGGCCAGCGCATCACAACCGTTCCCGCAACCGGCCAGCCTTCTCGTTACTTCGAGCAGCTGGCTATTCCGACCGCAGGTATGGTGAATCCCCGGACGCTCGCTACCGGCACCAACGCCTCGGAACCGATCCGCGTGGAGCGCCCGGTCTATCTGAAGGCGATCACCGGGCAGATCAACTACTCTATCTTCGACGTGGAGGTCACCCAGCAGCAAGGTCAGTTCGCTTACCTTGAAGCCAAGGACTTGACCGACACCGTCGATGCGGTACTGAAGCTGCACGATCAGCAGCTGTGGACTGGAGCCGACACCGACTTGGTCTACGCCAGCAGCACCGACTACGTCGGAGTGTCGTCGCAGATCGTCAATGCTGCCGATCTGGGTGGCTTCTACCACGGCAGCGTGGTGGCCGCATCTGGGTCGCTGGTGAACGCAGTCAAGACGCAAGTGGCGCAAATGGCCAGCCGCACCGACTTCGAAGTGAAGCCAAGCGCGCTGTACATGAACCCCATGTTCGGTGACCTGTTCGATCAGGAAGCCAAGAGTGTGCAGCTGTACTTCAACGAGGTCGAGGTCATCCCCGGCGTCATCGTGAAGGCATTGCCCACGCAGATCGGCCTGCTGCCCCTGATTCCCGACCCGGCGATAGTGAACCTGCCGAGCGGTGGGCTGACCCAGTACACCGGATTCATCATCTCGGAGGAGTTCGTCGAGTATCACTACCTGACGAGCCCGGTGCCGAGGGTGTTCCAGCTGGGGCTGGTCGGCAACTTGGCTGCGCAGTTCGTCGTGCTGAAGTTTGGTGCGCCGGTCGCGAAGGGTGCTGGATACGCGCACGGCTACATTCGCACGATTCGGTAGGTAACGATTGCCTGATGGAGTTGTCCGCCAACGGTCTGGAGAGGCTGCGAACCTGTAGCCTCTCCGTTTGAACCTTAAGCAACGAGGGATGCGTGAGCAATCCGACTTTTGTTCCCGAGTACGTATTCGAGTACGAGCTGCAAGGCTACGGCTTACCCGCCGTGGCCCAGCTGCCGACCATCATGAACCTGGTGGATGCGGCCAGCTCACTTATCGACTCGAACTGCGGGCGCATCGACGGCTTGGGCACCGGCTCGCTCATCTACTCGACCTACGTAGAGCGGCAGCTGCTGCCACCGGGCCGCAACCTGTGCCGCTTGTCGAAGCCACCGCTGGTCGCGGTCGACCAAGGCTTCATGGACACCCTGGCCAGCTATAACACGACTGGCTACAACGGGGTGAGCGGCAACCATTACTGGACAGGCGCGCTGGGCAACGGGGTGGTGCTGGCGAGCGGTGACCTTTCCAGCATCATCAGCGCCAGCGGGCGCTACGGCTACGGGCGGCGTGATTCCCAGATGACTGCCCCCGACATGAACTACGGGAGCAACATTTTGCAGGTGGCAGCATTCTTCGGTGGGCCACCACAGTGGACGGCCATCAATCCGTCGATGGTCGAGTACAACGACGAGGTCGGCGAAATCTGGCTGCCCGCCGGTTTGTATATGTCGTCCTACACCGAGGTGCTGCTGAAGTACAACGCAGGGTTCAACCCGATTGCGCTGCCCAACAATATCAAGATGGCGTGCGCCGCCTTGGTGAAGAACTTCATTATCCGCGCCGGGGGAGCGACTTCGCTGACCGGCTACGATGCGGGGCGAATCCATGCGCAGTTCACCCCCGACTTGATTGACACGAATATCGCGCAGTGGCTCAAGTTTTATGCGCATGTTGTGAGTATGTAGTATGAGCAGCCCATTTGGACTCGGCTTCGGTGCGCGCTTCATCTTCGACGCCCACCAGAACTGGACGGGTGAAGGGCTGCCGGTCTACTTGCGGACGCAGAATGCGAATGACGAGGCGCAGGATTTCGCCGACACCGGCTTCGAAGTTACGGTCACCAGCCCGAACCTGTTGAGCGGCGCAGGCACGACCGACCATCTGGTGCTGCCACCGCCGCTAGTCGAGCCCTTGAGCTTGGTCGATATCGGCATCATGGGTGGCAAGCTGATGTTCGGGGCGCGCAAGTTCACGCTGTCACACACTTGGGTGATGGCATGGATGACGGCGAACGGCTACGACAATCCGCTGGCGGTGTTTGAAGACCCGGCCAAGGTGGTCGGGCTGTGGCACGACAACCAGTTGTGGGCGATTAAGCAGGTGAATCACATCGACCTCGGTGGAGCAATCATCTACTGGGAGCTGATGTGTGATTCAGCGCAGCAGAACATAAGTACGGGAACCGGCCTTGACGGGCCGTAGAGGAGGCAACATGAAGGCTGGCGACCAAGTAACGATTAAGGAAGTGCGGCGCAATGCTATGGGCGGCGCGTCCGTCAAGGTGTTGCGCTTCGGCAACATCCTCAAGATCGAGGGCGAGAAGGGCCAGGAGAAGGCGGACGTGGTGTTCGCCTCGGCCAATCCCGCCGTGAGCCGATTGGGCGGCTTCGGAGGCTCGCTGCATGATGTGCAGCAGACCCGCAAGTGGGTGCCACTCACCGAACTGGAACTGGTTTCTACCCGCTACGGCGGGCGGAACGTAGTGCAAGTCGACCCGAACCGTCGCGGTATCGGTCAACTCTTGAACAAGTAAGGAGAACATGAATCATGAGTATGCTAGCAGATGCAACTTCAGCGGTCGCGGATACACCGACGGCGACCTCCCTTGCCAACTCAGTCAACCCAGCGAATGCGCTAGTGGACATTCCGGGCATGCTGAACAACTACCTGATCTCTCTCAAGGAGATGAAGGTGAAGCTGACGCTTTTGAGGACGGTGGTGGACAGCGGCGACCCGATTTACACGCTACTCGGCAACGGCCTTACGGCCATCGGTTAGTCCTGGGAGTGTGCGCAGATGGACGTGTCCTTCCTTACGCCTTCTATAAGGCTGGAGATGGCGGTAGAGATACCGCCTGACTTCACCGAATGGATGGAGAAAGCCGCCCGCGTAGTAGAAGTGGGGGTGGCACTGGAAGGCGCTCCGTCTGCGTACGGTCTCGTTTGGGAATATGGAAATCGCAGGCAGCAGTATCCGGGGCCGAAGACGGTGCTCAGCGAGAACCCGCTGGGCGAGATGGAGTACTTGACGACGCAGGCTCCGCATGGCTGGATTGCGGTCAATGAGGCCGAGATGCGCGATGCCATCAACAAGCGGCTGGCTGTCGCCGACTTGGACGATATCGAGGATGCTATGGCTGAGGCCAGCATGGACATCTACAACATCCTGCAGCAGACGGTGCCTATGGACAGCGGTGCGTTGAGCAACGCTTTGGTCATCGTGCCACCGAACGATGACCTGCTGGATGACGCCGAAGCTGAAGGCACGATGCTGAATGAATGGAGTGAATGATGGCAGATGCGATTGCGGTACCACTGAAGCAGTACATAATCCTGACGCCTGACATCGCGGTGCTGGAGCTTCCCCCGAAGGTGACGGCGGAGGAGGCCCGCGCATCGCGCAACAAGAAGTACCCCAAGGGCACCGACTTCCGGGGCTTGAAGCTGGTGCACGCCGACTTTCGCGGGGCCACTATTGTGCAGTGCCTGTTCGACGACGCCGACTGCAAGTACGCCTGCTTTGACTCGGCGAACGCCTGGGGGTCAAGCTTCGTAGGCACCAACATGCACCGGGCGTCGATAGCCAACGCCTGCTTTGAGAATGCGGACTTCCGGCCACGTGACTGCTTTGGACTGACTTTGAGTTTGCACTGCCGGACATTCCAGGGCTGGAAGGTCGACCACGACATGATGAAGCTGTGGTTCTTCATGCCAGTGACTTGGCAACTGCCGGAGGTGAAGGGTGCACCGGGCTGGTGGAAGCAGAAGATCGTGCAGGTCTTGGGGCAGGAGCGGGTGGACAAGCTGAAGATGGTATTTGATGTAAGGCAGGTATGAGCACAGTACCGGCAGACATCGGGCAGGTGATCGGGGCGGCGCAGAGCCACTTCTACTTCGTGAAGAAGCGCATTATCGCGCTCAACTCCCAGCGTACCATTGTCGGCATTAACGACGCGATGGACTGGCCGCCGAAGCAGTTTCTGCCCAACACGTTCTACATGCTGCCGATGGACACCACGACGCGAACAGGTTTTGGCACTCCAATGTCGTTGGGCTTGGCGAATGTGGTGCAGTGGAACTGGATGGCTCCAGGGAACGACTTGGCGGCGAACCAGCGAGGCCGCAACCGCGCCGACCGGTTCCTCATCAACCAGCAGATGGTCTCGGAGATCATGTACGGGCTGTACCCGTACTTCTGCGACAAGCAGGTTTATAAGGTGCAGGACGTGAATGGCCAGATCAAGCTGACCGGCAGCACTATCGACCCGCCGGAGCAAATCTGGTGGACGTACCCAAGATTCCTGAAGGCGCGGCTGGACGACGAGCAGAAGTCAGGCATCTTGTACAGCATCGCGCAGGTGACCTTGAATCAATTTGGAGACAGTATCTACTCATAAGTATGCAGGACAGATAAAACCATGCGAGCAGGCCGGTAGGACTCAGGAAGAAATCAGGAAGGTTTCAGGACAAATTCTCTTAGGAGGCTACTCGCATGGCACTGTCAAAATCCCTCGTACAGCCGTTTCGCAAGTCTGCCCTGATTCTGGGCAGCGGCTGGCGTGGTGCGTTCGCACCCTTCAACATCGCTTACAACTTCAGCCAGGCAACATCGCAGTACGGCCCGAGCATCCTGGACTTGCAGTACAGTGGGCCATTCAACACCAACAAACTCCCGGCAGGTTGGACTGACCTGGGATGGATTATGGGCTTCAAGATGACGCCCAGCTCGAAGATCGGTCAGATCACGTCTGGCTATCGCGGCGCGGTACGCCAGCAGGTGCGTGGCGAAGTGAATGAGCAGTTCGACTTCCAGTTCAAGGAGTTCAGCCGACTGGCCTGGAAGATTTCGACCGGCACGGAAATCTTTAACTTGCTGGAGACCGGTGCGGCCCAGACGCAAGGCCCGTTGTCCGGCTCAGGTGCACCCACATGGGCGGTGTCCGGCTACAACGCGTCCGACGGCAGCTACGGTGGCTCGCCCACCTTGGTCTTGTCGGTTGCTCCCGGCGCACTGGCGGTCAATGACCGTATCGTCTGCGACGTGGATTTCGTGGCCAGTGCTTACCCTTACGGTGGATTCGCCGGTTCCAACGGCATTCCCATCTACCCCAACAACGCGCCCAGCGATGTCGACTTCATCCGCAAGACCAGCGACTTCGTGTCGCGGGTTGTGCAGATCAGCGGCAACACGCTGGTGCTCGACCAGCCGTTCATCGGCGGCGGGTCGTCTTCGACGCTATTGCAGGGGCCGACAAGTCCTCCGGCAGGCTCCAAGGTGCAGCAGATGATCGGCACCGCGTCGAGGGAGGGTGGCACTTACATCACCGAGTGGTCGGCGATGTTCATCCTCGACTCGCAGAACGGCGATCAGTTCTGCATCTACTACCCGCATGTCTCAATTTCGCAGTTCAAGGACATCTCGACGTGGAACATCAACAACATCGGCACTACCGACACCACTGGCTACCAGCTCGACGCCACCATGCAAGCACTGGCTTTCGACGACCCGCTGGATGGTGAGACGGTGGTTGGATATCGCGCTTGGTATCCAAACCCGCTGGCTAATATCAGCGCTTAGTTTAACCCGGACGCGTTGCGTCGTCCTTAACCGGGAGGGGGCCTGGAAGCTCCCTCCCACTTAGCAAGACCCGATGCAGCAAGACTAAACTTTTGATTGCAAGTTATGGAGGAACCAAATGAGTACCACACCCGCAATAACTCCACCTATTTCCAGCCTCGATGCTTTGTCTCCCGAGGCATTAATTTTACTTACAAGGCAAGTGCGTCCTGAAGTTGAGGATGCAGTGCGCTCCGAGATGAGGACGACCTTCGAACTTGAGATCGTCAAGTTCAAGGAAGACCTCACCCGGCAGAATGCCGAGGTTGTCAAGCGCAGTGTCGATAAGTGGGAGGCCGAGGAAGCCAAGAAGCGCGAGCCTCTCAAGCCTGAGCAAATCCAACTCATGCTGGATAAGCAGTACGCCGTCTTCAAACTGAAGCTGGATAAGGACGGCGAGATGATCAAGTTCACCCTGCGCGAGCTACCGCAGTTCTATGAGAAGAAGTTCTTCAAGCTGGTCAAGGACACGTTAAAGGACGCGGTCGCCGAGATGGGTGGGGCGCAGTTTAAGCTAGTCGATGGCGACGTGCTCACCCAGATTACATCGCTGATGGAAGTCTTCGAGCCCGCCCTTGACGTGATGGCGGAAGGCTGCGTGATTTGCCTGAATCCGAAAGGCACGCTTACGTGGCTCGACGTGAAGTGGGTGAAGGACAATGTTTCTAGCGAGCGCATCTACAACATCTTGTTGGCACAGGTGGAGCTGAACAAGCTCAGGGATTTTTTCTCACATCTTTTCCAAGGATACCAGACGACCACGAGCGTGAGCCAAGCCGCTGTCCAGCAGTAGCTGGAGCGGGTAGCTGGATGCAGGAGTTCAAGATGTCGTGGGACGAGATACAGCGCAAGTTCACGTTGTCGGAGATGGCGATGATGAACTTCTCCTCCCGCGAGTCAGTGGCTGGTCTTGGAAAAGACAAAACGCGGGCACTGCCCGAGCCGAGCATGGAGCAGTTCCTTGACGATGAGGTGGGCAACCCAGAAGCGATGCAACCCAGTGACTTCTCGGTGAAGCGTGGGCCAGTTGAGACCTCGCCAGATGAGATGACTGACATGCGGCAATATACTGGCAAGCAGCTGTGGAAGTACTTCCAGAGTCAAGGATTGATATTTCCTATGATTGAGCGCAAGAAGAAGAGGGACTAAGATGGCCGACAACCCCGGACGTCTACTGCTGGTAAAAGCCAAGGTCGACCTGACTGCTTTCAAGGACAGCTTGAAGCAGATGCAGAATATGGTGAAGTCGGTCAACTTGGCGCTGGCTCCCAAGGCCGCTGCGACCGTCAGCACTGGCCTGAAGGAGACGCTGGACGCCGAGCGGCAGAAGCAGACTGCCAAGCAAGCCACCCTAAAGGTCGGTGACTCCAGCGTCGTGCAGGAGAAGTCGCTGCGTGCTGAACTGATGCGCACGATGGAGCTGCGGCGACAGGAGACGGTCGAGCTGCAGAAGCAGGTCACTGCCCTGCGTGAGAAGGTAGCTGCCGAGAATGCTTTGCTACATGTCCAGCACGAGGGCGTCCGCCAGCAGACGCAGCGCACCATCCAGCAAGAACGGGCGCTACGGCAGCCCACGTCGTACCAAGGCGTCATACCTACGGTGGTGCGCTCTGCGCCCGCCGTAGCGCAAACCGTGGCCAGCGCTGGCGCTTCTACGGGGCAATCGGTGGAGACAGCGGCCTACCAAGCCAGTCTTATGCGCCAAATGCGGCTGGCGTCGGTGGGCAAGGCTCCGGGCGGGATGCCACCAGCCAGCGGGCTTACAGCTTCGCTTACCGGTGGTTTGATGGGAGGCTTGGGCGCTGGTATGCCTGCCTCCGAAGCGGCTCGACTGCAGGATCAGCGGGCACGTGATTTGCGCTTGCAGCAGACAGTGCAACGTGCTATTGCAGTACAGATTCCAACAGCAGTAACAAAGCCTAGTGAAGTTCGTACTCCGTCGCGGGTAATTACTCCGGTTGCAATCAAGCAGCCGATTGAGACCAAGCAGTCTGTCGAAGTGTTGCCTCGCTTGTCGATGGTAGAGACTGCGAATCTTGCCCGAGCGCAAGCAGCTAAAGACAAAGCACTCCGTGAACTTCGTGAACGGACTGCTGCAGCTCATGTAGTAATACCTCCTCCCCCTCCAGCGTCGCTGGTTGAAAAAGATACGCTGACTGGACGGTTCCGGGCTAAGTCACATCCTACTGAAGTGGTTGTTCCTCCAACTCCGATAGTTCCGATTAGGCAGCCGATTGTGGTACCTCCTCTTCCAGTAGCAGCAGCAAAGCCAAGTGAAGTTTTGATACCTCCGCCTGCGAGATTGGTTGAGAAAGACCCGCTGACTGGACGGTTTCGCGCTAAGGCTCCAGAAGTTATTGTTCCGCCACCCCCACCGGTGATTCCACCGGTTGTGTTCAGACAGCCAGTTAAGCCAGAGGTTGCCCCTGTCACGGTCAAGCAACCAACGGAAGTCCTACCGCAAATAACTACTGCACAGATTATGGCGCAGCAGCGTGCCCGCGAATTGCGGATGCAGACTGCGCCTATCTTGCAGGCTCCGATACCGCAAGGTGGCTGGGTCGAGAAAGACCCGGCGACCGGGCACTTCCGTGCCAAGCAGCAAACTCCAGTGGCACATCCTCCGTCGTCTCCTGAACAAGTTCGGGCGCAGCGGGCGCAAGAGTCTGCATTCACTCGCATGACGGTGCAAGACGCCGCCGCGCAGGTTAGGCTTACCCAAGTCACCGAGGGCCAGAAGAAAGCGTTGGTACTCGGCTCCTTAGATGTGCAGCGTGATGCGTTGCGTGCCCAGCTGCGGTCGCAGCAGATCAGCTTCGTCCAGTACATATCGCAAATGAAAGTCTTGGTGGCACAGGAGAAGGCTACCAAGCTTGCCGCTATCGCCGCCGAGGAGAAGGCGCTGCTGGCTCTGTTGCAGACTAAACTTAAGGTCAATGCTATCACTCCGCAGGCGTTTCAGACTCAGAGTTCAATTCTCAATGCGCAGATGGGGATGCAGCGCACGGCAGTAGAGAATGCCAGCAGCCGCCAGCTGCTCATGTTCAACAGGCAGCAGCCTCAACTACGTGGAGGAAAAGGAGAAGAGGGCAGCTTGCTGCGCGGTATGGGCATGGGCATTACCCGCAGCTTGGGTGGTGGACTTGTCGGCTCGATAGCGACCGGTCTGATGTTTGGTGGTGGTACCTTGATGGTGTTCGATCAAGCAGCTCGCGGCATCGAGCACATGATGCACTCGATGAAGGAGTTCATCCTGGCGTCCGGCCCCATGCAGCAGGTGAATGCGCAGTTCCAGACGCTGGCCAAGGGAGCGGGCATTGATGCTCCAGCATTCATGGATAAGCTGCGCGCATCGACCCACGGGCTTGTCGACCACATGGATTTGATGCGGGTCGCTACCGGAGCACTGCGCAGCAATCTGAAGCTTTCCGATACAGATATTCTGCGGCTGGTCAAGGACACGACTGAGTTGGCCCGCGTGCAGGGCAAGTCAGTGCCACAGGCCATGCATATGCTTGACACCGCTTTGCAGACTGGGCAGATGCGTGGCGTTGCAAGGTTTCTTGGTCTCAATCAGCGCGAGTTGATGATGAATGTTGCTCCACGTGGCGCAACGATACAGCAGCGTGAACAGCTGCAGATGACACAGGTGCGAGGAGCGATGGAGTCACGGCTGGCCAAGACTGGTATCGCACCTGAGACCATGACCGAGAGCTTCCAGAAGTTGAAGCAGGCACAATCTGAATTTTGGGAGGACTTCGGGCAAGGGATGGCGACGTCTACCGGAGCAAGGGCATTCATAGCGTCACTCAGCAAGATGGCTGACGGTATCGGTGGCCTGAGTGGTATGGCGAAGAAGTTGGGGGAAACGCTGGGAGAAGCGTTCGCATTTGTAGGACGCGTACTACTCAGTGTTATAGAGGACTTCGGAAGTCTTGCAAAAATCATAGGTTTAGTGGTTAGTCAGGGAGTTGCCGGAATCACATCTCTTGGCGGAGCAGTTGGAGGATTGCAGGGGCAACTGACTGGCATGAAGTCTGTGTTCAGCTTCATGTTCGAAGTTTTTAACCAGATGGAGCTGGGGGCGAAGAAGTTGGGCTCTGTGTTCGTACTGCTTGCCGAAGTACGTAACCCTTGGATTAAATTTGGGGATGCGGTCGACCACTACAACGCGTCGGTCGGCAAAGCCGATGAGCACGCGACCAGTCAGACGTTTGAGATGAACAAGGCGTTGGTCGGGCCTCCGACTATTCCACTAGAGAAAGCAAAAGCTGACCTTACAGCTTATCGGAAATTGCTGGAGACTGCTAATAAGGAAATTGCTGCTACAGGAGGTGTACCGAAGACAGGCCCCATCTCTACTGAGATGGCATCGCGGATTCAGAAGCGTGATGAGTATCAGAGGGGCATTACAACCATTCTCTTATCACGTCCAGAATTAACCTCTGCAGACACAAGTGGAGTGACAACTGGTGGAATTGACCCCGCTACTCGCGCGCAGAATATGCGCGATGCGCAAGCTGCGCTGAAGATTACCGAGCTGGTCGAGGACGAGAAGCTGAGTGTCGTCAAGCGGGGGCTCGAAGCGCAGCGCGACGCGCAGCAGCAGATGTTAAAGAGTGGTGAGACCGACCTCTTCAGCTACGTCCAGAAAATGAAGGGATACGTCGAGGCCGAGAAGAACGCGGAGCTTAGTCGTATCGATGCTGTAGAAAAAGCCAACAAAGAGATGCGGCAGGCTGAACTGGCTACGGGGGGTATCACTCAGAAAGACTACTTGAATGCAACCGCTGTCGCTGCCAAGGAAGCGGCCAAGCAGAAGTCGGGGGTGGAAGAGGAAGCCGCCAAGAAGACGATGGCGCTTACTGACCAAGTCAACCAAGATAAGGTTGCTGCGGTAGCGGTTGCTGAGAATCGAGAAATTCAGATTCGCAAGGATGCTCTTGCTCTACAGCAGGAGATGATAAAAGACGCCTACGACAAGCAACTGCTGAGTGTCAATACCTACCTTGCCAGTGAACGTGCTGCGATAGAGGAAACCTACAAGATCGAGGAAGATGCTGCTAGTGAAAAGTACTACCGTACCGAGCAAGGCCAGAAAGACTTGGAGCAGCTGGCTGCTGATTATACTGCTGCGCAGGCTAAGCGCGAGAAAAGTGTTACTACTCAAGCCAATAGCGAAGTACAGAAACGTGTTGCACGTGCTCAGCAAGACTATGAGACCGTAGCTGGTTTTCTCCAAGCACGTCAGCAGTTGCAGGTAGCGCAACGTGGTGGGCAGGAGCTGCCGGTAGCGCAGCAGCGCGATGACTTGGCTACGCAGATTGCGGCCCTCAGCAAGGCCATTGCTACTATGGCGGCTGACATTGCGACTGCTCCGGCGGGACAACGAATGCAGTTGGCTCCGCAGTTGATGGCGAAGCAGCAGGAGCTTATCCCGCTGCAGGTAAAGCAGGCGCAGCTGAATGAAGGGCCGATTCCTCTTTCCTCGGTGGGTGATTTGGCGTCCGCGCTTGGGCAACTTCCACAAGGCACGACTCGTGCTTTCAAGGGCGTGGGTGCGATACCGGAACTCATGCAGTGGATGACCAAACAGCAGCAGGCACAGAAGGAAGGTGCTGTGCCAGGGATTATTTCTGGGCCAATGCAGAATCTTGGACTGCTGTTCCACGACTTGTTTACCAATGCTCATGGCCTGCCTGACGCCTTCAGGAACCTAGAGCAGTCATTGCTCCCTGCTATTCAGGCCATTGCCAGCTTTGCTTCTGCCGTACAGCAAGGGCCAGTGGCGGGGGCCATCGCGGGTGCGGGCATGGGCAAGATGCTGTTCAGCGGTGGAGGAATGTTCAGTGGGATTGGTTCTTTATTGAGTGGGTTGCATGGTAAAAAACAGAGTGATGGGTCTGTACCTGGCCCAGGACAACCTGTTGAGTTTGTAGATAAAGGCGCTCCAACTGGAACTTCTGGAGTAGAAGGAGTGCCACCGGGAATGGGTTCTTCTGGGGTTACTTCCGAAGCGACTTCGGGTGCCTCCAGCGCTGTAGGTGGTGCTGTTAGTAGTATGGTTACAAAATTGGCCAGTAGCGTAGGTAGTTCGTTGCAAGGTCTCGGCGCGATGGCTGGGCCTATTGGTGCGGTTGCCGGTGCCGCTTTTGGTGCCATCCTTTCCAGCATTGTTGAGAAGAAGCAGCGGGCAACAGAGAAGTACCTGCTGCAGATGCAGCTGGATTTCCAACGGATAACCTTGTCGCTGCAGACCGGCCAGATAGGCATGAACGAGGCTATCACCGAGGCCATTGCGCTGCGCAACGACGTGCAGGCGCAGATGAACAACTCCAGCAAGAAGAAGCGCAGCGCCTACATGCAGGAGTTGCAGGGGTTCAACCAACAAATCCAGCAGCTGCAGGCACAGCAGGTGCAGCAGGTGCAGCAGATGTACGAGCAGGTGAATACCGTTGGGGCATCGCCGCTGAACGCATTCACTCAGCAGCTGCAGCAGATCATCCAGCAGTATGCGCAGTTCGCCGGGGCGGCGCGGAACACGCAGGACTTGGCATCAGCGACCGAGTGGCTGACCAAGTCATTGCAAGGCTATGCGCAGACTCAGTTGACCGCAATGAACCAGGCTGAGACCGGAGCCATTCAAGATGCTATCCAGCTGAATGACTTGTACACCCAGCGCAACCAGCTGCTGCAGCAGGAAGCCAACACTGAGTACAACATCATGACTCAAGGCATCCTGACCCGGCAGCAGACCACGGCGCAGAGCAAGATGGAGCAGATTGCCCTGATGAAGCAGCAGGACGCTATCCAGCTGCAGAACCTGAACGAGCAGATCGGTGCCGCGCAATTCCGGGTGGATGCAGAGAAGAAAATTTTCAATCTAGCGACCACGCGAGTTGGACTGGAGATGCAGCTGTTGGCCATGCAGAATCAGTCGACCACCTTGCAGATGGCACAGGTTGCCGCTCTGCAGCAGGTGGTGATGGCGATGCAGAGTGGGAACTTCCAGAACATCCTGACCGGCGGACTGAACGTTAATCAGAACGCTCCGGGATACCAGGCTTTCTGGAACCTGCTCAAGGCGCTAGGCATGCAGCCTTCCGACTTGATGAACCAGTTCCTCAAGCAGTTCAACGACATGAGTGGTTATGGCTTTGGTGGATTCTCTATCGTATCAGGTGGCGGATAATGTTCAGAATCTTAATCGACAACCAAGACGGTAGCCCAGCAGTGGACTACGCACGCTATGTAGCCCCCAGCTCTATCGTGGTGCAGGACAAGCTTAACCAGCCCAGTACTATCCAGATGGTCTTACGTAACATCGACGATGCCTTTGTGACGCCGGTGCGTGAAGCCTACGTGCGTATCTATTCGACCCGCTTTGGAAGGGTGCTGGCCACCGGCTTCGTTGCCCAGATACCGACGCAGACTTTCACCGGGCTGAACCACAATACTCCATCGACTGCATGGCAGAGCTTCGATTATGCAATCACTGTGCAGTCCGACGACTACCTGTTGAACGCTAAGGCTAGTGAGTTCTTTCCGGCAGAGGTCGGACTGGGTGATGGCCAGATCATGGCAGTGCTGGCTAATCGGCTGGCCCCTGGATTCTTCGACTGCACCTCTGATTCGGTGACCGGCGACTTGATACCATACTTCGCATACGACCCCAGCAAGAACTGGGGGCAGTACGCCAAGCAGTTCGCCGACGCTGCTCGTTATCGCGTGGGCATCCGCAATAAGCGCATGTTCTTCGCACCCTACGGTGACCAGCCGCTGGGCATCGCCTACGACGAGAGTCGACCACAGAAGACATTTAAGACTAGTGGGTTGAACACCGCGCTGATGAATACTCAGTTGGCCAACGATTGCATCGTGATTGGTGCGGAGGAGCCAGGCAACAATCACGACGACTACTTCTGTGGTGATGGTTTCACTGGCAACTTCGGGCTGCGCCACTTACTGTTTGAGGGCACATCGACCGACTTGATTAATGAGCCGTGGACGGGAAGTGCTATCGACTCTAAGCTGTGGGCGGTGGTCGACCCTACCGACGCGTTCTTCATGGCAGGCACGCTGAACGTGGTCGGCGGGCCGGGGCAGTATGTCAGTGGCAGCGACGTGTGGGGCTCGTCCTACATCTTGTCCAACAGCGCCATTGAGCTGGGAGGCAAGCTGGTCATCGAGCACGGAGAAGTTGTTCCTATCGACTCGACGCGGGCGTTGATCGGTGGTCTGTATGAGAAGACCAGCTCGCGGATGCCAACGGTTAACCTGTTGAATTTTGGGGACAATTTTACCGAAGCGAGCTGGAGTGTTTCTGGTGGCAGCGTTAGTGGAAGCAACATCGTGACGTTTGATCATGCTAGCAGCGTTGTGGAGCAGGTTGTCGGCCCACTTGCGACCTACGCTGAAACTTTCACCATTTCCTTCTCAGCATCATCGCTGTCGCCACCTACACCTGAGTTACAGGTTAGTGTTGTGGACATAGAGACCGGTGCTGAGGTTATTAACAGCGTTGCGGTATTACACAGTGATGTGTCGTTCTTTAGCTTTAGTGGCCAGTTTCCTTTTGGACTTGGGTCTGCTGTTCCTATACCCGGAGATCATCTGAGGGTTAGATTTTCTAATCGTGGTTCGAGTTCGATCACCGTCGATATTCAAAACACGCAGTTGGAATACGGTGGCGAGTCGACTCCATATGTTGACACTCAAGATGAAGCGAATTGGGCAATGACCGATGTTTTCCTCCCTTACGAGGGTTGCATTGCGGGGTTCGACTTGCGGGACGGCCCGTCGGGAGTAATTCCGTCGGTGTCCGGTGCAGAAGGCGTGGCCATTCAGCCGGTGTTCAATGGGGCGCTGGTCGCCGGAGTGCCTGTTCTGGCGATGGATGTTTCACAGGTGCAGGTGTTTAGTGGGACAAACTCGCAAGTCGAGGTGACGCTGGGAGCTAACTGCCCGTTCATCGTTGGTCAATGGATTACTTTCGAGGAGCTTGAAGGCTACACCCGATTGAACGGCAGAAGTTACCAGCTGACCTCAACTGACGGCCCTACTGGGCCTCACTTTTGGTTCTATTTGGGGTACTCCGCCCCAGCATATGGCCCTACTGTCGATACCGGAAGCGTTAGCGCGTTGGGCGCAAATTTCCCGCTGCTGACCAAGATCAATCATAACTATACGTTGCGCACGATAGTTAGCTGCTACAACCAGAGCCGTTATGACACCGTCTATCGGACTCTGGCCGGGACTCCATATGGTGGCAACAACACGGTGGCGCTGGCCGATATCACCTGGGTGATCGACGACCTCGACCTGACTTACCCGTGGGCTAATCCGGTGGAGTACCGGCTCACTATCAAAAAGGTGCCGGTGCCGTCGTTCGTGCGCTACGCACCAATCAACAACTACGACGGCAACATGACTCTCAGCTATACCTCGGCGTATTTCCCGCCGCAAGGATCAGCGCAGGTGCAGTCGTTCTACAAATTTGTGAATGCAGCATCGCAGGCTCCATTGGCCGGATTCCCGTGGCCACCGTCTTACGACATGGTCGCGTCGCTGCCGCTGCTCGACTACGAGATGGGTTTCGGAATCTATGGAGCGAAGGCGTCGATTCAGAGCGCACAACAGGGAGCCGATAGCAGTCAGCTGGCGTTTTACTCCAACAACCTGCCTTCGCTGGGATCACGCATCCGCTTCCAGTCATGGGAGGCGCAGGCGGCTGTAGCTCGTGTGCAGAGTATTGCGTCGATCACTGCGCAGGCGGCGATTGTGGGCGATGATGGTGACCGCATGACAGTGTTCACTGACTTCAATCCCCCGCCACGCACCAGCGAGGAGTGTGAGCTGGCAGGGGCGCAGGCCATCGCCGACCGAGTAGACCCGACCTACCAAGGGTCATACACGCTGGAGCATACTTTCTTCGACTTCCTTAACTACGATTATCCGCGCTCCGGTAGGCTGCTGAACATCAACGCGCCGGAGCGCGACATTGTTTATCGCGACTTTATCGTGAATGAAGTGCAGTTCACCATCACCGAGTTGTTCGAGGAGCAGATGATGGTGCAGCTAACCTTCTCGCCGTCGAAGTACCTGCCGACCTTGCTGCAGCAGTTCTTGCCTACTCCGGTCGGTGTGCTGACCGCGACCGATACCCTGAATCCGCCGACACCCATCGAGCTGGCGCAGATCGGGCTGGCGTTTGCACCAGACTTAGATAATCTGCGACTTGAAGCTCCGTGGGATGTGTCGGCAGCAGGCTTCGATGGAAGCAGGATTTACGTTGCGATTAACGATCCAACTATCAATGCAATCGAAGTTAGACGAACTAACAATGGCTGGGGCACGAACAACCGAGACCTGATTGGAAGATTCACTACTCAGAATTTTACACTGCCAAGGCTGACGTTCGAACAGTCTTGGTACATGCGAGCAATAAAGCTAGGGGTGCCCAGTTATGGGATAGATTCGCTTGGGTTTGGCTATCTGCCCCATGGTAACTACTATCTTGTGACTACGAGTGTAATCAATGGCGTCGAAGGGCCACCGTTTCTGGAGTTGCCGATTGCATTAACTGTTGGCAACGCGATAGACCTTGGGTTCTTGACGAGTACGACCAGGGCATATCTGACTGCCGGATTACCGGGGAGCGAGAGGTTCTACACTGAGTTTTCGGCTGGTCATGCGTATATCACGATTTTTCCCACTACACCAGGAACCCCGCCTTTACCACCGATGTCGCGCCGGGCCAAAGTAGTCCGGGTGTACGCTCCACTAATTCCACAGCCACCGATTCTCGACCCGACGCAGCCGGTGAACCCCGACAACTACACGGTGCCTGACCAGATCAAGTTCTGGTTCGCCTTCAACGGCGATATCAGGAATATCTATGGTATTGAGATTCGGGGTGCTGACGACCGTACCGTGCTGTTGCGGCAGCCAGTGGTATCGCCCTACGACTTGATCTGGACGTATTCCTTGCAGACCGCTGGGACGCTGGCGGGATCGGAGATGTAATGGCACATAATCCTCATGTAGCGCTTGTGACGATAGAGAACATGATGAACCAGTTACTCGTGCTGGCTGCGGCGGGTGGGTTCATTAGCATCTACACTGGAGCGCGTCCGGGTGTGGCAGGCGGAGGGCTGAACGAGAGCAATGTGCTGTTGGTTACTCTAGCGATGGCGAATCCCGCGTTCGGCTATAGCTCCTCTGGAGTGTCGACTGCGAATCCGATTACAGATGGTACTGCTGCGGCTAAAGGGGTGCCGACTTGGTTTCGCATGTTTGAGGCTGACGGGGTTACTCCAGTTATGGATGGCTCGGCAGGGCATGATAGCAGCTACGACTTAAGCCTGAGTGTATCTGAAATCGATCCGGGCATTGTGGTGTCGATTACCTCATTCGTAGTTCGCCAGCCAATTGGTAGTCCCTTTGTGGATGTTGCTCCGGGAGTTGCGAATCTGATGCTCAACTGGATTGCGAACTATGCGAATAACGGATTCATAAAGGTGTACAGTGGCACGCAGGCAGCAAGCGCGGATGACGCGGTGCCGGGAGGCGATGTGCTGCTGGCTACGCTTGACTTGGGCAATCCCGCCGTCGACTCGATAGTTGATGGTGAGATGGCGTTCTCACCGATTGCGCCTGGTTATGGACTTGTCAATGAGACGCCTACATGGTTCCGCATGTATCAGTCGAACGGGACGACGGTGTTGCTCGATGGCTCTGCAGGGTTCGGCGGAGAGTTCGATCTGCTGCTGGGCAGCGCGGTGATTTCAATCGGCCAGGAAGTACAAGTCGCATCTCTGGTGATGATTCAGAACTAGGTAAAAATTATGAGCTTTCCTGCTACACTTCCCGGCTTTGTCGCCTTCGATCCGGCTGGCTACACGCATAGCCAAGTTACCTGCATCAACACCAGTGGCGTGGCGGCTGGCAACTGTTCCGATAGCAGCTACAACTCTAAAGGCTTTGTGCGTGCTGCCGATGGGACGATCACAATCTTTGGCCCATCCACCTATGGCACCCAGCCCACCTGCATCAACGATGCTGGCGTGATTGGTGGGTACTACGTAGACAGCGGCGGTGCGCAGCGTCTATTCGTTATTGGTCCACCCTATGGTTCAGGCGACTTTACGTCGATTAGCCCCGCAGGGTGGGAGACGAGTGGCGATCCCAATACGATGGAGATCAGGGGGATTAATAGCAGCGGCACGGTGTGTGGCTTCTTCTATCTGCATTCAGGAGGAGGGGAACACGGTTTCGTTCTGGCACCGCCTTACACTGCCAGTCCGACCATTCTGAATGATCCAAGTGGCCATACCTATGTTTTCGGTATTAACGACAGCGGAATGGTTACAGGTCAGTCGACTCATGGCCCGTCGAGCATGTATTCTCATGGTTTCGTCGCATCTTCACCTTACTCAAGTTTTACAGACTTTGATGTGACTGGTGGTTCTATTACTGGTTCCACTTGTGGCTATGCTATCAACAATTCTGGGGTGGTGGTAGGCGCTGGAGTCTATGGTTCCCCGTCTCTGCCTTGTTTTGTTCGTGCCGCCGACGGCACCATCACCACCTTCGATCCTTCGGTGGGAGCGGGATACCAATGTTTAGGTTTATGCATAAATTCGTCTGGAGTGGTTGCTGGTGGTTGGCGTGGCACCCCGTGGAAGGGATTTATCGCTGTTGCGCCCTATGGTCCAACCAATATCACGGCTGTGCCTGACCCTCCAGGGACTTATGAGGGTACAGGTAATGGCACGGTAGTTTTTGCTATCAATGCAGGTGGAGTCCCGGCTGGGGACTACAGTACTGGTAGTTTCATATTTCACAGCTTCATCGGGTGGTATACACCCCCTCCGCCGTCTATTTCTGGCACCGCCAACGTCTACTTGCTGCCACTGTTTATCGGAGGGCTAGACGCTAGAGTGCAGCAGTTTGGTATTCGCTACATCAGTACGATGGGTGACTACTCCGATCCGTTGCATGTGACAGTAACTACGCCACCGCCCGACCCACCGGAGTTAACTTTAGGGGCTAAGATGGCGACTCACGTTGTACTACAGTTGTCTCCAGCAAACTACGACACGGGGCCGTTCGCCAATCAAGCGCGCAAGGACATTCTGTCGACTACTCTTCAGTACTCGCATGATTCAGCTTTTGTTACTGGTGTATTCTCTCTTTCAGCGGCAGGCAACATCACCGAGGCCAACTTTGTGGTGCCAGACTCTATTGCCGATTGGTACGTGCAGGGTCAGCGCGCCGATGGCTTTGGTAACGGTGGGTGGGGGCCGACGCTCACCGTGCCGTTGGTCAACATTATCGACAGTGGATTTATGCGTGGGCAGGGTTCGATTATCCCTGCGCTTGACAGCTTAGTTACTGCGCTATTCACGTATACCGCGACCTCGATTGGTGGAGGAGGCCCGAATACCGGCGAGATCGTAGTGATCTGGCCTACCTTTGAGATTGAATACGCCGACACTTCCATGCAAGTGCTCGTCTCTGGCGGCCTGGACTCAGGAGCAACGCTTGCGGCTTCCGGTAGTGGGCCGACTAACTACAACTTGTTTCCCAAGGTAGCCCCGATAAATGGCTCACCTGTAGAATTCGATAATCCTAGCGGCGTTCCTGGTGGCTGGTGCATACCAGACAGCTCTGCCGATCTAGTCACTGCCGCTGCCGATGTGCAAAGGGACGGTGAGGTCAGCTTAGGGGGTTCCGACCTGTCGTTCGTCGCTATCGTCCCGGCAGCTGGAGGTGGGGGAGGAGGTGGTGGCAGTGGGGGCGGCGGCGGCGGAGGTCACCAGTGCATCGTGTTCGGAGAGAAAGTTGTGGTCGCTGCACGTGGCGAGACTCCGGTCGAGTTACTGGCGGTGGGCGATCTGGTATTGGGGGCCGACCCAGAGACAGGACTAGAACAGTGGAACGCAGTCGAGAGCCTAGCCTTCGGCGAAGCAGATTGCGTAGCCCTGAGCATTAAAGAAGATAAGTGTGTTAAGCTTTCCAAGTCCGCCCTTTGTCCGGTACGTGACGACTTGGCCGTGGCGCATAAGCTTGTCCGAGCGGGAGTCGTTAATGGAAGGCATAGCATGTTCCGTCGTGGGGTTTCATACTGGCAGCAAGTTTCTGGCCTCGTTGACTTAGGGCCACTGCGGGTGGTGCAGGTCAAGTTGCGGCCTCGTCCTTGGATGTTGGTGAATGGAATACTGTTGCACAACTCGCTTAAGATACAGACCAACTGAGTGAACTATGAAAATGCGATACTACGTCGAGCACCTGCCTGCACATTCCAATCCGCACGATCTTTCACAGCGGTCGCTGGTAGCTCCGCACTGCCATCAGCACCATTGGCTGCGAATCGACGAAGATACAATCGTGGGCATCGGCCACTTCAGTAGTGCTGGCATGGTTAACGCTAAGGCAGCGTCGGGGATTACAGTGTTGCCACACCTGCACGACGCTACGCCGGTCAAGGCACTGCTGCCCGCCGACAAGCATGCCAAGCTCAAGTCTAAGCTTAATCTGAACGATGCCGATTCGACTTCCGACTTCATTGGCAAGCTGCTGGCAGCAGGCCATGCACAATTCGAACCTCCCATCTAAAAGAAACGTAAAGTATATGCATAACTAGCACCATTTGAAAATTATGTATGGCGTCGTTCCCGACTAGCATTAATGCGGCCTATGCGCTGCGCCCGCAAGAAATGCGCCTGCCAGCTAATTTAGACGTTGCTACCGATGCGCCGGTCATGTAGCATGTGAATCGTTCCCCAGATATTTGAAAGTTGCAGTCAACCGTAGATGGTTCCAGTTACTGTCGATGGCGGTGGTGGTCACCCCGGCCACAAGCAAGAAGTTAGTCTAGGGTGAAACTGGATGTCTTTACCGAAGGCGACGGGGTACTATATTTAAGCTCGCATGAAAGTCCCGATCATCAACGTAAGTATCGAAGGCAAGTCGGCGTTCTTGGGCTTGGACGAGAAAACTTACCAAGCCCTGGAACCGCTCTACCGCTACCATCCACCGGGATACCAGTACAGCCCCAAGTTCAAGCTGTGGAAGCAAATCATCGACGAAGGCCTCGACATCGAGGAGTTCGATCCGGCCAGCTACTGGGATGGCTGGGTGCGGATGCTCAAGGAGACCGGCTGGTGCCCGGCGCAGCTGTTCCGCGCATCACAGTCGATGGTCGAGAAGAAAGTTCCCTGCAAGTTCAAGATCATCAATGAGGACTGCAAGCCAGTGCTGTTCAAGGCGCTGGGCAAGCAGTCCGACCGCAGCTACCAGAACGAGTGTGTGAACAAGATGCTGGTCGCATCGGCGCACGGTGGTGGTTTGATACTTGCGGCAACCGGCAGTGGTAAAACCTACACCTTAGCCGTCTACTTCAGCTACCTCGAAGGTAACGCGGTGTTCATCGTGGACGAGTTGGCCTTGATGAAGCAGGCGCAGATGGAGTTGGAGAAGGGGCTGAACGAGCCAGTCGGCATCATCGGCAACTCGCGCTTCGAGCCCCGCCGCATTACCGTAGCTACGGTGCAGAGTCTTTACAAGCACAGCAAGCGCGCCGATTTCAGGAAGTGGCGCGACGGCATCGACGTGGCGGTTGTCGACGAGCTGCACAAGGCGCTCAACCGCCGCCACTTCTCGGTGGTGCGCAGCATACCGGCAGGCGCGGTGTTCGGGCTCACCGCCACCTTGCGGATGGGCAAGATGCACACCCGCATGCAGGCGTACGCGCTGTGTGGCCCGGTGGTGTTCCAATACCCCATCGAGCAGGGCACGCAAGAAGGATTCCTCACGCGAGGCCGAGTCATCCAGGTTGAGCATCGCCAGTTACATGAATCCAGAAAGCGCGACCTGCGTGCATACCAGCTGGACTACGACTGGCTGATCGTGCAGTCGGAGAGCCGCAATGAACTCATCGCTGATATCGTCCGCCAGTTGATTGCTAAGGGCAAGTACGTAGTGGTGCTGGTGGAGCGCATCCACCACCTCAAGACCCTCTCCGACATGTTCCGCAAAATCCCGCACCGCGTCATCTTCGGCAAGGTCAAGGGAGAAGAAAGGCTAGACGCGGTGCGGGAGTTCGAACGCGACGACTTCCGGCTGATACTAGCGAACGTGGTGTTCAACAAGGGCATCGACATTAAGCGTCTGGACGCTATCGTCAATGGTGCAGCCAAGCGCAACCCCGACGATGCCCTGCAAGCGTACGGGCGCGGGGTGCGCCTGCACAAGGACAAGAAGATGCTGCTGTACTACGATGTGGCCGACAGGGGTAACCGCTTCGAGGCAGCAGCTAATGAGCGCAAGCGGGCGTTCGAGAAGGCAGGTATCGAAGTGCGAATCAGAAAGGTAGCGTAGAAAAATGCGAAAGGTACTAGACGTGAAGAAAGTCCGTAGGGCAGAGCATGTTATCGCTTTTTGCGGACGTACAATGCACGTGCTGAAGAGCCGCAGTCGGCTTCCAGACAAACTTGACAATTTCCCCATGCCCGAGCTGGTTATCGGTTACTTTCCACGGCCCAAACCACATACTGAAGTAATCGAATTTATTCCGTGCCTCAAAAAGGAGAAGTGATATGGACTGGTGGTGCTCAACTTGCGGCGCTGTCGACTTGGACGTGCATGGGCGCTGCGCGTGCTGCGGCAGCGATAACGTAGCTCCGGTAGGCACGGTTAAGGTCATCGTAGGACGTGTGGAACGTCCTCGTGAAAAGACCGGAATCGAGCGCTATTATGAAGTATGAAAAACGCGCTGCGGTGTACCTAAATTGGCCCAAACGTAGCCAACCACCACCGCAGGGGCGTTCGCCGTTTGTAGCGCAACGTGGCACGAATTTCGCGCTATCCTGTGGCCTATCACTAGTGGCATTCGGGGCTGGATTCGGCTACTTAGCGGCGGGTTGGGTTCTGGCTGGCTTAAAAGCCACCGCGTTGCCATGCTGAGTGCACTCAAGAAAAGCGCTGTTCCTTCTACGTAGTAGAAGGAATGCAGACAGTAGTTAAGTCTACGTATTGTATACACATGTACAATTGTGATCTGTAGTCTGCAGATCATAGTAGGTAAAGAGCAAAGGTGTAAACTGCCGAAAACTACTTAAGAAGGAGAGAAAGCGAATGGCAAAAACGAAAGTGAAAAAGGCAATGGTGGAGTTTCCTAACGAGGTTTTCGTGACTCGTGAGGACGATGATGATGATTCACTCTCAGTATGGACAAACGTGAAGCAAATCACCGAAGGCAAGATTGCCGTTTACCGGCTGCTGGAAGTGATTGGCAAACGAACTGTTGATGAGGTCAAGCGGAAAGGTTCAGATTGGGAGCGTGCCGAGTGAAGAAGGCTGAAAACCCGGAAGACTTGAAAGCTCGAATCGCCGCCGCACGCTTTCCTCAGCGGGTGGCTATGCGCTGGGTTCAGCTCGGCAACCGCAAGGCAGTCGAAGAGGTGACCTTCGAGCGGTACGCAGAAATGCATGACGACGAGTTGATCGCCATCTATGACATCGTGGGTGTCGGTGAGCGGCGCACCATGAAACTAAAAAAGGAGAAAGTGCAATGAGGAAGTACGTGATAATCCAACAATCTGCTGACGACAGAGGAGTACACCAGCTGGAAGATGAAGTTAATACCGCTGTGGCACAAGGCTACAAGATGGCCGCTGCCTACGGTCTTAGCATGAATATCCAAGCGGTGAATGTCGTCTGGATGGTCAAGGAGGATGCCAAATGAAGAAAGTCGACTGTCAGGTGATTGGCCAGATTGCGGAGATGCTGCTGGACGGCGAGCCGGTGTTCCTGCTGCGGGCGCAGGATGTTGCTTCGGTGCCCACACTATTGCGCTACTTGGAAGAGTCGGCGAAGGCGGGTGGTACGAACCAGATTCGCTGCCACGCTCAGATGCAGCGCTTCAAGGCGTGGCAGCTGCAGCACAAGGACAGAGTGCGGGCGGCGGACTGATATGAAAGACGACCCATCAGCAAAGCGCTGTTACGACATCGTCAAGAAGTGGCAGAAGCGGCAGAAGGAACACGCCCGCACCTGGTCACACGATAAAGAGATGTCAATGCAGTTCTATCGCGAATCTCAAATGCTGGGATGGGTAGCTATGGACATTTACCGTAATCTGCTGTGCGAGAGCGCGGAAAGGTACAGGAATGCAAGGAAAGAAAAAAATAGAGCGCGAAGGACTGCCACGCAAGGCGAGGATAATCTTCTGCGGCGACCGCAATTGGACTGATGGAGACTCGATAGTCCACGTGGTATCTGCATTGCGCAGCAACCTCGGGCCATTTGTCATCATCGAGGGTGAAGCGCGAGGCGCAGACAAACTTTCACGCAAAGCGTGCTTTGTGGTGGATGGAGTCTCCTACATGCCTTTCCCTGCCCATTGGGACGAGTACGGACGGGCGGCGGGGCCGATACGCAACCGCCAGATGCTCGACAAGGGCTGGGCCGATGCGGTGGTTGCGTTCCACTTGAACCTCGACGAGTCGAAGGGCACCGCTGACATGGTAAGGGAAGCGCGCAAGCGTGGCCTGCCAGTGTGGGTGTGCACCGACGGGCCGGATGCGCTGGCCGAGTTCATCATTCGAGTGCGAAGGCTGGTGAAAGACGGAGTGAATGCACAATGACGAAAGTAACTGAGCTGTGTCCTATCTGTCGCAAGCTGACAACGCCGCGCAGACAGACGACCATCGAGGACGGCATCAAGCACGTTGAGTTCTACTGTACGAGCTGCAACTCGTTCATCCGCGCCGAGCGCAGCGCGTCGACCAAGAGCAAGCATGACTGAGAAAGGTAAACGCATGAATAGTGTTGAGTTTAAGCAGAAGACTCTCGATATTTTGCGGGACGAATCAGCGGAGCCCGAAGACTGGTGGTACCTTTCGTTTGCGGATGATACCTTTCGCGAGGCTGTGATAGTGCGCGCCAAAGGTTTGCTCCACGCTGTGACAGCAGCAAATATGCTGGGCATCAATCCCGGTGGCGAAGTTGTCGGCGCTCCGATGACCGGCTTTACGGAATTGCCTGCGGAGGAGTTCCGCAACCGGCTGCTGACCCGCGAAGATGTGCTGGCGATATGGCCGGATGCAAAGAGCGCTCGTGAATGGGATGAGGAAGAATCCAAATGCAACCCGACGCCAAGTACGTAAAGTGCAAGTTCCTGAATGCGGAGGTCGACCGCACCGAGCGTCGCATCACTCTGGTGAGGCGTCTGGTGGACGAGGCGCTGTTGGAGCAAGGGCGGCACCTGTATGCGCTGAAGCGGGCCGACGAGCTTCGTCTGCTGGTGCTGTTCAACTGGCGCGACAAGCACGGCGTCGGCGTGTTGTGGATGCTGCGCAAGCTGCTGCCCATCTGGCATCGCAAGTTCTCGCGGTTCAGGAAGAATGCAGCGCTGGGCTGTACGGTGCCAGTGCTGGTGGGCCGCAAGTCGGAGGAGATTATTCAGGAGTGCATAGCACGGGAGTTCCCAGCGGGTGAGAATCAGCGGGAGCAACGCGAGCGGCAACGGCAGCGCATCGAGCGTCTGTTCCTGCCACAGGGAAGCAAAATGCATGCACGCTACAAGTCACCACTGGACGCTATCAACGTGGACGACTTCGTGGCGACTTACGAGAAGGAGCTGAAGCAATGGAGCCGATCAAGGTCAACGACCGCCGCCGTTTCGCAGGACTTGCGGACGCTGCAGCGGATGCCGTTTCGCGGAAACCCCTTTCGGTAGAGGAAGAGGTAGAGGAAATCTTCTGTGATCTGGCAGAACGGTACGAGCTGCCACCGGAGGATGTGGATGGTGCTAGGGCCAACATCCGCCAGCAGCTTCTGCAGCAGCGGGTGATGTACCGCGCCATGCTGCAGCGGGCACAGGCCGAGCTACAGCGAGTTAGCTTCAAGCAGCTGCGGGCTGCTGAGCTGAAGACGGTGGGCGGAGTGCGCAATAAGTTCATCCTGACCCTTGGCAAGTTTGTGTATGGGCGCGAGGAGACTTGGCTGTTCGAGGTGAACAATGCCGAGATGCTTGAGAAGGCGTTGCGCTTCTCGCGGATGAAGGACGCCAGCAACAAGGGGCTGCTGGTGCATAAGCAGCTCATGAAGACTTGCGAGTTCGACGAGGACGGCAAGGTCATCGCTGAATGGTGGAAAACTGGTATGGCTGATAATATCGCGCAGGAGCTGGCTGCGCTGGAGGTGGAATAGTGGTCATGTTGAGAACAAGAATCCTGTGGTGGGGTTGGGATATGTGTCCAGAGTGGTTGCGACTATGGTGGCAGCGCAATGGTATTCAGTTGATTAAAGATTGGTATGCGCGGGACGGTAACCACGGATGAACCTTCTCCGCGACGAAGAGTTCCGGCGCATATTGCTCAGATTCCTGATCAAGGACAGGAACTTTCTGAAGACCTGTGGCCACCTGTTATCGGCGGAGGACTTCAAGCCCACGGCGCAGTCGGACGGTAACGAGACCTGGCTGATCGCATCGTGGGCGCTCGACTACTACCGCGAGCGTGGCGAGCCTATTGGTGGGCTGCTGCGCACCGAGGCGATGGAGAAGGCCGACACCCTGCGCTTCGGCTCTAAGCAGACGGCGCGGCTGCTGGCGGCGGTCAAGGAGTTGCAGAACCCGGCGACCGACGTTATCGCTGCTGATGCGGTGCAGGAGAAGGTGGTCGCCTTCAAGAAGAGCCGGGCCAAGCAGCGGGCGATGGAGAAGTTGGTTGAACTGCAAGAGCGCGGTGAACTTACTGATGAAAGGTGGTATGAAGTGACGACGGAAGCTAACCGGATGTTCGAGATGGGCTACAAGATTACCGACTTCATGTCGGATGACGAGTTTAAGAAGCGAGCACTGCGGAGGGCCGACGAGCAGCGTAAACATCGGCGACCGTTTTTGCTCATTGACGAGATCGACCGGATGTACCCGACTGGCTTTATAGGGCGGGGAATGTTGGGTGTGATACTCGGCTATCTTAAGGCTGGCAAATCGCTGGCACTGGATTGGGTGACACTCTCTTTGGCTTGGCAGGGGATGAACGTGCTGCACTTTGCCTTGGAAGACCCGGCCAATGAAGTCGAAGACCGGCTGGACGCCGCCATTACCCACCTACCGATAAACCGGCTGGGCATGACGCCTATCAAGTTGCGCAAGCGCTTCGAGCGGATGCGGCATACGATGCACGGTCGTCTGAAGGTTATCGACGGCACTGAAGGTGGCATGTCGGTGCAGCGCATGGATGAGATTTATGAGCGAGAGCGTAACCTGGGATTCTACGCAGATGCGATAGTGTGTGACTACGACGACGAAGTCGAGCCACCGCGCAAGCAGAAAGACCGGCGCTTCGAGTTTGCTGACATCTACCGCGACTACCGTCGTCTTGTGGCCAAGCGCTCGCTGTTTGGGTGGATGGGGGCGCAGACCAACACCAAGGCCGAGGGCAAGCGAGTCATCACCGCGAGCAATTCGGCGGAGGACATCAGTAAGATACGCAAGGCAACCATAACCCTCGGCATCGGCGACGGCGAGTGGGGGGACGATTCGAAGTACCTGTCCATCGTGGCCAGTAAGATCGGGAGGCAGAAGATTGGCTGCAATATTATGACCAAGTACGAGCAGGGGTTGTTCTACGACCGCGATGCAACGCTGGAGCGTATGGCACAGGAGGAAGGCGGCAGGCCGACTAGGAGCAGGGGATGAGCGTCAACTTCGAAGACAGGTTCGACGAGACCGGGATGTACCGCCACCGAGAGAACAGGTGGATGGCTCCGACGCGGCACAAGCGTGGGCCGAACAAGACGCAGACGCACTGGCTGGGCAGCAAGGTGCTGTGCGAGACGCATGGGGTGCGGCAGGTGGTCGGCTTCCCGAATCACAAGTTGATGGTGCTGGAGTGCGGCTGCAAGCGGGGGCTGGAACAGTTGAAATGAGAGGGGAATATGAAAGTGAATCTGGATGAGTTAGAACGTAGATTGAAGCGACGGACGATATTGAATATTGTAGGAATAGCATCAGCTACTATTCTAGCGATGAATGTGCCGCTCTACTTTGTATTTCGAGATGCTGCTTGGCGGCACGGAGCAGCGCAGCTTGGCTTGGCGATTGCTGGAGCACTTGGGTTGGTCGCTACTCTAATCTACGCAAGAAAGACACGATGACCTTCGAGCAGATACTTGACAGCAAGGGCATCCACCACGAGCAGGGCTCACCGGGGTGGATAAACATACTCTGTCCTTTCTGTGAGATCCGAGGCAAGCAGCAGGGCAGTCGTCCGTTGCTTGGCGTGCATGTATCGAATGACTGCGCCTATTGTCTGCACTGTCAATGGAGCTGCAAGAATGGTGGAGTGCAGAAGGTGCTGGATGCACTGCGTATCGTCGAGCAGGTCAGCGGCAGAGAGAAGCCTGCTGATGTTGAGGAAGCCGAGGCCAAGCTGCCCGACGAGTACGTGCGATTGATTCCGATTCCGAAAGGCGACATGCTGCGCGAAGCCTACAACTACTTGCGCCATCGCGGAGTGTCAGACGCGCAGATTACTAAGAAGCGGGTCGGGGTGTGCCTGAGTGGGCGCTACGCCTACCGTGTGATCTTTCCGGTGATTACCGAGCACGAGCTGCGAGGCTTTGTAGCCCGCGACTTCACCGACAGGCAGAAGGTGCCATACCTGAATAGTGTGGGTACCAAGGCGGTGTACAACTTGAAAGGCAGACGGCAGAACGTGGCACTGCTGTTCGAGGGCATCCTGAAGTGCTTGGCGGCGGAGCGGGTGCTGGGTGAGGATGCAGATTGCCTCGCGGTGCTGGGCAAGTCGATCACCGACGAGCAGGTCGAGTTGCTGCGTGGCTACAAGCGAGTGGTGTTGGTGCCCGATAATGATGGGCCAGGGCTGCGGGGCACGCTGAAGATGGCGCAGAAGTTGTGCACCGAAGGATTCAATGTTGGCATTACTCGGTTGCCAGTTGAGTTTAAGGATTGCGATGATGCCTACGTTGCCGGAGACTTCGGTTGCATACGTGAATTGCTGACCTATGCCAGACCATACAACGAGGTAACCGAAACTAAGACACGCATCGAAGCAGCGTGGGATTTTCGGAGTCGCTGAAAAGGAGAGAAATCATGAAGGTTGGAGAGTTGATTGAACAGCTAAAACAAGTGCCTGCAGAACTGCGAGTGGTTGTTCGTGGTTATGAAGATGGCGTCGATGATGTCAATGTGTGCGAACGCGTATCGATATCAGTTGATGGCTTATCAGGCTACGATTACTATGGCATGCATGCTCTGGCGTCTGAAGGAAAAGAGAGGCACATTCAAGACACAAAAGGAACCGGGATTGTTCCTGCGCTTTACATAAGAAGCGGGCGTGGTGGAGATCCATCGCAGTCGGATGATGACGAATGAATCAAGTTCTCATTATCGATGCAAACAACTTGTCACATCGAGCGCATTGGAGCCGACGTGGTCTGAGTAGCCGTGGCCGACCGACTTCGGTGCTGGCGGGTGTGTTGTCGATGCTGGCGACCATTGCACGGAAGATGCCTGACACTCCAATGGTCTGGGTGTGGGACGGCGGAGGAACAACGTGGCGGCACAAGCTGCTGGCCAAGCGAGGCACATATAAGGGCGGGCGGCGGACAACCAACCAAGCCGACTACGAGTCGGTCGAGAAGCAGATGCCGGTGCTGCGCAGCTTCCTGAAAAACGTGATGGGCTTCAGGAACGTCTTGATACCAGGCGTTGAGGCCGACGACGTGATCGGTGTGCTGTCGCAGGCGCTGCCACAGCACGTGGTCATCTACAGTGGCGACCGTGATTTCTTTCAGCTTATCTCTGACAAGGTCGATGTGTGGCGTCCTAAGACGGGAGAGAAGCGACCGACGCTGGTGACCGACAAGGCGGTGCGTCGCGAGTTCAAGGTCGGCGTTCGGCAGTGGATTAAGTACCGGGCGCTGTGTGGCGATGCCAGCGACAAGATTCCGAATGCCTGCAAGGGGGTGGGGCCGAAGACGGCGGCGCTGCTGGTGAAGATTGGGGTGGACGCGAGCGCGGTCGAGTTCCGCAGTATGCCGTTGATGGTGAAGGTGCATCCAAGGGTCGTGTTGTTGCAGAATCACTGGCGGAACATCCACGAGAACTACGAGTTGTGCAAGATTCCGACCGAGTTCGATGAACGGATGACAGTTGCTACTCGCCAAGAGTTGATTTTGGATGTAGCAATGCTTCAGAACTATGGCGTTGGACGAAGGTGTGGTTCGTACCATGCGATGCTGAAGTTCCTCGCCGACTATGAGCTGGCTGATGCATATGAGCGGAGAGAGACGTTGTGGAGGATTCCGTGAACGAAGCTGAATGGAAAGAAAAGCTTGATAAGGTAACGATTGAACTTTTCAAGCCCGATTCGTATGAAGACCCTTATTGTTGTACTCCTACACGTATGGATGTTGTGAATAGGATTCGAGAAGAGTTTGGATTGGATGCGATTCCAACCGAGGGAAAGCAATACCTAACACCTCCTCAGATATTGAGAAAGATATTCAAGCGGTAAGTGAGGTCAAGATGGTAAGACCGGAAGACGTGGAAGGCTACAAGCGGATGGTGGCGGCGCACGCCCTGCTGGCGTGGCGCTACCTGCCACCGCAGGTCAGGGCGACGACCGACGTCGACGACCTGATTCAGGACGGGCTGATGTTCGCCCGCTTCGGGCTGGCACCGAAGTGGAGGCCTGAATGGGGCAAGTTCACGACCTTGTTGCACGCCTCGCTGCCGCACTTCTACATGAACAAGATAATGGCGAACGGCGGGCCACGCAAGGCGCAGCGCATTACGCTGGGCGCGGTGTCGATAGAGGACATCTGGATAGACCTGTGTCCCTACTTGCACGAGCAGCCGGTGGACAATGCGATGTGCGACCATGTGGTGCGGGCGTTCGAGCGCATCTACTGCGATGGCAGCCTTCCTTTGCGGGAGAGCCTGCGGCGCTGGTTCCTGAATGCTGGAGTTAATGCTCACAAGCATGGTGCGCGCTTTGAAAGAGACCGGCAGGAGTTCTTGCGGCTGGCGAGCAGGTACAACGTGGACAAGACCGACTGCCAGATACTTATGGCGAGTGATCGTTGCCAACAGCGGCTTGCGAGTCTATTGCCCGAACAGCACTTTGTGCCGGTGACGTTGTGAACGGCTGCGGAAGACAAATCGGGGCTTTCGATTGCTGCACGGTGGTGCAGGGCGATTGTCTGAAGTTGATTCGGCAACTGCCAATGGGTGGCGTCAGCCTGTGCGCGACTGACCCTCCGTATGGAATCGACTACCAGTCGAACATGCGGACGCGAAGCGACAAGTTCAGGAAACTGGCCAACGACGCCAATGACTCGCGCTTTGAGATGTACCACCAGCTGCGGCGGGTGCTGGCGATGAACTCAGTCTTGGTCAGCTTCTGCAGCTGGAAGAACTACGCGGTGGACTACGTGGAGTTGCAAAAGTGGTTCACGGTGCGCAATGCCATCGTGTGGAACAAGGGAGGTGGAGGCATCGGCGACTTGAAGCACAGCCTAGCCACCGACTACGAGATGGCAATCGTGGCCCACTGGGGCAAATGCAAGCTGCGGGGCAAGCGCGACGGCAGCGTGTGGACGGTGGGCAAGATTAACCCCAACGCGATGGAGCACGCCACCGAGAAGCCGGTGGCGCTGTTCGAGAAGATCATCGCCAAGTTCTCCGACCCTGGTGCGTTGGTGCTCGACCCGTACTGCGGCGGGGGCAGCTGCCTGATTGCGGCGCGCAGGCTGGGGCGTCACTTCCTTGGATTCGAGCTGGATGAGAAGTACTGCCGAATGGCGGCTAAGCGGGTAGCGCGAGTGGAGCCCATGCCGCAGATGCAAACCAAGGGGAGCAAGTCGTTCGAGTACTTCAACGTGCTGCGATGAGAATAAAGCCGGGTAGCGTATTCGTTTGTCAGCGATGTGAACGCCGCTTCACCGAGGAGGACTTCGGCAAGCTGCGCTTCTTCCCGTCGACCGGCATCTGCCGCGTCTGCTACATCGAGGCGATGGGCGACGGTAGCGTGTGCTTCGGCAAACGCGAGTACCTGGATGTTGAGAAGACGGCGTGCAAGCGGGTCTGTCCAGATAGATTTGTGTGCAGACTTTTCGTGAAGCTAGAGGAGTTGCTGTGAGTGTTTTTGTAGACAATATGGAGGCTCCATTTGGCCGCATGATAATGTGCCACATGATTGCGGACTCGACAGAAGAGCTTTGCTTGATGGCCTGCAAGATTGGCGTTGCTCGGAAGTGGATTCAGAAGAAGGGGACTGTCTACGAGCACTTTGACATCTGCCAATCAAAGCGTAATAAGGCTATTGCGATGGGTGCGGTAGAGACTACTAAAAAGGACTTGGTCCGAATGCTGCACGACCGCAGAAAGAAGGCGTCAAAGTGAACCCGTTCCGCAATCCCGGCTCGCTGGCTCACCAAGCTTTCAAGATGGCGCTGCAAGGCACCAGTTTCGATGCGCTGCAAGCCTTGGCGAAGAAGAAGGGTGGTGATGCCTACCATTTGTTCGCGCACCTGCGCGCAGGCAAGCACAAGAACTTCGAATGGGACGTGGACGAGCGGGATGGCAAGTTTGCAATCAGGAGGGTAAGACAGAGTGACATGAATGGGGGTGGTAGCAGTGAAGAAGAGAGCCGAGGACGCGATGGTGCGCCAACTACTGAAGGGAGTGGCCCTGGTGGAGCGACGCAAGGAACCACGCAAGGGCAAGCAGTACCGGAGGAAGAATGAAGACCGCAAAGCGGCGTGAGGGTTGTGGTCACAAGATTGGTGACTATGATTGCTGCACTGTGGTGTGTGGTGACTCCCTGAAGCTGCTGAAGCAGTTGCCTGTGAAGTCTATCGGTGCGGTGGTGACCGATCCGCCGTATGGCACGCAGAACCTCTGCGGCGGGTACGGGATGCGGCAACTGTATCCCGGCGGAACTGGACGTCGCATCCTCAACGATGAAGATCTGTCCATGATAAGCGGCGCTGTGCCGATGCTCTACCGAGCGCTAAGGAAAGACAGCTGGATGATGTCGTTCTGCGGAGCGCGCACCATGCTGGAGATGGGAGACTTGATTCGCGGGGTCGGGTTCAAGTCGGTCGGGGAGTTCGTATGGGACAAGGGGCACGGGCTGGGCTACGGCCCGATTCGCTACATGCACGAGTCGATACTGGTCTTTTCCAAGGGTAAGCCATCGGCTACGACGAGGTGCAGCATAAGCATCATACGTGCATGCCCACCTAATCAGGACGCGAGACACCGGCATCCACATGAGAAGCCATTGCGGGTGACACTGCGGCTGGTGTCCATCGTTCAGGGAGTGGTGCTCGACCCATTTTGCGGAACTGGTTCAGTGGTGGTTGCTGCGAAGATGCAGGGCAAGCACTTTCTCGGATTCGAGCTGGATGCGTCCTATGCAGCGGAGGCTCGCAGCAGGCTTGCTAAATGTTCGGTGATGCCGGTAGCAGGCCGGAAGAATGACGGCGCGTTTTTGTATCATGAAATGTGAAGCTCTGGTGGTCATCCAAGACGTGCCGCAGATGCAGCTATGCCAAGTGTGCCCGGAGCCGGGGCACTGCTGCCACGAGATAGTGCTCTATGAGGACGGCGGAGTCGTTCCGTTCAAGTACAAGCGGGAGACGTGGCGGGCGGATGCCGCCGCCGACATGGAGAGGCAGGGCTTCCCGTTCGTGCCGGTCGCAATCGAGGAGGACTTGGGCGGCGGCATGGTTTCCGTCAAGCTTGCCTGCCCGAAGCTGTCGGCGGATGGGCGCTGCACGATCTACACAAGCAGGCCGCAGCTGTGCCGAGATTATGTTCCGGGCGGCGGTGGTATCTGCGTGTTCGACTTTGAGAAGGAGAGTGAATGAAACAAGCGACAGAAGAGTGTGTGGTGAAGAAGGAGCGTCTGCTGGATGCGCTGGAGATGCTCGACCAGATTCCGGTGCGAACCAGCCTCCCGACATCGGTGTACGTGAAGGCTACGCCTGTCGGAGGAAGCAAGTTGAGATTCGTGCGCTTGTACTTGTCGGCTGAGGTCGCAGGCTATGTGGATATAGCACCATATGCTGGATTGTGGCCGTTTGACCATACGGTCTACCTCGACCGTCGATTGTTGTTTTCATTCTGCTTGGCGGCGCGAACTATCAAGTCGAAGTCGGACTTCAAGTTCAAGGTGCAGAACGGCGAGCTGCTGGTGACCAGTGGTACTCGTAAGCTGAAGCTGGCGTGTGCGGTCGAGACTGCCGGATACGCGCAGGCTCCGGTTGGCGGCAGCAGGGTGGAAGTCGAGCCAGAGCTGGTGGCCATGTTGCAGCGGGCGAAGCAATGCACGCAGGGGGAGTGGGCCAAAGCTGAGCTAGAGACCGTGATGCTGAACCCCGAGGACGGAGGCATCGCGCTGTATGCGACTACTGGAATGCTGCACTTCCGCGCTCAAGTACCCAGCGAGTTGAAGCTGAAACGTCCGACGCCATTCCCGCTGATGCTCATCGACATGCTGAAGGCCAAGGTGCTGGCTGGGCTGGAGGTCACCGACAAGGAAGTCGTGCTGGTCTACCGGCACGGCAAACTGTGGCAGTCGATGAATGCGGTAGCCCGCAAGGAGTTCCCACTGGTCAATTTCTCGAAGATGGTGGCCAAGCTGCGTCAGAGTTCGAAGCCATCGTTCACCCTCTATTCGACGGCGCTGTCGGCATCGGTGCAACGGTTGGTGAGTTATCTGGCGTCGGTGCGCAAGCTGGACTGGATAGTGACGCTCAGCGGCAAGAAGGAGGACAGCAGCCGACTGGGGATGGTGGTCAAGATTAGCGGCGCGCTGTTTCGCGAGCAGGTGAAGTTGAAGTCATCACTGACTAACGACGTGGATGTTGACTGGCCACTGGATAAAGTGGCGGGTCTGTTGGTGGATGTTGCTGAGAAGGGGCGAGTCATGGCGGTGTCGCTCGACCAGCAGGGCCGGGCGTATGTGAAAGTGGGCAGTGATATCGAGTTGGTGGTACCGCGTCGTCTTAGGTAGCCGAAAATGGGGAAAGTAACAAATGAAACCGGCAAGCGCTACGGAAGATTGACGGTTATTCGTCGGTCTGACAAAGCGACGTATCGAGGAGCCTCTTGGCTTTGTCGATGTGATTGTGGAATGAAAACCGTGGTTGCAAGTTGCCATCTTCGTAAGGGGGATACTAGAAGTTGCGGGTGCCTGCGAGTTGACGTTGGCAGAGAACTTCTCACTACGCATGGGCTTTACTACGAACGGATGTCAGAGTACTGGACTTGGAACGACATGATTCGTCGTTGCTATAGCCCGAAACGTAAACGGTATCCAGATTACGGTGGTCGTGGAATTCGAGTCTGCAAGCGTTGGCGGGAATCATTTGCTAACTTTTTCGCTGATATGGGGCCACGCCCAAAGAGGCTGACGCTGGAGCGCAAGAACAACGATGGCAACTACACTCCGAAGAACTGCTGCTGGGCTACCCGAAAGCAGCAGGTTCACAACCGTCGTGATCTTGTTGCTACGCACAGAAAGCTAACCAGAGAGCAAGCTTACTTCATTCGAGATGCTTATAACGCTGGTGGGGTGACACAGCAGCAACTTGCCGATAAATTCAAAGTGCATGTCACGAACATAAGTATGATCACACGAAATAAGATTTGGATGCCTGTACCATCACGAGGTGTTCTGTGAGGCGGCTGCGGTGAAGGGCTGCGGAAGAAAAATCGGGCCTTACAAGTGCTGCACCGTAGTGCAAGGTGACTGGATGGACGTGCTTCGCAGGTTGCCAAGCGAGAGCGTGCAGTGCGTGGTGACCAGTCCGCCTTATTGGGGCTTGCGTGATTATGGAACGGCGGTTTGGGAAGGAGGCGACCCGAAATGCAAACATCGTGGAAGTGTAGTACTTGCCGACCGCGCGAGCGCTAAAAGTCATAAGCAGAGAAGCAACAAAAGGTGCGAACAGTGTGTTCGCAGGTGACTGTCGATGTGGTGCTCGTCGCGTAGATAATCAGCTCGGTCTGGAGCGAACGCCGGAAGAGTACGTGGCCAAGATAGTCGCAGGCTTTCACAAGGTGCGACGGGTGCTGCGCAGCGATGGGACGTGCTGGTTGAACTTGGGTGATAGCTACTACAACTACCGGCCGGGAGCGACTGCTTATGTTGCGCAGAGTCTTTCCAAGAAGAACCTGCGAGACATGCCCAGTCAGTGCGCGAAGCGCTCGGAGCAAATTGTTGGACTCAAGGAAAAAGACCTTGTTGGCATTCCGTGGATGACAGTCTTTGCCTTGCGCGCCGAAGGTTGGTATTTGCGGCAGGACATCATCTGGTCAAAGCCTGCGCCTATGCCAGAAAGCGTTCGTGATCGTTGTACTAAGGCGCATGAGTATATTTTCCATTTGACAAAATCGAGGAAGTACTTCTGCAATATGGGAGCGATTGCAGAACCCCTGCGAAATCGACGTTCTGTATGGACGATAGATACCAAGGGTTATAATGAAGCGCACTTTGCTACGTTTCCGCCAGAGCTTCCGACGCTTTGTATTAAGGCCGGTACTGAAAGGAAGGGACTAGTGCTTGATCCATTTGCCGGAGCAGGAACCACCTTGCTTATGGCGAAGAAATTGGGCCGACACTTCCTTGGAATTGAACTTAGTGAAGAGTACTGCCGGATGTTAACCAAGCGGCTGGCGAAGGTTGAGCCGATGCCCCACATGAAGAATCCACGCAAGCCCAACAACAGCCAGTTCGAGTACTTCAACGTGTTGGAGGACTAATGCCACAGTTTGAAAACCTCCTCGGAATTGAACCACCCAAGTCACAGAAGCTGACCGGCGAGCACCGGGGCTGCGACTACTGCCCGGCGCGCAAGACGTGGCCGTACGGTATCAAGCCAGTGATGGGCACAGTCACTGGCACCAAAGACATCATGTGCATCGCGCAGAACCCCGGCAAGGATGAGAACGAGGAGGGGCGTGAACTTGTCGGGCCAAGTGGTAAGTTCTGGTGGGATGCACTGCGCAAGGTCGGTATCAAGCGCAGCGACTGCGATATCCAGAACGCGGTGCGCTGCTGGGTGGTGGAAAAGGACGAGGATGGACATCTGGTAGGCAAGAGTCTGAAAGCTACCGACAAGGAAGTGCACTGCTGTTCGGTCTACACCGAAGATGCGCTGAAGAAGTCACGGGCCAAGCTGTACCTGATAATCGGGCAGGTCGCCGCCAAGCAGGTGCTGGGCAATGAATGGACAAAGGGCAGGCCGCAGTTGTTCTACTCTGACAAGTTGGGAGCGAGAGTAGCAATACTTGACCATCCAGCATACTTCCTGCGAGGTGGTGGCTGGGGCCAGCGGCGCAAGCAGTTCCACAAGATGCTGCGGGTGGTTGCCCACGAGTTGAAACATCCGGCACCCAAGGGGCTGGAGCGGTTCCACATACTCGGCCAGCAGGAATACATCAAGGTGCAGAGCTACGCGCAAGCGCTGCAAGCCAAGAAGGAACTAGAGCATGCACCCGGACGAGTGTCGTGCGACGCTGAATGGGACGACGGCAAGATGCTGGTCTATGGCTTCTGCCCCAAGCCGGGCCGCAGCTTGGTGTTCGTGCTCGACCACAAGGAAAACCTGAAGAATCCCGACCGTGACGCGGTGCGCGAAGTCGTCTGCGAAATCCTGCTGAATCCGAAAATCAGGAAAATCTTCGCACACGGCTCCGGCGACGTGAACGAGACCAAGAAGATGCTGGGGGTCAAGGTCAAGGGCTACGACTTCGATGCCGAGTACGCGGCCTACTTCTACGATTCCAGCATGAACTCGTTTGCTGTGGATACCTGGGCGGCAATGTGGTGGCCAGAGTTTACCGGCTACAAAGAGGTGGTGATGCCCGAGGCTGCTCCCGAGGGCATGGATTATAAGCGCGGGCGCAAGACCGGCAAGCTGCGCTACGGCAACGTGCCACTGTCCAAGCTGGTGCCCTACAATGGCGCGGACTGCGACATTCCCAAGCGGGTTGAGCTGAAGGTCAGGAAGCACATACCGATGCCGCTGCTGCGGGTGTACATGGATGCGGCGTTCGTGGTCGACCGCATGGAGAAGGACGGCCCACTGCTCGACCGCAAGCACGTCGAGGTGATGAAGAAGATCTTCCCGGTGCGCTGGAACCACTACCGTGAGCAGTTGCGGCAGATGGCTGCCGACCCGAACTTCAATCCCAACTCACCTAAGCAGCTGAAGCCGATGTTGTATGAGCACTTCAAGTTTGACTGCCCAGTCGAGCTGGAGCGGGGCCGCGAGGTCAAGCGCTGGTCGACCGACCAGGACACCGTGAAGTGGATAATTAGTGAGACCAATCATGAGTTCCCCAAGACGCTGCAGCTGTTCAAGGCGGCGAACACGATTGTGTCGAAGTCGCTTAACAGCTATGAGAACTCTGCCAACAAGCACGGCGGGGCGCTGCAGACCATCTGGTGGCTGACCGGGGCCATCACCGGGCGCTTGCGCTCCGGTTCCGGCATCATGGGTGCGGCCAAAGAGAACGGCATTGTTAACCTGCAGAACGTCGACCTCGACCCCATTGTGCAGAACATGCTGATTAGCGACCCACGTTGGTATGACCTGTTCGAGGAGTGGAAGCGCTCGCTGCAGTATGAATGGAAGTGGAATAAAGTCTTTGCTAAAGACCCTAAGACCAAAGGCTATACCGCTGATGCGGTGGAGCTGCAGGAACTATTGCTGCGCAAGGAACGATTTAACGCCAACGACTTCGACGACTTGGAAGTCTACTTGGCGCTCGATCACGGACAACTAGAAGTGCGAGTGCTGGGGCAGATGTCGCAAGACCCGGTCTATCAGCGCATCTTCGAGTCGGGCAAGGACGTGCACGTGATGTTCGGCGCGGAGCTGACCGGCTGGGCACCAGAGCGAATAGCCCACGACAAAGACACCCGCGTGGCAGTCAAGGGAGTGCACTTTGCAATCATCTATGGTAAGCAGCCTCGTGGGGTGTGGCAGCAGCTGAAAGAGAAGGGTGTGAAGATTACGCTGGCACGAGTCGAGGACTTGTTCAATGCATATTGGAGCAAGTTCAAGCGTGCACGGGCGCTGCTGGAGTCATTCAAGGAGGAGGCCGAGACCAAGCACTACGTGACCAATCTGTTTGGCTTCCGACGTCCCATTGGTGGAGACGAGAAGCGGAGTACGTTCTCAGAAAATCAAGCCGTGAACTCGCCAATCCAAGGGACGGCTGGGCAGCTGCTGGTGATTGCGATGGCGCTGATGCAGCGCAAGCGCAAGACCTACAAGCTGCTGCAACGGCTGCGGCTGGAGATTCACGACAACAACACGTGGAGCAACAAGCTGAAGCATGTGGGTGCGATGCTGCCGCTGGCCAATAAGCTGCTGTGCGGCGACACCCTGGATGTGGTGCACAATGAGTTTGGCATCAACTGGAACGTGCCTCTGGTGTCGGAGGCGTCGGCGGGGTTCCGCATGGGCACCATGATCGACCTTAAGGGTGACGAGTTCAACAGGGATGACTTCGTAGGCCGCTGGTGCCTGAAGTGCCTCGACAACAACCTCGCGGTGGAGCGAGAACTTAAGAGTGTAGAGAAATTCGGTGGCGCGGCGTTTGTGGTCTGAAAATGCGGTAGCGGAATTTGTATCATGTAGTAGAGGAAGAAAATGGCAAGAATGACGACAGCGGACTTGAAGGGCGACACTGCTCGCGGTGCTGCTTATAACTCACGACGCATGTTTAAGTTTGTCGACAAACAACATCGGACATCTGAGCAAGCGAAGCGTCGGCTTGAGCCACCAGCAGAAGATCGAGACTACGACATCGAGCTGCGCGACTACCTGAAGCAGCCGGTGGACGTGTTGGCGCTCATCAAGAAGTTGGATTTCTCCGAGGAGGACTTCGAAGGTGCGGCGATGGAGCAGCCTGCGCTCTACTTGGATGCCGCACGGCTGCGGGTGCAGAAGATGCGCAAGCGGGCGCAGGCCAAGATTGCATCCGAGACCGAGAAGGCGCAGGCTCGCATCCGCATCCAAGGCACGATTCAGGAGAAGAACGACCGCACGACGTTGAAGAAGACGGTGCGCATGGCGGAGCGGGCCTACGAGTACGCGCTGAGCGTCGAGGAGTTCTGCAAGGGTTTGATGCGGGCTTTTGAGGAGCGCGACAAGGCGATTGCGATTATCAAGGATGCGCGCTGGGCAGAGGCGGGCAACGTGGTGCGGCGGGTGAAGGAGAAGGAGGGCCGCGACTTGGCGCGGCGTGCGCAGCAGGACGTGCGGCAGCGGTACAGCAAGCTGCGGGAGGACGACGATGAAGATTGAAGAACTGAAAAGTGAACTTCACAATTTGGTGGGAGTAGGTTTGGACGATGCACAACTTGCAGAAATTAAGGACAACGTGCAGTACATACTTGTGCTCCCCTCGTTGAGCAATTCGCAACTGAATGGGCTGCGCGATCGCATGGGCAAGACCTTTCCACGCATGGCGTTCTTGGCGCTTGCTGACCCCGAGAATGTGAAGTTGTTTGAGGTGAAGGAGTGACTCGGGAGATTGTCTACGGCATTTTCATATTGCTCGTGATGGCATGGGCATACGTACTGGTCGGCGCGCTTATCGAGGCGTCGCTGCGTGCGACTGGGACGCTGGTCGTCACGTACTACAAAGCAAAGCAAGAGTGGTTAACCGCACTGGACGTTTCGACGTCCAGAATAACTAAGGAGAAGGAATAATGAGTTGGAAAGACACAGCAAAGCAACAGATGGTGAAAGCAGGCACGGGCAAGCGGTTCAAGTTGCAGAAGGGTGACAACAACCTGCGCGTGCTGCCGACCAAAGATCACAAGGGCGACGAGGAGCCATCGGTATTCCACCCCTTCAATGTCCACCCCAACGTGGGGCCGGAGAAGCGCTGGCCGACCTGCGGCAAGGACGCCAATGGCAAGGGCCGTTGCTACACCTGCGACAAGAAGATTCCCAAGCTGGAAGCATCCAGCAGCCGCTCCGACCGCAAGCGGGCCGAGGACTCCAAGCCCATCGAGCAGCTGAAAATCCAGGTGGCCAGCTACAACCCCGAGGCCGAGAAGTTCAGCGGGCCGTTCCCGCTCGACCTGAAGGGCGGCGGTGCGGACTCGATCAGCTTCCGCATCCTGAAGGCGCTGCAGAACCCCAAGAAGGATTGCGTCGACCCCCGCCACGGTCACAACATCGGCATCGAGGCCACAGGCGACAACCTGTCGCGCCGCTACTCATCGCCGGTCATTGACGACGACGAGACGATAGTGCCCAAGAGCATCTTGCTCGCCATGAAGACGTTCGACGAGCTGATTCCCAAGTACTCGGAGCAGGCACACATTGACGCGTGGTCGACCCGCGCCCGCGACGAGGAAGAGGACTACGACGAGCCGGAAGAGGACGAGGAAGAGGAAGAAGAACGTCCCAAGAAGAAGGGCAAAGCTGTCGTCGAAGACGGTGATGAAGTGGAAGAAGTCGACGAGGAAGAAGACGAGCCTGCTCCCAAGAAGAAGCGCAAGGTCGTCGAGGACGAGGACGAAGAGGACGCCGAGGAAGAGGAACCGGCTCCCAAGAAGAAGAAGCGTCTAGCACCCGTCGAGGACGAGGACGAAGAGGAAGTCGAAGAAGAAGATGAAGAAGAGGAGCCAGCTCCCAAGAAGAAAGCCAAGGTCGTCGCTGAGGACGATGATGAGATCGATCCCGAATATGACAACATGGATGAGGAAGATGAGTCTGCGTCGAAGAAGAAGCGCAAGGTAGTCGAAGAAGAAGATGAAGAAGAGGAGCCCGCTCCCAAGAAGAAAGCCAAGAAGCCTCCGGTCGAGGAAGACGATGAAGAGGACGAGCCGGAAGACGACCCCGACCTGCCCGAGGAAGATGATGTGCCGGAAGACGAGGAAGAGGAACCAGCTCCCAAGAAGGTGACTAAGAAGTCTGCGCTCAAGAAGAAAGTGCGGCGCTAACGAAGGTTCGTGCGACTGCGACATGATACCTGAAGTGCTATCAGATTCTGGGCGCGAAGAGAAATGCTGAGAGACTCGCCTCGTTAGCCCTTCAGTCGCACGATTAAGGTTGCCCTATGGAAACATGCAAAACAGAACGTAAGTACTATTATAAGGACGTGCCGGGGCTGGGCAACGTGGCGGTCAGCCGCCATGCCCAGTTCCGCATGGACGAGCAGGGCATCCCCGAGACATCATTTGAGCGGGCGCTGCTGACCCCGGTGGGTGGCGACACGCCTGATGGCATCGGGATACGCTGGCGTGAGCGCGACGGGGTGCGGCTGGTCATCATGGAGAGGCCGGAGCCGTGGCGCGGTGCGATGCTGGTGAAGACAGTGCACCGCGTGCTGGCAGCATTTGAACTGAAAGGGAAGGCATGAACCTGCAAGGTACGCATATTCTATTTATTGAATCTGGGCCTACTGGGAAGAAGACAGAAAGGTGGAATGTGTTTTCTAAATACGAGATAACTGAGAATGACTCGTTCGCTGGGCTTCTCGGTCAAGTGAAGTGGTTTGGCAGGTGGAGAAAGTACAGCTTCTTCCCGGTAATGGGTGCAATCTTCGAGGAGATTTGTTTGCGGGATATTGCTCAGTTTTGCGTCGACGCTACCAAAGAGCATCGCCAACGGAAGAAGGCTGCATGATCACCAAGAAGAAAATCCGCAAGCTGACTCCGCAGCAGGAAGTCAAACTGTTGCAAAAAGCTCTTGGCTATGTTTGCTTTCAGGAAGATGAGACCTCGGTCTATGAGCATCTCGACTTGGGCAATCCCGACGCTAACGAACTGCTGGGCGACCGTGAGTTGGGTATGCGATGGGGTTGTATCGTTGAGTTGCACGGGCCGAACTCCTCTGGCAAGACGTGGTTGGCTACACGGATATCCGCCATCGCGCAGCAGCAGGACGAGCACGTGTACGTGGCCAAGGCCGACCTCGAAGGCAGCAACGACGACCGCTTCAATGAGAAGGTAGGCATCGACCTGCAGCGCTTCTACTTGTTCAAGGCGTCATTGGCGGTCTCGGTACAGGAGCTGGCCAAGATAGACGCCCTGCGTAAGAAGAAGGCGGAAGGCGGTAAGCTGACGACGTTGCAGGAAGAGAAGCTGGCCACGCCTCCCGAAGCCTACGAGCAGTCGGCGGAGCAGGTCTGTGATGAGATCGAGGCGTGGATAAAGTTCCGCCACGTCCGTGACCCGCGAGCCAAGATTGTGCTCATCATCGACAGCGTGACTGGCATGCTGGTGTCGGAGGAGGACGAGGGCCATCTGTCCGACCAGAACATGCGCACCAAGGTTAGCCTTGCGTCGTTCCTGTCGTTGTTGTGCCGTCGTTGGGTGCGGCTGGCGTCGAACTACAAGGTCATCATGCTGTTCATCAACCAGGAGCGCGAGGCTCCGGGCGTGATGTACGGCAGCCCCATCCGCACTAGTGGTGGTAATGCACTGAAGTTTTATGCGGTGGTACGGGTGCGCATCCGGCGCTCTGGCAATGGCCGCATTTTGAAAGACAAGAAGATGATCGGGCTGCGCAGTATCCTGCTGAATGAGAAGAACAAGGTCGGAGGCCGCGAAGGTGGGGAGCTGGCCTTCAAGGGTTATCCACGCACAGGAAAGTGGTCGTGGATAAGCAAAGAGCAGGCTGACAAGGAAAGTGCGGCTGGCAGGAAAGCGAAGGTGAAGAAATGATGTCAGTTTGGAAGTTTGAGTTTGAGATTAAAGACGGGCCGCAAGCTGTTGTGATGCCGATGGGCGCGCATCTGCTGTCGGTCGGAATGCAGCGAGATACGCTTTGCCTGTGGGCGTTTGTTGATACCGCAGCTGTGACGGAGAAGCGATTCTTCGTTGTGCATGGAACCGGGCACCCAATTAAGTTGGGTGAGACCTATGTAGGTACTGCAATGCACGGTGCCTTGGTTTGGCACTTGTTTATGAGTTTGGGCTTAAAGGAGGCCAAGAATGGCTGAACAGCAGAAACAGCAAGGCAAGGGGCGTCCGGCAGCGTCGGATGCGCCTACGGATGTGATATGAAGTGTCAGTTCTGTAAATGTCAGTTTTCACCTAAGACAAACTGGCAGAAGTTTTGTTCTCGTGCTTGCCGAAATGATGTTACGAAGCAAGCACGAGTTTGGAACGGCCAACGACGTTCAGAAGTTTTGCCTCAACTGTGTTCTTCTGCAGCAGGAGCAGTGAAACGAGTTAATTGTGGCGACTGACTTGATGCTGCGAGGTTACGATGTTTTTCACGCGATGAGTCCAAGTAGCTCCTGTGACTTGGTGGTAGTTATTAGTAAAAGCAGTATTAGAATTCAAGTGAGATCAGCTTACATGAAAGCTGGTGGGCTACTCGGAGGCTTAAAGCCTCTTCCGAAGGATGCAGATAGGCAAGATGTCTTTGCTCATGTTTTTGGAGATAGTATTTATTATGACCCTCCAATTTCAACGTGGGCTGACTTGAACAAGCAACATAAAGAGAAGGAGCAAAATGATGGCAAGCAAAAAAGAAATCATTAACAACGACCAATCAAACCAAAGTAGCGACGTAGCGCAGACAAACGTGCCTGTGGAAGGCACTAACGATGTGGAAACGGGCTGGAAACGAGGCCCAGATTTACATTTTACACCACTGACGCCTACTGACCGTGCCAAGACTTTGGTACAAGATGGTCTGGGACTATTCGATGCTGACGAGCCAAGCGTCTCGCGGCAAGTCGTGTCACTGGTGGCCTCAGCAGTAAGCAATTGTCCGAAAGAAGAACGGGTGGCGTTCCGCGTCGAGGGCAAGCTGCGGTGCGAGCGGCTGAAGCAGTTTAGCGAGATGCTTTTCAACGAGTTCATCTACCAGACGGCGACGCTCAAGTAAGGAGGAATGATGAAGAAAAAGGATGACGCTGTGGTGGTTGTTCATTCTGAGAAGGTTCATGATGAACGTCAGGTTCCTGTATATCTTGGTGACAGCTTTCGCGAGTTGGTTCGCGACCGTGTTGGAGTTCAGGGGCTGCTTCAATACGCCGAGCGGCGCTTTCGGGAACTCGGGGTTATGGGAGAAGCAATCTGGAATAAGATTTTCCTTGAATGCGGGGTGACGCGGGGAACCGACGACCGATGGGAGTATGACCAGCAACATAACGTAATTCGGTTGGTGAAGAAAGCTGCGCCGAAGAAATGAAGAAGCAACAACTATCGCTCAGCCTGCGGCCCAAGAGCTTCACCGAGCTGGTCGGTCAGCAGGCTGTGGTCAAGAGTATCGAGAAGCATGTCGCAGGCGAGCGGCTGGCGACCGCGTGGCTGTTTACCGGAGCCCCCGGCACTGGCAAGACCAGCATTGCCCGCATCATTGCACTGTCGTTGCAGTGCACCCATGCACCGTTCGGATACCCTTGCATTGAGTGCCGACGCAACCGCAGTAGCTTCGACATTAAAGAGGAGAAGGCTGCGACTCTAACATCTGGCGAGACACACGGCGAGGCATTGGAAGTATGGCTCAATGACCGGAACTTTCTTCCGTCGGAAGGTTCGCAACGACGGGTCTACATCCTCGATGAGCCACAGACGATTTCCGGTAAGGGACAGGATTTCCTGCTCGACGCATTGGAGCCGAAGAACCAGGTCGAGACATCGGTGCTCATCCTGTGCACGTCGCAGCCGAGTAGATTGAACAAGGCAATGCGCCGCCGCTGCGTGAACTACCACATGCGAACGCTCAACGAGGACGAGGTCGAGCAGTATGTAACGTGGGCTTTGCAGAAGGCAGGCAGCAAGCTTCCAGCCAAGCCTTTATCGGATGCGCTGGTTGCGAAGGAGGTCAGCGCGCCCGGCTTCCTGGTGATGGCCTGTGAACGCTATCTGACCGGGATGCCAGCGAAGGAAGCGGCGCAGGTGGACGCCGACTTCGGCTATGATCATCGGGTGCTGACGCGGGCCATTTTCCGGGGTGATTGGGAAGCAGCTCGTACCGAATTGCAGAAGGCGACGCCGGAGGATGCTGGGTCAATCCAGATGGGGGTCGCTGGCTACTTGCGGGCAGTGCTGCTGAACAGTGATGCCGGGGAGCAGGCGGCTGCGGTGTCCAAGGGCATCAAGATGCTGTCGACGAATTCGCCGGATAGGTTGATGCTGAGCATTATTTCGGCAGTTAGCTACGACCTTTGTCGAACTTTTAAGAGGTAAATGAAAATGCCATTGTGCAGGACTCCAATTGAACTGGGCCACAGCGTTGTGGTTTACTGCGTCCTCAAGGAGAAGCATCAAGGGCGCTGCTTGCCGGAGAAGGTGCCATGCCAGAAATGTGTGGCGTTGGCGCGGTGGTGGAAGGAGCACGGTGGAGCGCCTGTGGTTGCCAGCGAGCCGAACATGTGCGTTGAGATAAGCCCGCATGACAAACAGCCTTGTGGCTTTCCGGCAGGGCATAACTATCAGCACGGTAGCGGAGTGCTGCGACGGACTTGGGAATGAGAATTCTTGTCACCGCCGACGTGCAGGCTGAGTGGTCGTGCTTGCCACAGTGCCGCCAAGCGCTGTGTCAGATCAAACTCTTGGTCAAGCAGTACGACTTGGATGCAGTGGTGGTTGCAGGCGATTTGAAAGCAGCCTACGACCCGGTGCAGGTGCGGGTCATACAGTTTTGGCAAGGTGCGATTCACCAGCTGCGCAAGTTAGGAGTCAGGGTTCTTGTGCTCTTGGGCAACCACGACCGCATCGGCATGTACAGCGACGCTCAGAACTGGCTGTCGATACTGCGGCGTGCCGGGGCCGAGACCTTCGACACCGCCGAGGTGGTGGACGTGGGCAATGGCACAATAGCGATGCTGCCGTTTACCACCTCGGTAAGTTTGCTGCGCAAGCGGGCGGCGCGGTTGGCGAAGCAGGGGGCTGACGTGTTGGTGTTCCATGCCGACGTGCGCGAGTGCCGCTACAACGCGTTGGGAGAGAAGTCGCATGCTCGGGTGTCGGTTGCCGAGTTGCACCCGGAGATGTATAAGCTGGTGGTGGGCGGGCACATCCACATGCCACAGAAGTACTATGTGGGCAGCCCGTTCTGCACCGAGTGGGGCGAGGCCAACCAGCGCAAACGGTTCCTGCTGTGGCTGGACGGCAAGACGTTAAGTATAGACTCGGAGATACCAGGTTGGTTCGATGAGTCGTGGCCGGGCTTCAAGAAGCCTGCGAGTTGGGAGGGAACGCATGTACGAGTCCATGTGGACTGTGAAAGCAGTAACTACCTCAGGAGAATGCAGGCCGCTGCATCTCTCAGCAATAAACGCTTCCGAGGGGCAAGTATTAGCATTTTGCCTAAGTTTGGAAATGCTGGAGTCATACGAGATACAAGCGTTGGAGTTGGTGCTTCCGACGAAGCAAACATTGCTCAGTACGTTGCTGAGACATTGCCTGCAAGACTGGACGCCAAGCAGGTGGTGGGGTTCTTATCGCACAAGGTCGACGCCGTAGCTCGACGCCGCCGTGTTGAAGGGGCGCAGATACGCATCACGGGGGTCGAAGCGCAGAACGTCCTCAGCTTCAAGAAGGTCGAGTGCAGATTCGACCAGCCTGGCATCACCTGTGTCGAGGGGGTCAACCACGACTGGAACGGGCAGAGCAATGGCGCGGGTAAGACCTCGCTGCTCAGTCTTATCTCGGTGGCATGGAGTGGTACGACATTCAAAGGGCAGAAGTTCGACGGCTGGGCTCGGCAGGGAACTAAGCGACCAGCATGGGTGAAGCTGCACTTGCAGGACGCAGTGGGCACCAAGCTGGACATGGTGCGTGGGCGCAGGCCGGTAAAGCTGCAGTTGTGGGTGAATGGACACGATCAGTCGGCGGGCATGAACCGTAGCGCCAAGGACGGCACCCAAGCGCTCATCGAGCAGGTCACAGGCTTCACGTGGCAGACGCTGGCCAACAGCGTCTACATTGACCGTGCCACTACCGACGCCTTCCTGCGAGGCACCAAGAAGGACAGGGCCGACCTGCTATACCGCTTCCAGAATCTGGAGCGCTTCGAGAAGGCGCTGCTGCTGGTGCGCGACGACACCCGCAAGCACGGCGTTGCGATCGAGCAGGCGCAGGCGGCGGTCGACATGCTGGATGGACAAGTGGTGTCTGCCAAGGAGCATTTGCAGCAAGCGAGAGATGAAGCGCAGTATGTCACCACGCATCAACACGAGCAATATCGTAATGGTCTGACAATATGGAAGGCATTGCATCAGCGCGAGTTGGCGACTGAGAAATTGTCGTATCGTACGCAGCGGGTGCTGGAGCCGAAGTACAAGAAGCTGAATGCAACACTGTCAATTTGCGAAGGCAAACTCGACAGCAAACGTATTTCCTTGGCAGCAATGCAGCGGGTGCTGGATAGGAATGAAGCGCTGCCACAAGGTGGAAAATGCCCCATGTGCGGCTCTACCGTCGATGCCAAACGATTAGGCCGCGACAGCGCAAACGTGCGCAGAGAGATGGCATCTGTTGCGGCATATGTACCGCGATTGGAGTCTAATTACAGCCTTTTGCGATGCCGCAGTGCGGAATTGGAAGCCAAGATTGATACCGCAAAGCTTGCGTGGGCCGAAGCGAAATCGAAAGCCGGTCTAGAGTATGACCGCCTGCGATTCATCAAGCGCCAGTTGAGTGAGCAGCGCGACCGCGAGCGCAAGTCGGTGGCTGACGCCAGGAAGAACTACCTGCGGGTGAAGGAGCAGTTGATTGAATATAAGGCATACGTGGTGTCGCTGCAGTCCGAAGAAGGCTTTTACGCTTACTGTGAGCACGCGCTATCCCGAGACGGCCTACCTGCCTTCCTCATTGCTCAGCTCGCTGTTCCGCTTACAAAAGCGGCTGAGGATTACGCAGCTCTGTTTGCAGACGGAGAGATACAAGTACGGTTTGAGGCTGAGGGTGGAGGAGTCGAGCCTCGGATCATCAATGCCCACGGCGGTGGCACACTGGGTGATCAGTCGCTGGGTGAATCTGCTGTGGGAGCACTTATTGCTGCGTTCGCTCTACGAGAAATAGCGCCCCGGACGAACCTGCTGATACTGGACGAGCCGGGGCTGGGCATGACCGCGCACAACCTGCGGATGCTGGCGCGTGGGCTGGTGAAGCTGAAGCGGAGGTTCCCGAGCATCTTCGTGATTACCCATAGCCCGTTCCTTGCCGGTGAGCTGGCGGGCGAACGAGTGATGCGAGTGGAAAAACGCGATGGAATATCGAGGTTGGTGCAATGAAAATAGTAAGACCGTACATGCGGATGTTGACGAGTGGTGCGGTGGTAGACCCTCAAGATGGTCTTGGCATATCTGAGGAGTGTCGTTATGACATGCCTTTGGATTTTATCAACTGGTGTGCACGCATTTCACATCGCGCCGAGGATGCAGAGAATCAGGATGTTGAGCGATTCCTGCGCAGCGTGGTGCTTCAGCATGGCGATTGGTCAGTTACCGAGCACGTGAGCATCTCGGTGGATGCATATGTCGACCGTGGCATCACGCATGAGATCGTGCGCCATCGGCTGGGCGCGTACACTCAGGAGAGCACGCGCTTCGTGAACTATGCGAAGAAGATGCTACCGAGCTTTATTTATCCGATTGTGGGTGTCGAGTGCGAGCGCTGTTTGGGTGGCGATGAGGTTTTGTTTAATCGCAAAGAGCAAATACTAATGCATCAAGTTTCCGGCAGTACAGCAGATGGCAATGATTTGTGGAAACCATGCTGCTATGAGCAAGCTTGGCTTCAGGCTATTCACGGCAGCGAATCGTCTTATAAAGTTCTGCTGCTTTCAAATCAAGAGTATGGCAGTGGTTGGCGACCGCAGGAAGCCCGCTCGGTGTTTCCCAATGCGCTGGCGTCGAGAATTATCATTACTTACAATTTAAGGCAATGGAGACTTTTTTTTCTTATGCGAACTAGTGCTGAAGCACACCCGCAGATGCGGCAGGTGACCATTCCCCTGCTTGAGGACTTCAAGAAGGCGGTGCCGGTGCTCTACGAGGACATCGAGCCCAACGCCAAGCAGTCGGACAATTTGAAAAAAGCACGATAACTAAAGGGAGGAACTAAATTGGCAGACGAAAAGGTACGAGAACAAGGAGTAGTTGATTGGTTCAATGCGGCCAAGGGCTACGGTTTCATCAAGCGCGAGGGCGGCGACGACGTGTTCGTGCACTACTCGGCGATACGCGGCGAGGGCTTCCGCGAGTTGCAGCCGGGCGACAAGGTCGAGTTCGGTGTCATTGACGGCAAGAAGGGCAAGCAGGCCGAGGACGTCGAGGTGCTTGCGCCAGCAAAAGAGGTGACGCCATGACCGATGAGGATTGGTCAGCACGCTACAAGGCGCGACTGATAGCAGGCAGTAGAGTGGATGAGGACACAGCGCAGGATTGCCTCGACGCTTGCCCGTTGGATGAGTTGAAGGATAGCTTCGAGGACGATCCCGAGGGTGCAGCTAACGAAGAAATGTCCTACTGGGAACTGGACGAGGAGGACTAAATGTTCGCAGTGATCGTGGGTGATATGTCGCTGGAAAAGCCAGCCGACCGACAGCGGGTATTCGACTTGGTCGACGAGCTGGGCCGCAAGTACGCTGATTTGGTTATCGTTAGTGCGGGCTGTGACCGGGGCATCGGGAGGTTCGTGCGCGAGCGCTGTATCAAGGGCAAGCGCGACGTGGGCTTTGTCGAGTATGCGGTGTATCCGTGGGCCAGCATGTCGAGCGTGCGGTTGGCGCAGGTCTACATCGCTAAGAACGCGACCTTGGTGGAGGTGGGCGAGGAGTTTCATGTGTTTGTGGCAATGGGCCGGGAGCACGGGCACATCCAGGACTTAGTGGAACGTGTACGTAGTGCTAAACACCAACCGCCACTGACAATTTATTAAGGAGTCTGAGTCACCGTGGTGCTCGCTGCCTAGTCTCAATCGAGAACGTGTGCGAGGCGCTAGGAGCGTGGGAGAAACGAATGCCTGATTGGACATTAGTGGTTGCTTCATTCGTTCTTGGGTTATTTACGGGGGCCTGGTTGATGCAGGCGTTCCGAGATTGGCTTGAACGTGAGCGCAAGGTGCTGAAAGCGTGGCCCAAATGAACGCATTATTTCACAGCAAGCATAGTTATAGTTGGAGGCTGTTTAGGTATCCTAGCCATCAAATACGTGGTTCGCCCAGTGTTTGTATGGCTAGACCGCAAAGTAGATGGAGCGTGGCCCAAATGAACATCGTTATCACCATCACGACCAACCGCGCTGACGCAGAGAGCATGAATCGCTTGGCCGCTGCCTGGCATGACGCGGGTCGGGATGCTGGAGACTGGGCGAAGATCATCCAAGGCGTAACGAATCTGTTGGGTAATCCAGACAACGCAATAAGCCTGGAGTTGGAGAAGTCGAAGAAAGGATGCAAGTGATGAGCCGATACCCGGCACAGCCGATGATTAGATTTTATCTTGGACGATTCAATTTTAACGGATGGGCCTTGGAAGTGTGGTGTTCTTACGAAGTACCATTTATTACAAACATCTATTGAGGCGTTGCGCAAGGAGAAACCATGAACATCACAGAGCAGTTGATGCGGGATGAGGGGCTAAGGCTGAAGCCCTACCGGGATTCAGTTGGCAAGCTGACCATCGGTGTTGGCCGTAACTTGGATGACGTGGGGATCAGTGAGTCAGAGGCGATGACGCTGCTTTGGCATGATGTGCAGGATGCCAACACCGAATTGATCGCTGCATTGCCGTGGGCGTTTTCGCTGCGAGCTAACGAACCAATCCGATTCTTTGTGTTAGTCAATATGGCCTTCAACATGGGCATCTCTGGCCTGTTGCAGTTCCACAACACACTTTCTCACGTACAGGCCGGAAACTACCTAACAGCAGCCGATGACATGCTGTTGAGCAAGTGGGCCACGCAGGTAGGGGATCGAGCGCAACGACTGGCAGAGCAGATGCGAACAGGGGTGTGGCAATGAGCACAAGTGAACCGATGAGCGCGGAACGGTGGCAGCAATGCAAGCAAGCACTAATGAGCTATACAGACAAGACAATATGGGCTTGCGACTTAATTTGTGAGATGAACCGCCTGCGTTCGGCTCCCGCACAGCAACTAACTGGAGACGATGATTCCGTGGCTCATGCACGGAATACGGTGCCGGTGGATGTTGTGGCTGATGTGGATCGCGGGATTGCTCCACTCGTCGCTGCGCTCAATAAGATTCCCGGCGTCCGGACGTTTGCAAGCTGCGAGGGGCATCCCCACAGCACAGCTGGAAATACCAGCCCTTACGTCATGCTCTACGTTGGCGACGTAAAACAGGTGGCTATTGTGGCTGAGGCGATTGAAGCGGCGGTAAGTTCGGCTCCCGCACAGCCTGAACTTGATTCTTTGGAGAGGGAGTACAAGGGTGCACAGCCTGAGCAACCCCGTAATCAGACCCTAGAACGAGCGCGAGAAATCGCCAAAGAGCACGAACACGATTGGAGATTTCCGCAACCCTGTATGAGCGGCGGTAAGCAGTATTGTGGTATCTGCAACATTCTCAGGGAAGATGCAATTCGTAACGATGAAATTCGTCGTCTAACACAGCCTGAGCATGGCGACGTGGAAGCGGCGCAAGGGGTTCTAACATGCCTGTTTTGCGGTGAACCAGCGGATCACAAATGCGGCGATGACCATGATTGCGGGAATTGCTGCGGGATGCGTGGAGGATTAGCTCACCAAGACGCGAGAACTTACAAGTGGCTACATGACATTGTTCGCCCCCATCTCAAAAAACTGAAGGACGCCGCCTCCGTAACCGCCGCGCTGCGGGCCGAACTGGCCGAGCGCGATGCTGACGATGAAGCCTGCATCAACTGCAACAACGAGATTCTAGAGAAATACGAGGCCGATTTGGACGCGCTGCGGGCCGAGTTAGAAGATGAACGCGATGCTAAAGACGCGCTTGGAGTCGAGAACGAGCGGCTCAAAGAGCAAGCAGCCGAGCACACCAGATGGGTTCTGCTTAACGCTGTAGACAAGTTTGAGAACGAGCGGCTGCAAGGCGAACTGGCTGAGTGGAAAGCCAAACAAGCGGAATCGTTCGCATTCTATGAAGATGCGGTTCGCCAACTAGAGGCTTGTCGTGGCGAACTGGCGCAGATGAGGGAGGCGTTGCGAGAATGTCTCCACTGGTGCCCAGACTGCGAAGGTGATATGGAAAAGCCATGTGATTTTTGTACAAAGCAGCGGAACGCAATTTCCTCCACCACATCCAGCAGCGCATGGCTGGCCCAGCACGACCGCGAGGTTGCAGCGGGAGCAGTCCTGCGTACTCCGCCAGCATCAGAAGAGCAGGAAAAATATGGCATTGCGTGCCTGAAAACTATCCGCATGGAACCAGCACATCCCCCTGATTTCTCTAAATTTCCTCCTGAGATCGTGCTGTTTGTTAAGAGTGCGCAGTTTGCGTGGGATATTTGGCAAGAATCGGGGGCTGACGATGGAACGCTGGCCGACATACAGTGGTGGTTAGCTGCTGCTATCCAAGAGTACGCAGCCTCTAACGACAGCGAGGTTGCGGCCAAGGCGCTGCGAGATGCGGCAGATGCAGATTTTATAAGACTACAGCCATCATGGGAACAGGTGGCTGAATGGCTCCGTAAGGGAAAATGCAAATGAAGCGGCGGTAAACATTCGCCTGATTGCTGGCTTGGAAATCTGCTCTCCTCCATCGCCTCCAGCAGGCTTGAAAATGGTGATAACAAATGATGAAGCTGATTATAGTTAGAAGCCATCTGCGATTCTTGCGCACTGCGCTTTCACCTAGCGTTTATGCACTTGCAACGCATCGCAAGCATGTGTGGTACAGCAGGCTCTTGACACCCGGCTAATCGTTCGTACAATGAACGCAGTGTGGACACCCGTACTTTGAGCACAACCTACCAAAAGGAGTTAAGGCAAATGGCAGATAAGACACCGGCTCAGCCGAGTACACCAGCAAGAGGAACCTCGCCTAGCAAGGGCGTAGACCGCGCCGCCAAGACCAGCTGGGATTCGTGGCACCAGCACGGCAACCAGAACCCCGGCGAGGCCATCGCCGACTCGCCGCAGAAGAATCCCATCCAGCCAGGAAAACTTTAATGGAAGAGATACGCGAGCCCCACTCCACGGTACAAGCGCGCCGTCGCAATGCCGCTAAGGGTGGGCTGAAGACCGCCGCTACTTATCCGCTGGAAGTGCGCCGCGAGTGGGGCCGCAAGGGCGGGCTGGGTACGCAAGAACGCTACTCGAACGAGTTCTTCAAGCACATCCGTGGGCTAAGAAGGGATACATGCGGCGACTAAAGTTCAAGTGCGGATTCTGCTACTTGCGCTTCAAGTCGCTGCGCCTGCGGTTTAAACACGCGAAGGATTGCAAGAGGTAAGAAAATGACACTCGACGAAGCAGTTGAGAGACTTGAATGCAGATCAGGTTTCGGTGCGTTCCTCGGATTGGCAAGCACCGAGGTTACGGAAATCCTTTCTGCAGCAGTCTTGGAAGTGAAGGAGCAGCGGCAGGAAATCGCTAAGCTGCGCGTCTTGCTGGAGCACGAGGAGACGGTGCGCAGCAAGAAGTTGCATCGCGAGACGCCGGTCAAGTCGCAGTCGTTCCTGCGTGGCAACACATTGCATAGAGGTGACCGGATGCGGGTGACGGCAGAGAAGGCGACAGGCACAGTTGATCATGTTGATGGCGGGCGCGTGAAGCTGGTGTTCGTGACATCCAAGGACGGCGAGTATGCGCGCTGGTACAAGCGAACCGAACTGGAACGCGTAGCCAGCGTCGCCTAGAGTTTATGCACAAGGCCAGGTGTTGAAGCATTGTGTTTTGCGGGCGTAATCGCATGCAAACAGAATAAAAGCCAAACAACCAATGTTGATGGCCGCTTAAACACCGGGGAGGCTGGGGAAATGCGCTCCGGCCTCCCTGTTGTTAACTTTGATTGAGTGAAAGCCGGTAAGCGCACACAAATCCCAGGAGCAATCAGTGGCAGCGCTGGCCGACTTTGCCGTACCGATCATTGCGCAAGCACTAAGCTGCCCGTATTCGCCTGATCAAGCGTTAGCGCTCACCCGCTTGCAAGAGTTGAAGCTCTACCCAGAACAGAAGCACGAGGAGTTCGACGCAGTCTATACCCCGCTGCAATGGACACCCTCGATAAGTATCGAGCATCTTAAGTTCAAAATCAGTGATTCTACTCAAGACGTAAGTACGATATTTACCAGCCAGCGTTATGTCTACCGCAGTAAACTCAAGTGGTACATCCTGCACCCCGAACAAATAGAAATCCTGCAGCTGCATCAGAGTAAATACTGGTGGCGCGCAAGCATCTTCTGCGTGGATGGAGTGTGTTTCGTGGGCAATGGAAACCATAGAGTGTGTGCGGCTTTGCTGTTGGGTTGGAAGCAGATGCGGGTAAGACTATTGGAGCCAATAGCGCAGCAGATGCGAACTGGACAATGGATGTAGGCTCACGACGTTGTAAGGCACACAAAGGAGCGTGGAGGCCAGAGCAACAACGTCGCGAGCCTGCTTTGAATGCAAGAAGGAGGAGAACATGACCAGAAAAAGAATCATCCTGGTGTTGGCGATAGTGCTGTCGTTTGGACTGGGTTGTGCTAAGGCACCACCTACAATTGTTCCGTCAGCACCACCGCCCATTGGCTCGCTCAACTGTGCGGTCGTCGGGCAAGTGGCATGCACGTTTGACGTTGATACTAACGCTACTCTTGCGGCTGCGCACGCCATTGTGCTGCGCGTGGTAACCGACAACAATGCTGGGAACTTCGTTCTGACCGCTTCGCAGAAAAGTCTGCTAAACCAGATTGTCGATGACCTCAACCTTGCTGATGCTATTTTTCAGGCATGGCACAATGCAGGCGGCTCGGGTTCGACCGTTCCAGTGCAGTCAGCGGTAGCGAAGGTGCAAGCTGACCAGAATGCATTGAATGCAGTAGTCGGAGGCAAGTAATGGGAGCAGCGACCATTCTCGGACTTGTAGCCAGCATTGTCGTTGGCCTGAAGAACTCGCAGGGCCAGCCGCTCGTCGGCTCCATGCTTGCCAGCATCATTCCAGCAGCACAGAGCGTCGTGACTTCGGTGGTGGCTGATATTGCAACGGCGAAGACGGTGCCGCAGACTTCGGCGACTATCGAGCTGGAAGCGTTGCAAGCATTGGCTGCGTTACTGGTTGTGCTCAAAGGCACCACTGGATTATCAGCGAATACGTTGGCTGAAATCGACACGTTGGACAAGGCGCTGCAGGAGGGTTTGGCAGCGTATGCAGCAGCGAAGGTCAAGACCGACCCGAGCCTGCTGACAGTAATTCCAAAGGCGGTGTGATGAACACCTTGGCGCAGTTCCTCAAGCCTGAAGTCGTTGCCATGCTGCTGGCCATCGTTGCAGTCCTCGTGCTTGCGTTGTATGGCAAGCTGCCGACGGTGGCCAGCTTCGTGACCTTCTGCAATGCCATCAACACACGGGGTGGCAACATCGTGTTGTTGTCCTTCATGGTGTTCCTGTTAGTCACCATGTCGATGAAGTACGTGTACTTCCTCGTTGGGCTTGAGATTACTGGCAAGCTGACCAAAGAGTCGGCGCTGGCCATGAACGGCTTCACCTTCATTACCGGAGGCGTGACCGGCCTGATCACCGGCGCGTTCCTCAAGGCATTGTCGCCGCAGGACATGCCGACGCCAGGGAGCACCACCGCGAGTACGTCGAGTACGGTTACTCCTATTCCTGAGCTACCGAAGGAAGAGGTCAAGCTATGAACCTTGACACTTTGCTGAGCATAAGTGAATCGATGGCAGCTTCCAGTATGCGCAGCATGAAGGCGGCGTGCCACGGTGCGAACTGCGGACGCAAGGGCAAGAAGGGTGATGCCAAGCCACTGCGCTCCTACATGACCAAGCAGGAGAGCGACACATTGAACTCCAAGGCACTGAAAGTGAAGTCACGCCGCAAGGCGAGAAAGAAGTACTGATATGAGCAAGTGTGCAGCACAAATTTTTGATGGTATCACCCCTGAGCAGTACGCCTGCCTTACTGCCAAGGCCACCGTGCAGGGTATAAGCATCACCGGCCCTAGTGGTCAGGCAACAGCGCACGGCATCACAATCAGTTGGCTGTATGACGCCACTGCACAAGAGTTGACGCTGCAATGCTTGTCGGCACCTTGGATTATAAGTGGAGGCACGATCAATCACCACATCCACGATCTGGTGGACAGTTGTGCGAGTGCTGCGCAATGAACCTGCTCGACTACATCAAGCAGAATGACCAAGGCTTGGGTGACACCATCAAGCGGGCCACCGAGAAGGTCGGCATCAAGCCCTGCGGTGGCTGCAAGCAGCGGCAGGAGAAGTTGAACCAGATGTTCACATATCAAAAAGGAGAGAAATCAAATGGCAAATGAATCATCAGGAACCGACCGAGAGTTAAGGATTGAGGCATTGCGGCAAGCGGTTATATGTAAAGCTCCGATCCCCGATCTGAAAGCAATCGCTGATTGTGCTCAAGTGTTTTACGAATTCCTGAGCAATCGGGCAGCAAAGGACAAGTAGTGGACGCTAACTTACAGAAGAAGGTCAAGCAGGCACAGCCCAGCAAGGCGAGTGGCAAGCAGCGCTATGCGCAGGCGACTAAGGCGCTGCATCGCCAGCCGAGCAAGCGCTTCGCCAAGAACGACCCGCGCAGCGAGGAAGAACAGATATTCTTCTCCATAGCGTGGGACGACGCGTGGCGTCAGTTCCTGGAGCGTGATCCAGACGGCACTTTCAAGTACAAGACAGCGAAGAACCTGACTCATGCGTTGGCGGTAGGCATCGACGCTGCGACCAAGATGCAGCGTGGCAACTATTTGTATAAGGCGGTCGGTCCGGCTTCGAACGCCGACAAGACCAAGAAGATTCCCTACCTTGGCGACTGGGACATATTGCGCTCGCAGACGTTCCTGGGCGAGATGCGTCACGACAACGCTTTGTTCGGCACTCCTCGCATGAAGGTGATGCGCGAGGCGTTGCGCGAGCACATCGACGTCACCCATACCGCCAAGGACATGGCTGAGCAGTTGCTGGGCTGGCTGGCGCGAGTGGAGACCTGGACGCGGCAGGTGGATGAGTTTTTCGAGTACAAGGCATTCGACAAGAAGCTGTCTTTGGAAAATAATGAGAAGCGCTTCAACAGGTACATGGCGGTGCAGACGACATTGCGTGTTTCTACTGAAGGTTTGGTAGAGAGAATATTGGCTTGCTACGGCGTGGGCAAGGGAGGCATGGACGTGCTGGCCCAGTTGATTGTGGCCAGCAGGCTGCAGGGCGCGGCAGGCGACCGGGCGCACGAAATGATCTTGCAGGGGCTCAGCGGGGTGGAGACGTTGGATGGCAATGCGACCGGAGGTGGAGTAAATGATCTGCCTGCAGCGGAAGATGCGCAGCACAATAAGGCGTTGCAATTGATGGTGGCGTCGTTTACCGACAAGGCGATCACCTACAAGATGCCGCACCCCGAGCTGCACATTCCCGGCGTGCCCGACGTCGACGACCAAGAGTCGCCGCGCCAGCATATCAAGAAGACGGTCGAGGGCATGCTGCCTGCTAACGGCAGTGGGAAGAAGGTGAACTGATGAAGTGTGAATGCGGGCAGGAAATGAAATGTTTGGGAAATGTTTCGGGCCTGGTTATGACTTCTAACCCGGTGCAGTGGACGGCTACATATGTGTGTGATACCTGCAAGATTAGGAAAGATATTCGTATGCATGGAGTAGCTATACCTCCTGCTCCCGACTTGTCAGGGTACAGAAACATATGAGCCAAGGGCAGCGTAACAAGCGAGGTGGGAAAATGACGAATTGGCGGTCACACAACGGGGCCAAACGCGCTGGATTTCGCGCCACGTTTAGCCACAAACGGCGAACGGCATCACGGTCGTGGTTAGCGACGTGGCTGCAAAAGCTATCGCCGTGGAGCGCGATTCTATTACTTACCATGCTGGCGACCGGGGCGCTGGCGCAAGGGCCTCCCGTGGGTTCAACCCCGCCGCCGCAAGCAATGGCTGCATTGTCGCCTGGTGGAATTTGGACGTACTTGAGACTCGACCCCAGCGGCAATCTCTACACTTCTGGTTCGCCTGCGATGGGGCCTGCGGTGGGAGCGACTCCATCACCTGTGGCATTGGTTGGATTCAATCCGACGACTGGGCGATGGGAGTACCTGACCCTCGACGCCAGTGGCAACCTAAACGTGACCGGAGGTGGTGGAGGCGGAAGTATGACTTACCCGTCCGGCACTGGCATTCCCGAAGTTACGAGTGGAGCATCTTGGGGATCGACGTACAATGCGAGTAATCCGATCCCTACGAACTTCTTAACTCTACCTTCAGCATTGCCACCGAATGGTTCAGCGAGTGGTGATTTGAGTGGGAGCTATCCCAGTCCAACCGTGGCTAAGATTAACGGGACTTCATTTCCTACTTCAGCGGCAGTGGTTGGTAGCGATGGCAGTGCTAAACCTGTGGCAGCTACAGTGCATGCTCTGTCTTTGATTCCACAGTGCATATCAGCTTCGGGCTCGGGCTCAGCATATACGTGCTCAACTTCCCCGACGTTTGTTCCCGCCGAAGGTGACTACATTTGGTTCAAGGCAGATCTTGCAAGTACTGGCACTGCGACCCTGAAGGTGAACGGACAAGCAGGCACGCCCAATATCCACAAGGTTGGTGGGACGGTAAACATCGTTGCTAACGATCTGCGGGCTTTGCAGTGGACACTCATGCTATTTGACGGCAGCGCTTGGGACATGCAAGGGCAGCTTGGAAATGCTCCGCAAGCCGCACTTGGATATACGCCAGAAGACGTCGCCAACAAAGATACGACGACCACGTTGGGAACATCCGACACGAAGTATCCAAGTCAGAATGCAGCCAAGACATATGTTGATACGTCGGTCAGTAATGCCATTGCGGGAGTTAATCCGGCGGTGGCGGTTCTTTTAGCTACCACGGCGGCTGGCGATACGAGTGGGTTGACCTATGTGAGCGGTGTGTTCACGGGTTCAGTGAACACTCCCATTACCATTGACGGAACTGTGCTCACTGCCGTGGGCCAGCGTGTGCTGGTCAAGAATGACACGCAGAGTCCGTCTGGCGCGTTCAACGGCGTCTATTCCATGACTCAAGTCCAGACTGTTGCGCTTCCTCCTGTTCTAACTCGCGCTACGGACTACAACGCCCCAAGCGATATCAACAGCACTGGAGCGATCCCGGTACAAAGTGGGACGGTCAATACTACTACAAGCTGGCTGCTGACTTCTCAGGTTGTAACGGTAGGGACTAGTCCACTGACTTACGTGAAGTTCAGCCTTGCCCCAAGCACGATTCTTTATACAACGTCTGCTCCGACAGCGAACGGTGTTCTGTACGGTGCGGGAACGCAGATCCCCAGCGTGGTGACTCCCCCCACCGTCAATGGACGCTACTCGGTAGGTTACACGGTCACAGGATCGGTAGCAGTTGCACCAACGGCTGTTCTCAGCACTATTCTAATTGCTAGCGGTGCTCAAGCGCTAGGCACTCCTACCGTCACGACGGGTACTTGTTCATCGGCTGTTACCGCAACCGCCACAGGCACCTTGACTTCAGATGTAATCATTGCTACGCCTGCGGTTGACCCGACAGGCGTTACTGGCTACGCGCCTTCGGCCACAGGCAGTCTCTACATTCAAGCCTACCCAACAACGGATACGGCGAACTTCAAGGTGTGCAATAACACTAGCGGTAGTCTCACACCATCGGCCATGACGATGAACTGGAGGGTGGTGAGATGAGGAAGCTTCTTGCGCTATTACTTATCCTTTCGGCTTCTTGCTGGGCGCAGCAGGTTATGCCAACTATGGGATCAAATTGGCAAGGAGCAGCAGCTATCGGCACGTTTACCGTAGTACAGACTGGACATTGCTCCCCTGGTAGCGCATCTAATACCTGCAACATCACACTTTCGCAAGCCTTGGTTGCGGGGAATCTTTATGGTTGGCTGCTTTACAGCAATAGCATAACCGTGCCGCTTCCGCTGTTGACCAGCACCAATGCCGGCGGAACTCTTGTAAAGCCTGTAAGTTGTGCAGTGGGTGCTGAGGTCGGCCCTTATCAGCCTTCCTGTGGATACATACTTCCAAGCACGAGCACAGGAACGAGCGGCACGACACTTACCACGACCATGACGCAGAACTGCGGAAGCAGTCAGTGTCAGATTTACTTTGCAGAACTATACCCCAGTGCGGCTCCTAGCAATGTCGCTCTGGATGGTGTTGGTGCTCTCTACAACGCTGCAAGCACCAGTATCGTCGGGCCATCATTTACATTTTCCGGCACTGGCGACGCAGTATTTCAAGGTGAAGCGACGAGTGGGACGGGGCCAAGTTCGGTTACTTCTCCTTATAATACGAACGCCTATTTAGCAGCGCGAGAAGGATTGTCGGTGGCCATTCCGAGCAACGGGACAACGCCGACGTGGACGATTGGCAGTTCTACTCCTGCTACTGCTATAGCAATGGCGTTTGGTTGGAATACGACCGCTTGCGTGGAAAACAGCTTTCAGGATTTCGAGGGCGGGGTTAGCGGAAACTCAGTCACTGTGCCGCTGCTTCATGCTAGTCAGCATGGTTGGAATGGTGGTGTTTGGACGATTACCGGAGCACCAAAGTACAGTTCAACGCAAGCTCACGGCTTAACTAATGCCACCCGCTTATGTGGGGATGGTGTGACTTATTCTAGCGGAGCGGGCACGTTGGGCCTTAGCGTAACAGGTACGGGGAGTGCCGTTGCCGATGGTCTTACCTACAGTTTCGGAATATCCATGATCCCCTCAATGACCTTGGGATTCTGGTATTACAACTCGCTTGCCGCTAACGATACCTCCCTCATTGATTGCGGGTCTATAACTGCCGGGGCCGGTGGACAAGATTACTCTTCAGCGAACTGCTATGGCGACGGAGCCACCCGATATGTAGTGATTGAAACCAACGGCGGCGGGGGTTCTCACGTCAACATGCCGAGCGTGGGCTGGTACTTCATCGAGGTTGACTACAATGCAGGAGGAACGCACGCGGTCAAGCTTTATGATTCGACCCACAGTTTAATCGGAACATCAACCCACGCTGCAACTGGAACCTATTATCCGACCCTTTTCAACATAGGGCATAACAACGCTTCATCTATTACGAATGGAGCCGTAGTTTACTGGGACAGTGCAACCTTGTCCCTTACGGGGCAGACTCCGATTGGATGGTGATCTGTTGTGAGGTTAATTTTTAGCGGCACTAAAAACATTACCGAGGACGGGAAGAAAGTGATCGAGATGATTGCACGAGGCGGGATGAACTCGGAGATTGCCGAGGAGTTTAGTACGACGGAACAAGTTGTTAAGAACGCGGTAGGGAAACTGTGTGATCGCTTCGGAGCGGTTAATCGAGCGAATTTGGTTGCACGCGCTTATAAGTGGGGGATTCTGAAATGAAACACTTACTCTTGATTCTTGCGCTTCTAGTTTCCACGGCAGCATTTGCTGCGCCTCCGGGACAGATCCACGGTCTTATGTGGTCGTGGGTCCTATCGCCTAGCCAGGGGGTCATCTTACAAGACCTTTACTGTGGCACGGCTGCTGGGGGAGAGAACTACTCGACGCCGGTGGCTACGCTGTCAGCCACGGCAACATCATATCTCTATCAAGGCGGAGTCGCAGGCACGAAGTATTATTGCACCGTTACCGCTTCCAACACATTTTGGGAATCTGTGCCGAGCAACGAGGCGGCGGCTATTTATCCTTGTTCCCACGGGAAACCTTGTAGGTAATCCACAATGAGCATGAAACACTTACTCATATTTTGTGTATTGCTGGTTGCTTCTTACGTGGGCGCTCAAGCTGTGACTCCGGGCACGCTCTGCACTGCGAAATGGCATCCATACGGAGGGGCAATTAGTTCCGGCTCGAAGACATTTACTTCGAGTTACGCTGATTTCACAAAGGCTGGCGTTAAACTGCATCTCTTGGTTTCTGGTGCTGGCGCGTCGGGCGTGGACTTAATTACGACTTGCAGTACCCAGCGCGACGGAACTTGTATAACCAGCGATGCAGCTAGCACGCCCGTCACCAACGCCGCTTTCGTGTTCGGCGCAAGCGTAGACGATACTGTTGCTCTTAGGAAGGTTATCGCGGCAGGTGGTCGTATTGTCTTACCTGCTGGCGTTTGTCCTATCTCGTCTACGCTAACCATCAATTTGCCCGACGATAGCAGCGTTGGAATGGTAATCGAAGGCGGCGGAAATTTTGCCAGTACGACTCTCCTGTGGATAGGCGCAGCGGGTACAAGCGGAGCTACAGGCCCAAACATTATTGCGGTGGGGGACGGCTTGGCGGTCGGCCCTGGCCCCGTAAAGGTGGACGGAGTTCAGTTCACTTCTCTTGATGCGGCGCACAAGGCTGGCGGAGGATTGCGGTGGTTGAACGGCGGACTAGACGAAGTTACCAACAGCCTATTTGGTCTTTTGTCTGATGGTGTGAGTGCCAGCAATAACATGAAGTCGCGCATCGACTTTAACCATTTTGCTAGAACCACGCGAGATGCGATTGCTTTCGACGCAGGGCAAGGTGGCCCAGTCAATTCGACTTCTGTAATTTTCAATGAGTTCTATTACTGTGGGCGCTACTGCTTCGAGAACACCAGCGGTGGAAGTGGCGGGTCGAATGTCAACTGGGTCGCTTTCAATGATTTTGAAGGACAAATTGCCGATAAAACCTTGGGAATGTTTTACTCCATCGGTGCGCGAGAAGTATATGCATTCAACCGCCACGAGGATGGTGTCCATTCTGCACCCACATATCGCACTGCAACCTTTGGAGCGCAGGCGCGAGTTCTAGGGAACGCCTTCAATCAAATCCCTACTGCAGACTACACGATAGAGTTCCTCGTTGGTGGTGAGAGCCACCTCAGCGCGAACACCTACAACGGCAGTAGCAGTCTCGGGGTAGCCGAATTTGATGCTGGAGGGGCTTTTGGTTCTACCAGCTCCAGTGAGGAGTTGGCATACGGAGCAGTTGGAGGAACCTTCGGCCCATATGTTCAATTTGCTGTGAGTGGGAGGGGTTTAGTTGCGGGGAACTTAACGAAGGCCGTGGCTAATGGGGCATTGCCCCCAACACTAGGGGATGCTGGAATCTCGGCGGCAAATGTGGTTACTACCTGCGCCGGATCAAATGCGGTGGGTCACGCAACTTGCTGGAAGACCGGAACTACTGTTGGCTATGTGGCCCCGGACGGAACATGCGTATGCAACTGATGCGCACGGGAATTCGAACAGTATGCGATTTTCTCTGGATTCACCGAGATCGCCTTCGCAGCGTGGCGGTCGATGAACTTCCGGATTCACTGGCTCAACGCCGTCTCTATCTCATCGGCAGCGGCGTTCCATGGTCAGCAGCGCTCCTTTGTCCGTGTGGTTGCGGCGAGGTGATCCAGCTCAGTCTGTTGCCCGACGACTCACCAAGTTGGACGGTCAGCTTTGATCGCGACGGGTTGCCAACACTTTCTCCTTCGGTTTGGCGGACGAAGGGATGCCGTTCGCATTTCTTTTTGCGGCGTGGGGCGATCGTATGGCACCGGGGCAGAGAGGTCGTTCATCGGCACGCGCGTTAAGCATTTGTGCTGAGGCGCGCTGGTTCAGGCTTGGAACCCGGTCCCGGCCGCGGTGGCCGCGCTTTGCTGCCAGAGGTGTTGGCTATGTGGCCCCGGACGGAACATGCACCTGCAACTGATGAGCATGGGTAGGAAGAGCATGACAAAGGAGTATATATGAAAATCTTTTTCAAGATCATCGCAGCCTTGGCGTTGTTGTCTCTGCCACTATGGGCGCAGATCACGAATGTCCAGTGCGGCAATGACGTCACTAATACATGGACCGCCTGCCCAGCCAATCCCCCGTATCCGCCGACTACGACAGTCGGAGGCATCGACACGACCCAGCCCAGCACTGGCGCATTTGTAGCCTTCAAGTGGCAGACTCCAACTTGCTCCTCGACGGTCTTGGTGTGGATTCGTGACATCAACCACGTTTCCGAGCGTTATTTTCAAGGCGATGCTGGGGGAAACGACGGCTGTGCTCCCGGTTATGCGAAGAACCACAGCGTTCGCGCCGATCATTTGGTTCCTTCTTATGATGGACTGACGGTGCTTGGTAATCAGCTAAAACCGTTCAGTCTTAGTCAGCACGGTACGTTCTTCTATGTCGCATCTCAAGACCAGAATCACACTGGGGCGAATGATCTGTGGATTACTCTTGGTGGGCCGTGTATGGCTGATACGATGCACGGTTGCGCTCCCTATGGCGTGGCGCTCCCGATTCCCGATACCACCCAAAGTCCTGTGTGGGGTCTGTGGATTTACGGGGCACAGAACGTCTATCAGGGCGACGATCTGTGGCTGGCTCTATTTAATGTGCTCGCTCAAGGGCCGGGAGCAGGCTCTGTTGTCATGCCGTGGAGCAGTGTTCAGTGGACACGATTGACGATGCCGGACGGCTCGGCCTGTATGAGCAATTGTGCCGACGTTCAGGATGGGAGGGTTTTCAATCTCGACCTTCAGCTTGTCGATTCGCAAGCGTTCTCGGATTCTCCGGGTTCAGACTATACAACCTACATGATTGATAGTGCAAAGCACTGGGACTGGTCTTATGCTGGTAACTTCAGGGCGCTGACAGGTACTCAAGCCCTTCGCGTGAGATTGAACTGTAACGGCCACGGTTCGCAAGCAGCTTGCGGTCAGGCGGCTCCGACGCCGCTTGGCAGCTATAAGATGCAAGCGCAGTTTCAGCCCTTGGCTGGACGCGATACCGGAGCAGTAGTAGGACAGCCGATCACGCTGAGCTATACGTTCACGGTGAGTCCGATGCCGACGCCGTTTGTGGCTAATCCACCAGCGTGTCTTGCAGCAGGAAACTGTCCGCCTGTACCTTGTGAATTGAGCGGAAGTTGCGGTGGCTATAACTACGAAGACGAGATTAAGAATTGGGGAGTAATCAACTGCACTGGTGGCCCTCGCACATGGATGAGCCGCCTTAGTCGAGAATACACTTACTCGATTGGCAACATGGATGTCAACGCTTATGGTGCGAACACTTCAACGGAGCTTGCTGGACAGTGGAACTACGACAACACGCGGGCTTATTTGGATGCAGCGGATCGTGCTGACCTGAAAGGATGGGCTGTGCCAGCAGGAGCATCGCTGCAACCTAACGGCCAGCCTTATCCAAGCGCCGGAGCCTACTTCCGTCACTGCGCGTCGATATCAGGACAGGCGTACCGAGATTTCTACGCCGGAGTTGGAGCGGCAGGAACATTGTGGCCGGGCGGAACGCTGCGCGAATGGAACATTTTTCCGAACGGCGCGGCTATGCTTTCGGAGCGGACGGGCAGCATCGAGGCCAAGCAAGCGGTGCTTAACATGGGGTCGATGGGTGGAACTGGCGGGACGAAGCAAGGCAGCACAATCTATCGGTACTTCCCTCTTACAGCATATGACCAAGCACGGCAAACACCTTATCAGATGAATGCTATTCTAGCCGCTTGGCAAATCAACAACTCAATTTCTGCAATGGATAGGTATCAGTTAAAGCGATTAGCCACGACGTTGATGGGAGGATTTGACCAGACTATCAACAATGACCCTTATGGTCGCAACTACGGCAGCATCCAGCATCCTCAGACATGGCCTTTCGGTATGATAAACAGGAATTACATGTTGGGTGTTGGTATGGAAGCCCTGGCTGAATACTACGATTGGCAAGGTGTTGTAGGAGAACCGCAAGACCCACGCATACCTGTAGCGATCAAGGCCATGCTAGATTATATGTGGAACCGCATGTGGGCAGTGAATTCCAGTGGCTATCATGCTTTCTACTATGACGGTTACGATCTTCCACACGGCCCCAGCATTGACAACGATGGTTTTACTTTGTTGAACAACATTGTGTGTTCATCCTTCGCGTGGTACTGGGCTAAGTCAGGTGACGACACCTATCGAACACGGGGTGACGACTGCTGGCAGAACGGAGTTGGACAGTCTGCTCAAGGACAGATTTACTTCACTGGTAAAGACTTCGGGCAGATGAACAAAGCGGCTGCGGATTACATCGGTTACCGTTCCAAAGCTGGATTCCTGTCTTCTACTTTTCCTGCAAGCAATCCTCCGGTGCCGGGTGGAGTCCCGGATACGGTTCCACCTGTTTCGCGTCCGATGGTGATGACGAATACGACGACGACGGATTCACCTGTAGATCAATTTACTGGAGTGAAACCAGTAACAGCCATCACTAGCTCATCGGTGAAGCTAACATGGAGCACCTACAAGCAACTGCAAAGAGTTGAAGTGGACTACGGTTCAACTGCCAACTACGGTTCAGTCGCTCTTGGAGTTAGCACTTCATGCACTGCGATCAATGAGTGCCACATAGGTTGCAGCACGGTGGTTGGCTCAATCGGGCAGTCGATCTGCAACGAGTCCTATTGGAACACGGTAACGATCAGCGGGTTGCTACCAAGTAGCACCTATCATTTCCGTGTGCTTGGCAAGGACATGTTTGGGAACATAGCCGTATCGAACACATTTCCCGGAACAACCGGGTCGAACAAGGACTTCACATTTGTGACGGCAGCGGGTGGCTCCAAGCCTCCAGCTCCGCAACTGACGGTGCAATAAGGAGAATCATTATGAAAAAGATTGGTTTGCTTCTCGTGCTGGTATTCACGATGTCGGCGATCACCGTTTCGCAAGAGCGAGCGATAACCCAAGGGCCAGTTAAGTCATCCCCTGCAACGCCCGGACAGATCCAAGGCCCCAAGTTGTCATGGTCGGACACACAGAGCTGCGATAGCTTTAATATCTACCGGGGAACAGCACCGGGCGGCGAAGGGACGGTGCCGTATATGTCGTTTCCGGGAACCATCCTTAGCTACCAGGACAGTGCTGTAACTTGTACAAGTCCGCCGACGACTTATTACTATGTGGCAACGTGTGTGGCTGGTGGCAACGAATCCCCTGTCTCAAATGAGGGCAGCAAGCAGGTTGTCTGTCCCACACCTCCGAAGTTGAACCCGGTGCAGTAGGCGATGAATCTTGCAAGCGCAGTCGCGATAGTCGCCGGTGGGCCGGGCTCAGGTCGCAAGCCAGAGTTCGGTTCACCGCAGTCTAAGAAGGCTGCGTGGCTCGATAAGCGACAGACGTCGATCTTCGGCCCCAAGCATGCCGAGGAGATACAGAAGAACGCCAAGCTGAAGAAGGATCTGGATGCGTTCGGCACTGCCACTGGAGTGACCAAGGCGTGGGACACGCGAGGGCGCGGTCGGACTGGTGAGTTAGACTCACTGCGCGACTTGCACGATGGCATTAAACAAATGCTGCTAAGTGGCAACCATGAAGAGATGTTTCAGGCGCAGCGTTCCAAGATGGCAGCATTGGTAGACGGTGCGAGAAAAGTTGCGTCCGATGCGCCGATGATTAAGATGGCGAGTCAGCAGATGGCGCGAGCCAATAGCTTCGCTCGTCAGGGCGACCACAAAATGGCGCTGGCCTATCAGGACTCTGCGCTGACGGCGGTGCACCACTGGTTGAATGGGCGACAAGGAACCCTGAACGCGAGTAGTGGTTGGATAGGCTTCGACTTCGACGGCACGCTGGCCGATGCGGTGATTCCGTTCGATCCGGCCAAGACCGGCAGGCCGATCAAGAAGATGCTCGACCTGCTCAAGGCGTACCTGAAGCAGGGCACTGAGGTGAGGATATTCTCTGCTCGCGTGGGCAATGACCCTGTGGGCCGCGATGCGATAGACAAGTGGTGTTTGAAGTACGTCGGGCGCAAGCTGCCCATCACCGACAAGAAAGACCACCTGATGATGAAGCTTTATGATGACAAGGCGGTGAACCCCAAGGACTTGAGTGCGGGCGGGCCGGGCAGTGGTAGGCATAAGGAAGTATGGGATATGACTCGTTCGGAGTTTGCTGGAACAAAAGCATTTGGACATCCGATGGGTACCAAAGGTGGGCAGTCAATTGCGGAGACATTTCAGAAAGTGGGGGATGCGACTCAGGGGCGTGATAATGCAATACGAAATGCTCTTGCAAAGTTCCCCGATGGAACTGAGATAAAAGGTTGGAAGAAAATCACAACCGGGGGCGATGTATTTTGGCAGAAGGGTAGTAGAGTGGTGTTCAATTTACATAAAGAGATTGGAACCGATGCTGCTCATCAAGCGGTTCTGAAAGTTAAAGACCTCAAAGCCTACGGCACATCCGAAGGCGTGACCAAGTCGTGGGACATCCGTGGCCGCTCGCGAGCACGCGTAGGTGAACTGCTGAAGCAGGGTGGATGGAAGACCAAGTACGCGTCGACGGAGTGGGCGCAATTCCACCGGCCCGGACAGCCGGGGGTGCTGATAGTGAATCGCTACTTCGACAGGTGGCAGCACAAGGACGACGCAGGCAAGCGACTGGCGTCGGGTGATAGCTTGGCGTCGCTGGCCGACTATATGGAGAAGCTGCACGGCAAGCAGATGCAAGCTTCCGGTACAAGTGAAGGTGCGAAGAAGGCGTGGGACACCCGAGGACGTGGCAAGAACACCATGCCAGAGCGCGAGCAGAAAGTGCGGGCCAAGAAGACAGTGCTGCTGCCGTCGGGTGCTATGGTTTACGTGGGCCGACCGCACGCACCGCAGGACAGGCCACTGACGCCGCCCAAGCAGGGCGTCTACCCGGTCGGCAAGCACGGAGGCTACGGTGGCGTGAAAGTTTCCAAGGGGCGGCTGTGGCCGGAGCAGGCATACTGGCGCAATGGAGTGCCCGATGCTGGTTTGCATCCTTTGAAGGACAAGTTTACTGAAGCCAACCGGCAGTTGAATCCGAAGGACTACACTATCGAGAAGCGCAATGCATACTTGAGTGATCAGTCGACGCAAGTCTACGCAGCGCTCGACCATGCAGGCGATAGAGGCGCGACTGTGTTCGTCGAGCCTGGCAGGGTTGTCGAGTTCAATCACGACTCGGCAGGCCGCTTGCAGTACGGGCGCAAGCTGCTGCCGTCGCTGGGCGACACGCAGGTGGTGCGCTTCAACAGCGGACGGGCGCAGTCGACGTTCCTGCGGCAGCGATACGGAATTGAAAAGAAGGAGGAGTAGCTGGTGGTAGCGAACGTAGAAAATGAATCCTTGGAAGGGGATACTCGATGACCAACAGCGCTACCAACAGCGCACCAGGCAGCAACGGCAATGGCAATATTAAAGGCTTCTGGCGTGATCTTAGTATGCGCGAGGTTTTTCTATTGTTCCTTGCTCTTGGCCCGTCGCTTTTATTTATTGGTGGAGCTACGTGGCAGTTGCACTCGATTCAGACCAACTATGTTACAAAGACCGAATTGCTACTTATGAGCTTAAATAGCCCGCAGGGGGTCACAGCAGAGCAGATTAAGGAACTGACCGATCAGCTTAAGTCGACATCGCAAGAGGTAGAAGCGTTACGCCAGATTGAAGAAAAGCATACGGCAGAACTGCAAAGGCAGAACGATGCATTACTCAGACAGGAGGGAAGGCGATGATACATAGATTGGTCGTAGTGGCTATGTTGTGTTTGCCGTTGTTGGCCAGCGATAAGATTAACGACAAGGACAAGATCACGAAGCTGATAGCTTTTAGGAAGGATTTTGTCGCTAACATCGTTGCTCTACAGGGAGCGGAGACCGAATTGTATGAGCAGCGAGTTCCTGCTGTTCAGAAGGCAAGCGGCGCGTGCTGGGTCTGCCTGCCACCTTATCTTGCTACAGGGAAAGACGAGAAAGGAGTGTTGGTTTGTAAGGCTGGCGCGATTAGCCCATCAGAACATAAGAGTCTGTCATTGCTCATTTCACAGCTGCTTATCACTGAGCGATCTATGCAAGATGCGATCAATGCTGGCAATGCGAAGGTCGCGGTTACCAGGATAGATGTCAGCGACGTAGCTATGCAGCAGTTGCTCGACAGAATTAAGCTGGTCAAGAATTCGACCAGTAGAGCACAGTTACAGTCTTTAGCGTTGCCAGCAAAGACCACGCTGGTAACGGCGAAGGCGATTTTGCAGTAAGACAAATGAAAAAGGAGACAAAATGAAATTACGAATCCTGATTGCAGCAGTTATCTTGACCGCCGTGTGCGCGGCCCAAACCTTAACGCCGGTGGAGCCACCCAAGTTCGAGTTCTTTGCTGGCTATAGTCGGTATATGCCGAGCGTTCATGTCACTGACATGTCATCGCTCCAGAGCACCGTTATCGGTGGTCTGAATGGTGGCAACGCCAGTCTGGACTTTAACCTGGGGCAGTCGCGCACCTTCGGGATCAAGGCTGACATCAGTGGCTACACTACGTCGCACACCTTCCAAGGTATCAGTGGGAGTCCGAACACGTATATGTTCCTCGTCGGCCCGCAGATCAAGAAGCATTCTGGGCGGTTCAACCCGTTCGCTGAAGCACTGTTTGGTGTAGCTCGCCAGAACTCAGGCTTCACATTCAAAGGTGGATCGGATGCATTTGCTTTGAAATTCGGTGGCGGCATCGACTGGCAGGTAGCGCACCACTTCTTCATTCGACCTATTCAGGTTGATGGCGTGCTTACTACGTTTGGGAGTGGGACGGCAAACAGTTTCAGCTTCCACAACCGCGCGATCAGCGCTTCTGTTGGAGCTGGGCTGGGATTCACATTCTGAAAGGTGGCTCCAATGAGTCCAATTGCATACGAGCCGTCGCGGACTGAGCATCCCCAGCGGGTGCTCAGTATCCCGTCGCCTTTGGCGGGGACGTCGTGGGCAGGCAACGAAAGCATCATCGCTGACCTGCTCGACCGCTTTCACGTGGGCCGCAAGGTCGCATTGGAGTTCGGTGTTGAATTTGGTTACTCGGCGGTTGCGCTGTCGAACTTCTTCGACAAGGTGATTGGAGTCGACACCTTCCTTGGCGACGAGCATTCGAACTTTCGGCCCGACTACTCTGATGACGCACGTCGTCTGTGTGCTCCCTATGACAACATCGAGCTGGTGCAGTCATCGTGGGAGGACTGGACGGCCAATGCAAGCCCGAAAGTAAAGTACGACTTTATCCACATCGACATCGTGCACAACTACCAGCCGACTTTCGACTGTGGGTTGTGGGCGGTCAAGCACGCGCCGGTCGTCATCTTTCATGACACCCTGAGCTTTCAAGACGTGATGCAGGCCTGTGAAGACTTGGCGGTGCAGTACGAGATGGACTTCTACAACTACGAGCAGAGCTATGGACTGGGGATTCTGGTTGGTGGCGTATGAGCTTCAGCGTCGTAATCTCGGCTGGCAACCCCAGCAACTTGGTGGCCTGCGTTAGAGCAGTTATGGATTGCGAACCTGCTCTCGATCCGCAGAAGATCATCGCGGTGCATGACGGTGCGAGGGTGGGGGCTGAAGCTATGCTTCCGCCAGAGGTCACGTGGCTGGACGCCCCGCTGCCCTTCATCTTCGCACGCAATCTGAACATTGGAATCCGGGCGTGCAGCGACGATGTTGTCATTATGGAGGACGATGGGCTCCTGCAGACCCCGTCGGGGCTGTCCCTTCTTTCAAGGCACAGCGCCGGATATGGACTGCTGGCCAGCTCTACGAACTACGGGTGCAATCAGCGGCAGTACAGGCAGCCTGGCGGCGCGATAAGGGAAGAGCCGGGGATGGTGATATGGGTCTGTATCTACGTCCCACGCTCTACGATTGACCTGATTGGGCTGATGGACGAGCGTT